GGTGCTTCTAGATTTAAATGTGGGGCGGGGGCCTGAATCTGTTGCCGGGTCGGAAAAGCGAGTGGCGGCTGTGTTTGGCGCGTCCGACCCGATTTTCAAAGCTGTAGTCCCCGTGACCCCCAGTCCATGAGAAGCATCACGTCTCCTGTCTACATAGATACTGTCTACATAGATACTGTCTACATAGATACTGTCTACATAGATACTGTCTACATAGATACTGTCTACATCCGCCCCCATGACTTCCGTTTGCTTCGGTATGATATCCTTATCATATTGTTGTTGAATCAACGTGTGACGCGACGCACAACCACGCAACATGTCTATACAGATCTTGTTACGTCGCTGTGCGTTCATTACGCTACTCCTGTACACCGTCTTCGATCACGCGACGCAACCGTGATCTCCTGCGATCACTGGATGTCTTGCGTTGCACACGTCCATTAGATTACAGTTACTGTTCGCGTGTGTATGATCTTCATTCATCGTTCGTTTCATGAAGACGCGTCCTGTCACGCGTCTCACGCTCGTCCTTGGGTTTAAATCTTCCCTTAGAGTTGCCCAGCCATCTGTATGACGTACACATCGTGCAACGCACGCTGCGTCTACGCTTACCGTTGGTCTTACGTCGTGTGCCCATGTGCGTGTGTGATCTCGTGGCTAACAGATGATCTTGGGTTGTTGGTCAGGCAGCGGGTCTCCAGTCGTTACCCTATTGGGCACACGTGGGTCCTGGATAGGCGGGCCAACAGGAAACGTCCCTAGCCCAGGCTGCACTGTAGGCCCGCATGCACACGACCGCACCCACGGGGCGTTGGCCCTTCCACACTTCGGGCACGTCCATCCTTCGTTCATGGCTTGGCTACCTCATGTGCCGTAATAGTGATACTGCCGCCCGCGTCAACGACCGGCTTATCGTTGGCGACCAATTGGCGTAACAGGCCGATGGCACTTAGGCCGTGAAATTGGGCCTCTGTGTAACTGGCCTGTGTGATGATCATGTTGTCCTTGTCCTTGGCGACAACGTTGTAGGTCATGGTCATGATTTCGGCTCCTGTGATGTTGAAAAGTAAATACAATCGCTCTCGTGAAAATGCCTTGTTGTTCCGCCCTTGTAAATCTTGATTTCGGCCTGTGGGAATTCCTCGTGGAACATGGCCTCAGTTAATACGTGCAAATGCAACTTGTCTGTGGGCCAGTTAATCGGCTCGAAGACTCGCAGCACTTTTGCACATGACTTCGCCTTCCTTAGTATCATTCTGGGATCGACTACATGCTGCAGCACGTTGAAGATCCACGCTTCATCGAAAATCGAGGGTGCCTCGTACTGCTCGAACGGCAGGGGGATGATCTCGACGTCGTCTCGTTGCAGCTTGTCATGATACGCGACCCACAGCGGATCAACGTTCACGGCTCTGCGAAACATCGGCAAGTTGCCGCATACCGGAAAGTTTCCACCGCCGATCTCCAGGATCGTTCTGTCTGCTACGTCCTCGGCTGTGATGGCGAGATACTGGAAAACCTCATAGTTTCGGCGACTAACATCAGCGTTCTGGCCGTGATGCTTCTCATGGCTCTGGGCCTCGATCCATTGTTTGTTCATTTTGGCCCCTTCAAGCTCGTCATACTATCGTACAACAGGAAAGCGGTTCGTTGAAATTCTCGCACTGCCTTTCTCAACTTGGTCTGGGCCTCGCTGGATGCGGCTTTAATATCCATCATTTTTAAGGCCCTTGTGTCGGCCTCGATATTCGCGGCCAGATGAGCGGCCCTCAAATTGGCTTGTGGATCCGGCTCGGGTTTTACGGGATTTTCGGGCAAGCTGGCTATGGTCAGTTTACGATCCATGATATTACGCCAGCCTGTACTTCGTGAACGTCCAGAAGGTCTCGAACAATGGGCAGTAGCGGCAGAACCTGTGAAACTCCGCCGTAGCCTCGTCCTGGAGAAGCCTGATGATTCTGGTTTCAGACTTCGACTTGTGCTCGCCGGTTTGTGATATGACCCACTTGCCGCGGAAGGCCCGCGCTAGATTGAGCCTGTAATCCTCGGATGCATGAGTCGGCTCGACAGTCATATCATCAAAAACAACGTCGTACTTGTCGGCGTTCTCGTACAAGTATCGGAACGCGTCACCTACGTTCACGTGCAGCTTGTGGGCCTCGCCGTTAAGGCTTATGGGAAAGTGCCGCCGGCAAACGTCGAGAACCTCGCTATCAATCTCACAGCATGTGACTCGTGCCACGTTGGGCAGGTCGCATAGCTCGGCTGCCAGGCTGCCGTCGCCTCCGCCCATGATCAAGACCCGCATGTGATCCATGTCGGGCAGCAGGTCGAGCATAGCCCGATCATACTCAGTATCACTGTTGGCCGACATAACATCGTCGCCCACGATGAGGGTCTTGCCATGAGCCTCATGATCCATGACCCTAATGATCTGAAAAGGCGACTTGCGCTCTTCGAGAATTCCAGAGAACTTGTACCTGACCGGCCCGACGCGGTCTTCACTGTAGATAGTCAGGGATAATCCGTCATCGTCCCACTGTGAGTTCATTTGTCTTTCCTGTCAGGTCATCGTGAGGTGCATCCCGATACAGGAAGTTAACTTTCCTGAACTTGGGCTTGAATCGTTCGTCGATCATCTTCAGGACGACCGACTGGTCATACGGCTTGCACGAGAAGATATCGAAGTACATGCTGCCGATGCGGTTGTCGCCGTGCATGGAGATGTTACTGGTTGTGATAAGCTGTAACGCACTCCAGCCACCATCGGAATCCGTGCCGAAGTTATACAGGAACGGCTCGCCCACGGCGGTCATCTTGATGGCCGCGACCAGATCCTTGATGAACTTCTTGATCTGCTTGCCGTCGTCGATGTTCTTGTTGCAGCCGGAGCAGTCCACCATCATGTGAAAGCCCCAATGCTCCTTGCCGTCTTCGCCCGTGAACAGATCATTTCGGGGATCGCGTTTGAGGTCGACTACGGGCGACTCGGGAATCGCGGCGGCATCTACGGGAGCGTCGCCCTGGGCCAGTTTGAGGTCGGCCTCGCGACCAGGCCGCAGGGACAGGAAAGAATTCAGTTCGTGGTTCATACTATTGCGCCTCTCGTGATATGAAAATGAGCGTGGCCCGCACTCGATGCGTCGATGCTCGGCTCGATGGTTATCGTGTCAAAGTCCTCGTCGCCAATCAACGTCCACGTATGATCCTGTCGTGCCGGATGGCACAAGATGTACTGGTCGTCGATGGCTTCGCGTCCCTTATGATGAAACTGTACCGCCAACCTGATATTCCTGCAACAGGGACAGTCGAACGTCAGGCCCACAAGTACGGTCTCGCCGGCGAAGGTCCACCACCGCGGGTTCAGTTCTCTCAGCCTCATGATTTCCCTTCATGAAACTCGATGCCCACAATCCTGGGCACGCTGCCTTCGTACATCGTGGCTTGTTCGTTGGCTCGCCGGATGTCAACTTCGGTCTGCTTGAAGGGCAGGGTCAGGCATCGGAACCAGGCCGACACGACCTTGCCGTTGTGGGTCTCGATATCGAGGTAGTTACCCTCGCTATGCACGCTGCCGCCGTAGTATCGCGTGCCCTTGGCCCGGCAGGCGGCCTGTTGGTGCTTATGCCCACCGAAGGCCAGCAGGCCCGCTAGAAAGCCGTGTATGCGAGCCAGGGCCGTGGGCTTGGGCTGTTGTTCGCTTACAAAAGGCGGCTCGACGAGATGCTCGATGATATTGCGGGCGTCGCGTAGCAGGTCGCACGACATCCAGCGGCCCGCGTCTTTGTGCTGGCGGGACGCCTCGTCGAGTTGCTCCAGAACCGGCACTTCTTCGAGATTCTCCCGAATGAACACGGCCTTCTTCTCTGGGAACCAGGCGGGCCACGAGCATACCATACAGTCGACTCCGCGATAGCCTTCGACTCGCAGCATAGTACCGTCGCCGGCACGATCACGAACGATACTGTTCTCGCGGATCATAATATGATCTCCGTTAGGGCTTGTTGGCCTTCGGAATTTCCGGAGCCAGCGGGATATCAACCAGAGGAACCGTAGGATGCGGGCTATGCGTTCCCTGCCGCGACATCACGATCTTGACGGTCGATAGCACCTCGTCGATCTTCTTCTCGTTGTTCGCGGCGATACTGGCCGCAGCGTCGATCTTCTTGTTGCCGTCCTCGACTTTGGCGAGGGCTTTGTCGACATCGGTCTTGATGGCCGTAACAGTGGACTCGATGCCAGCCACCTTGGCCGATGTTTCGACTTGCCGAGTGCTCACCGTAGTAAGCCAAGTCTTCATGCTGTCCACCGTGACCTCGTCCTTGGTCTGCTGCACGAGCTTCGCGTCATGATCGGCCTGGCAATGGTTGCGATACTCGATATAGCCGATGACCACACCGATGCATCCGAACAGTCCTAACCACAATTCCCAACGGGTGTTGGTCTTTGGGCCGTGTTTGCTGGTCATCTTGATTTCAACGTCGTTGGCGTCGGTCGACATCATTTGCCTCCAGTGGACTTGCCCTTCAGTTCTTCGATTTCTTTCTGCATATTCGAGATGACCACGCCTCGATCAGAAAGTACCTTCTTCATGTCGTTGATATCTTCCTGCATGGTTTTCATATACTCGCCATTCTTGGCGATAGCTGCCGCATTACTCTTCATCTGGCTGGGCACGTATCCCGAGTCGCTGGCCAGATTGATCAACAGGATCGCGAGGAGCAAACCCATGAAGCCCAGCACCGCATATAGAATCTTGCGTAACGTCCTGATTTCCGGATCCGTGTATCGGCTCGCCTCCTGATGATTTGTGGGCTTAGTGCGAAGCCTCAGACAGCATCTTACCGTTTTCAGGAAATAACCGCCACATCGCAAATTACGGGCTGATAACTCGACGAAAAGATTCGCAGTGCATCAACACATAAACCGTAAGGCACGAGGTCATGATAGAAACTATCGCAGCCACGATCATAACATAAGCCAACTTCATGATATGCCTCACGCGAACAGTATGAACACCGAAAGCAGGGCTTCCAGTGCCGATAGGATCTGTGGCAAGTGACCCTCGATCCAAGTGATGATACTGCCCCAGTTGAACGTGGCCATCATCAGTTCGCCGATGCCGTAGCCGAGGTTATCAGCGGCGGCCATCGATGCGACCTTACCATGCATGACGTCGATCAGGTTGCACGTCTCGCCTTTGTCGTTCTTCCGCATGGGCCGGGCTAGGGCTTCATGCACCGTGTCGGCCTGCTGCTGCGTGATCTTGCCCGCCCGCAACTGCGTGTGGGTCGCCCGATACATTGCCAAGCTGAACAGCGGATGGTGGAATAGGGCTTCGCTCATGTTAAAAATCCCTTGGGTTTCAGGTGCGTTCCAGCCTAAGTAGCCAGTCGCGTGCGTGGTTTCGATACCGCCCATTATAGCCTGCTATCAGAAACCGTCCTGAGCCTCGTTGCGGGCCGCAACCAGGCGTTCCAGTTCGGCCTCCAGATCGCGGACTCGCTCCTCGGTAGCAAAGTCGGCAACCCTGCCGCACATGCGTTCCATGAGGCTGAGCAGGTACATGCTCTTGCCACTGCGGGCATGACGGATCCAGTCGGCCACGAAGCCCTCCAGAACTTCATCCGTCATCTGGGCTCGGATAGCCGCCTGGATGCGGTTCTGCTCGCGCACATACGGATTGCCGCCACTGCACCGATTACCTCTGAGAAACTTGCCCGACACCGGATCCCTGCCCGATGATGTCGACGTTGCTGCTTCGGTGGGCAACGCCGGCGGATCCTGCTTCGTATTCGGGTCGGAAGTGATACGCCTTCGATTGATACTCATTATCGTCCTACCAGTTGAATTACCGGCTGCGTTCCGGTCGCCGTAGATCGCTACCGCGTGCGGCAGCCAGGCAACCCACAGATAAAAACGCAGCATCCATAACCATCGATCTTACATCGGGACCGGACTGCGTCAATACAAGTTAGCGGTTATTTCAGATCTTTCATCCAAAGATCATACTCTAACGCCACGTCGCGGTACTGCCTATGAAAGTGTTCCACGCTTTCGGCATCCCGCAGTTCGCTTGCGATCTGCATAGCACAAATGTTCCTGATCATTCGCAGATGGTAACCGATTACGCGTCGCAGTTGTTTGCACGCTTTGATCAACTGCCACGCACATGCCAGGTTGATGAACGCGGCGGCGATAAAAACGAACCACATAACGGTCACAGTTCACCACCGTTGGGCAGATTCTGGATGCGTCGTCGCTTCGGGCGTAACTGCGGAGCAGTCGCACCAGGCGGGTCACGCAGATTGGGAATGCACGGCTCTTGGTCGATTTGCCGAATGCTGGCAAAAACGGCGGGCGGTATCTGCATCGCACGCATCACTCGCTGTTCTAACTCACGCATCTCCTCGGTGATATCTCGGGCTCGCGGCGTATTGGGGTTGCGCGGCTCACACGTCGGCCCAGTTGGTACGACGTAGCGAAGATCGAGGGCGTCTTCAATACTACCGCCGTTGTGGACGCTTGGAATGACCGCGACCACCGAATCATGCATTGGGGCCGCTGTATAGCGGTGCCGATCCATCGCGTCGCGGAACGGCTCCATCGCTTCAAACGCACCATTCAGTGCCGTATCCAGGCCCGTACCAGCGAACACGTCCATCAGGGTGCGGCCCTGCGGCGGGTCTCGCAGTTCGGGCGGCTCAGGCCGCGGCGTTGCGCTCTGCACAGCCCACCGTAGACAATGCAAAGAGTTGATCATACAACTGCTCCATCCCGATGGTGACGACGGATCAGGACTTGAATGTCTGATCACAGCTTCGCCCGCTTCCTTCAGAGCATCGCGATGCTGGGTGATGCGGGCGACGAAGTTGACCAGTTCATGATACTCCTCAGACGACGCATGGTTGCGTCGGGCTTGGTTGTAATTCCCCAGCAGTCTGTCCAGCGTTCGTCGTTCGTCTTGCGTCATGATTTTACTCCATCCATGCCAGACACCCCGGCGTGCTACATCGTCCCCAGCAATGCCCGTTGATAGCCGCTATCGATAGCGTCAGCCGCCCGCCGCAGCCAGTCGGGCAATCTACGGTCTCCTGAGCGTTCTGGCGTTTGTGGCGGCTCCTGAAGGCATCCACGGTATCGGCGGCCATAGCATGACGTTCGAGAATACGGATTAGTTCGATGTTCCTGGCTCGGCCCTCGGCCCGCGTGAACATAGCGAAATGATCACACGGCACGCGGTTTGAGTCCGATGCGTCGCTCAGTTTCCGGCACGGTGCACGCAGTGCCCAGCCGATGTCAACCCCGCCTATCAGTCGCCTGATATCGATGTCCATAGCACACGGACGATCCTCTAACATGCCGCGAAAATGTCGGCATATCTGATCAGGCCCGGCCATCTTCGGGGCGGTTCTCATCCTGCGTCGTTCAGGCATGGTCATCTTTCAGTGGCGACGGCTTCATCATACGATGACGCAATCACGATCATAGTTCACCACCTTCACCCACGGGATTGTCGATGAAGTCCAGAAACTGTCGGCGTTGGTGGCCAGTCATGCTGCGAACTTGGTCTACTGTCCAGCCATAGTATTCAGCCAGGCGTAGCTCGATGCAATCCTCGGGCGGTCGCAGGCCGATCATTACGATGTCCCACACGTTAGTGTTGTTGTTTCCGTTGCGGCCAACCAGCATGACCGTGCCCAGGGATAAGCTGCGTCGGACCGTGCTGGGCGACTCGCGGCCCGCACGAATGTTCTCCACGATGACTCCAGTATCACGCACCTTGATCCGCACGCCAGACGGCTCCATACGGTCGGACATCAGCATCATGGCGTGTGCTTCGCCCAGTGGCCGCAGTTCCTCCAGCAGCACGCACGACAGTATCTGGCTATATGAATCCGACCGCCGTCTGGTGAAGCATGACGTCATTTTGCGTCGTTCGACTGTTCTCGTGATTCGGAGTCGCTCCGGACGCTGCCGAACGTCATTGATCTCGATAACGATGAGGTTTTCTACAGTGCCACGATCACACCGCGGGTTAAATCGTGGGTCAGCAAACGTATTGCGATAACGTGGGTTTGGGTAGTTCTCATTCACGAGAGCATCACGACCATCGGAGAAACAGATCTCAGTCTCGGTTATGATCACCAAGTTTCGCGGCCCGCCAAAGTTGGACCAGGCACATCGTAGCTCGACATCGTAGACTGACGGCACGCGTCCACCGACCAGAAGCGGCCTGATGTACATAACCAGGGCATTGACGTTGTGGCCCAGGCTGTCGGCGATGACCTTCATCATCACCTTGCCCGCCTTCGTGATCACGAGCATACCCGTCATAAACTACACCGTAATCTTTCTAGAGTTGGATCGTAGCGATAGTTGTGCTTGACGCAGATATCCTGACACTGCTCCCAGGTGATGTTGCCCGCCTTGTACTGAGCAATCGCGTCGTTGGCCGCCGCCCGGTCGGCGTTCAGTTCGGCCCGCAGCTTCACCACCATATCGTGTAGCGGGCCGCGGTGCGGCTGGCACTTGTGCAGGGGCAGGCCCAGTGCCTGGAAGAACCGGCCCAGCCAGCCGATCTGGTCACCACACTTCTGACAACAGCTACTCGGGTACATGATCTTCTCCTGGGCCTATCGCGGCCATCACTCGATGGTAGAGATCTTCAGGGAACTCGGGAAGCTGTAGTTCGCTTCTCACAATCTTCCCGATATCGGCACGCTCCAGTTCCAAACACGTGCGGATAATATCGTTTTGGGCGACGACGAACTCATCGTAGGGCTTCGTCGAGTCAAACTCGTTCTGGAACCGAATCAGCGTCTGCTGCGATACGCCCGATAGGTTCTTCCACACCTCACGCATCAACACAACTCGATCATTTTCTGTCATGATTTCGCCTTACAAATTAATCGTGGATCTCTTGTTTAGTAACGCCACCCATTTAATTTGCCACCCATCCCAGGTTGTTGTGCCATACCACGTCGCCGCGCTCCCGCGGCGTCAGTTCACGATAGTAGTCTCGATGCGACCAGTGATAGTTACGATCCTCACCATCGTGGTGAACCCGCGGCTTCACATGCAGGAGGTTGCCGTCCACGTCACCGACAATGAACTCGCATCCCGCACGCGGGCCTTGTATCTGGATCACTATGTCACCCGCTTCGATCATTATTTCGTACCTTCACGCAACGGTCCCACGACTCACCAAACACCCTCTCCCAGTCATTGCTGCTCACATCGAGGTAGCGGGCAACCCAGGATCGCACGTCAAGCCGGGTTTGCAGGCCCTCGCGGTGCTTGATCAGGGACAGGCCGGCGTCTGGCGTACCGGGCCGCAGGTCGTCGATGCTCAGGCGGGGCACGTCGGGCAGCAGTGGCCGCACCACGTCGCTGAAGGCCCGATAGTAGTCCGGAATGCCTGTGTCGCTAGGCAGGGCCAAACTGAACGCCAGGGGCGGGTATAGCTGGCCGTGCATTTCATCCTCCAGCCAGCAATGTACCTCCCGCACCTTGCCGCGAGCAAGCCTTCGCAGGGGCACGACATGCTCCTTCCACGTGAACTCGCCCGTGCCTTGCCAGATATCGAAGAATCCGCTGTCGTATGATCCCGGCTGGCAGTCCTTCAGGAACTGGAACAGGTCGGCTCGCACCACGCGTCGGTATTCCTTCCGCAGGGCCATGCGGCACAGATTCGGCCACACCAAGTCGATGATACGCTGGTCGTTCTCCACGACGGTGATGCCCTTGACCCGGCGATTGTAAGTCGCGTATGTGGGAGCAACTCCCAAGCCCAGACCGCCGATCAGGGTATTGCCGTGCAGATACTGGACGGCGTCGTCCATCTGCCATAGCTCGCAGGGCACTGTGGACATCCACGTGCCGCCCTCGTACTTCAGGGCGTTCGTGATGACGTCACTGGAGAACCGCAGCGAGACTGGTCGCTTTCCCATCAGAATCGCGTTACGCATCGACACCAGATCGATGGGTACGCCGGCCTTGATGGTACTGATCACCACCTCGACGTCCTCGATCTTGCCGGGAGGTATCATCGGCATGCGTCGCAGCAGGCGGCACATGCGAGTGTTCGTATCCTCGGGCGTCTTGTTGCGTACCAGGGTTCGGCTCATTGTCCATCACTCCTTTTCGTAAAATCACCGGGAAACACAGCACGTTCCAAACGATCAATACGTGCAAGTATGTCCGCACTAGCGGTCTCCGTAATAACTGAAATATTCGCTAGTGCGGAATCCAGCAGTTCATCGATGGCTTGTGATCTGTACATCCGCCTGCCGATCTGACCCTGACGCATAACACGATATGCCTCGATCTTTTGATACCGAGTTTTGCGAATTCGAGCGTCTTTCGATAGTTTTGGAACGTTCTCCATTAGTCTCCAAGCTCCTCTTCGATCTGCTGGTCGATACCCGCCAGAAGCGTCGCTACCTGTATCTCGACCGAATGACGCAGGGCACGCAGGGCCAGCAGCCGTGTCGAGTACAGAAACTTCGGATCCTGCGTCGTCGTATGATCATCTTGCCCAAAGGCATGGCTGACGCAGCCTGAACAGGCGGGCTCAACATGCGGCCCGCTGTGGCCACCGATGTAGTTGTTGTAGAGAAAGCCCTTGGTCAGGCCGCTGCCGCTGGGCGGGGCAACGTCGGGCCTCACGTCCTCGGTAAACCGCATGGCCTTCGCCAGCCTGAGTTCCTGCTGCAGGTCTGCCATTGCCTGCTGTTCCTTCTTCGTCATAGCCATCATACGTCCTTTACTCGGAAAGTGATCTTCAGTACGCCCGCCATCAACCGCTTTGCCACGGGTTCCCAAAGCTGGCCGTCGTAAAAGCGTGTACGGGGCCGCTGGTTACAAGAATATTGGTCACGATAGTGATTCTCCTATGCCTTATCCAGACACGGGAGGTTCAATATCATTTGTGAATCAAATAGATCGTCGGCTGCGGCTGAGGTGATTCAGGCGTGCCACGGTAGTACTTAGCCGTAACCAGAGTGTTCTCGTCCAGGCGACCAAGCTCCAGGATTACCTGAGTCTGATCCAGTTCCTGCCGCGGTATCGCCTCAAGCCATTGCAGAAGTTGCAGGCCAGTCATGATTTGTCACCTTATCAGATCATCTCCACGATATCGTGGGCCAACTCATCGGGCCAACGGTCACCACGACGTTGATCTTCAGCCAATTCAGTACCAAGCCATCGAATCTTCAGATCGGCGGCTGTCGGCCACACACGCTTGTACTTTACGGCGTTATGCATAACGTCGTCGGTGACACTCGTGTCGTATTCATCGACAACCGCGTTTGGAACGAAAACAACGGCGTCACGACCACGATGGCCGTACCACGGCTGATCTAGTCCGACGCTAAGGCGTCCTTTGGCGTTAGCTATCGCGTCCGATTTGCTCGTATGAATCGAACACATATAGCCATCTTTCAAGTTCTTAACAGCGTAAAGCAACATGATTCATACCTCCTATCACACTGGACACGGCCCGCCAATATGATATTAGTTCATTTCGGGGCCGAAATGCGGAGAATTCGGATCGCCGACCGCCTGGTTCAGGCTTTCCGCCGGCGGATCCGCGATCACCTCGATGCCGGGCGGCGGTTCGGTCCACTGATCGCCCAGTTGCGATTTCCAGAACTCGATCATGCCGGGCAGGCAGTGTGCCGCGGCGTCAGCCCAGGTCGGCCAACGGCCACGCAGTTCGCGGAACCGCATTTGATAGTAGATGCTGCTCGCGTTATGAGGGAAATGCGGCTCATGTTTGTGGCCGCAGACCGGGCACATATCCTTGGACGGAGGGAGTAGAAGCATTACGGTGCGAACTCCAGAGTTTCCATGTGCCTTCGACTCCTAAGTATATCTTCGTGCGACACGCGAGGTGGTCTGAACTCGTTGCGCACCACGCGACCGTTCATGAGTTCGTTGTAATCAAAACGAACTTCAGTGGCCTGTCTAAATGAGACGTCCTCACAGGCGAAGTCACACAGAGCGTTCTTAAATATGATAGCTATTCGTGGAATAAGAAGTTCGCCGCGAATGAACCTGCGTCCTCGATCACGCAGACGATACCAGCCCTTCTTCAATACGCGTTCCTCGCGCCCGGCCACAATGATCAACTCAAATCGCTGCTCGACTACACCCCAGTGTCGCATATACGATGAATCGCCCCATGATCCACTCGTGGTGTTATCGTGACCCTCAACTAGCCTGACAATCTCAATCCACTCCTCGCCGGTATTGTCGGTATATTCCTGCATCCACTTCAGTATGCAGCAGTATTCACTAACGAATGGCCGTGGATAGAGACAGCACAGCCCTCCGCACACCTCACAGTGAAACTTCTCGCAGTCCCATAGACGTCTCTCGTAATCTTCCTGCGTCTGGCGTATAACCGTCTCACGAGTAATAGTTTGCATCCGGCGTCGTTCGGGCATCGCGTTTCTCCTTCTCGTAAGCTAAGGCCAACGTCAGATTTACCGTTAGCACCGAGGATAAATGCTGCTGTTCAGGCGGCGTATTGATGTACCGCTGCACGGCTTCGCGGGCCGCTGGCGATAGACTTTCAAGATAGCGGTCGATGTCGAACATCATCCTATCCAGACATGCGGGTAGTCGCTCATGTGGCCCTCGTAAATCAACCAGAACACTTCGTCTCCGCCGATGGTCTCACCGCTTTCGGATGCATAATCATCGATCATGTTTCTGATCTCGGTTGGGCCGACGTTCTGGCCTGCGGTCAGGCGTTGCTGTAAGTAGTCTAGTAGGCTCATGATCAAAGCTCCCAGCCAGGCCGCGATGATGGCGGCGGTGCAGGTGGTTCGGGCGGCGGTGTCTGCATGCGGCGGCGTACTATGACTGGCCTCGTCAGTTCCCGTACCAGGGCGATCATAGCGTTTGTGGCAGTCTCAACGTCGGGCATGCGGCGACTCATGAAGGCCGCCTGCCTGTCTTCCAGTATCTGCTTAATGCGGTTCTTGACGTCTTCGTCGGACATAACCTCGCGGCCACGCACGAAGTCCTCGGAGAACCGCATGATCTGGCCACGATACTCTGACTTACGATAGGCATCGTTGGCCGCGACGAGGCGGGTTAGTAGATTATGCAGAAAGTCGGTGTCGCCTTGGTTCATGCCTAACCAGACACGGCTCACCGAGATGATTCAGGCACTGTCCCGCCCTGGGGTTTGGCTCGCTCTAGATTAGCCTCGCGTGCGCTCAGGTTGATGGGCTTCGACCGGCAGCCATGACACAGCGTGTGGTACTTTTCCTTCGGCTGGAACGTCTGATAACACCGCATACACGGTCGCTTCGGGGGCAGGTCTTCTGCGTCATCTTCTTCGATTAGAACGTCCGTGCTCATGCTGCTTCCTTATTTCTACAAGTCGGCGGGCCGTCACCTCGATGGCCCCGGCTCGCACAGCTACTGCCCGCCGTGCTCGGGTTAGGTCGTAATGATCGCCGTGCCGCCATCCCCTTCGCAAGCCGATACTGCGGGCGAACGCTTCGAGTTCCGCGTCGCTGTCGGCCATAAGATGACAGGCTTCAGCATAGGGCCAGTTGCGGATAAACGCCATAGACGTATCACGTAGATCATCCACGTAGACCGACATCACTACTCTGCTGCCTCTCCATCCTGGCCATCATTTCGTTGTAGCTCGTCACGTCACGCGGCAGGATGGGTCGAGGCTGCCTCCCAGTGTAGTGCGTAAATAACTTGGCGTGTTCCTCGCAGTAGAACGTCGTCCAGCCCATCACATAGTCCATAACCGACTTGCCGCCCAGGCCACTGAAGAACACCGGCGTCTGAATTTCCTCAAAGGCCAGGGTGGGTTTGGTCCTGCACTCCTCGCCTGGCTTACCGAGAAACTTACCATAGAAGTTATGGTTGTGCTGACAAACGTGAATATCTGTGCTCATGACTTCGGCTTTTGCTTCAGTTCGTCGATGTATCGGCCCAGACGTTCAGACACGTGCAGCAAGTCCTCGTTCTCATATACGGCGTTGCAATCCTCCTCGGTTTCGCACGGCAGCACGGCGCAGCACAACAGTTCGTACCGCAGCCGGCGGTTGATGATGTGCATCTCCGATAGCTGGCACTCCAAGGAGTGTTGGTCCCGTCCATCGGAATCGATGCGGCTGCCACACACCCATGCGTATGGCATGCCGCTGATTCTCCTGGTCGGCTGGGCACCACACTTCTGACAGTGATCCTTTGGAAACTTACTGTCGGGGCAGTAGTTCTGTAGATCGGTGTTCATGATCGCGGACTCATTAGAACGAGGCAAACCAGAGCGGCTACAGTCAGCACCACCATCACGATAAACGTCCAGCAGCCCATCGCGTTGCAGCGGCACGGCCAGTAGCCGCACTCCTGGCACTTCATAGTTCGGTCGTTCATTGTCGCGGGGCTGGCTTGTCGGCGGGGCCATGATGACCCTCGGCAACGGGGCCTTCGACGTAGTCGGGCTGCGTCATGACCGGCTTCTCGCTGATCACGTTCAGGCGGCACACATCCATCCAGTACTGGTCGAGGCGTTTGCCGTCTTTGTCGAAGCCGAGGTCCAGGGTCGCCTGGATGCAACCGTACAGGTCGAACGAGATCGACGAGCAGACGCCCTCCAGTCCGGTGACCTTGTCTTTGACCTTGTGGCCCAGCAGGGCCAGATGCTGTTGTACGTTCGTCACTTATGATTCTCCTTGGGTTTGTATTTTGCGTCGTTCGATCACCTTCTCCTCGGCGGCGATGCGGCGTGCCAGGCTGGCAACAAATCTCCACGTCGGGGCCGAGGAATCGAACCAGGGCGCACTTACGGTTACCTTACCAAACACCGTAGCACCAGGGGCTCCCCACCATCTCTGGCCACGAGTTGTGATCGGCATGATCTCGATGAGCCCAGCCCACTGTGGGATATCATCGTGCGTCAGCAGGCCACCAGGCGTTGCGTAGTAAAACTCGTTGCACAGCATCCTGGCCCGGCGTTGCTTCATGCGATTCTTAACGTCGCTGCGAAAATCGGGGCGTGATACTTTGATCTCGATGGATACCCGCCGGCAGCGACGGTCGGATTCTATTCCCCATAAGTCCATCGTGCGCTCGCCGTCGTCGCCGAAGCCTGACCCGACACGCATCTGCCGCATCCAGATCATTTTTCCCCAGGCCCGCATGTTCCGCACGGCGTGTTCGACTTCATCGGCAGTCACGCAGTATCTCCAGCATGGTGTCGGTGATCTCGACGTTGGTGGCCAGCAGCCTGCCGTTATGCAGTACGCGACCGTCCGCTTTGAACCGCAATTGGTTATCAGGGCCGGCAGCCAAGACGATCTCGTTAGATTCGGTGGCCTTAGCGTGGCGACCGATCACTATCGTATCGTGTACGTCGATCATCTCGACCTCACGGGCTTCAGCACGGGGCGACCGTTCTCGATCACAGACTGCACCATATCATCGGAGAAGTCCGGGGCGTCGATGGCCTCGGTTAGAATGACTCCCGTGACGGTGGCTCCATCACGAACGGATCCGTCTGGAACCACCATCGTCAGCGGCGGGCCATTATTGAACTCAAGCGTCAGCATGCGTACCTTCATTTGCAATGAATCCTTACCTTACGTGATGCGTCCTCAAACTTCCGCAGGCCGCTCAGGAACTTCGCGGTATCCCGCTGACTGCGGGCCGCCTTGACTGTAATGGCGTTGATTTCAGCACGCACGACGCCCTCCGCCCGCCTCTCGATCTTCAGCAGAGCCTTGGCCATCATCCAGCAGTGCCAATGCGCTTCTTCAAGCGTGAACTCGAACCCGCGACCGAAGTCGAAGTACTGATTGCCAACCACAAGCCATGTGCGGCACTCCTTGCGGCCCGTGACGCGAATCCAGCGATCAGCACAGTCCCGTTCTTGCACGGTAGCCTTTGGCGGAAGTACCGGCTTGTAATGTCGCGTCGTGATCATAGTTGATGCCTCCAGTGCGTCGGTTGATAGTAAACGTACATGCCACCATCCATGAACCACAGTCGCCCGTTCGAGCCACCACGCCGCATCCGCTGGATGTTCCGTTCGCCCTCGTGGTCGCTGATTTTGGTCTCGACGGCTACATCCATCGGCGGCGAAGTGTCCGTGATCGGCTGCCAGGTTTGTATGTAGCGTCGGGTCATCGCTTCATCACCTTCGTTAGTGTTCGGATCGCGTAGCAAACATGGCTGCCGCAGGCACAGTTCTCACCATGCAGCAGCACCGGAGCAGGCAGGTCGCGTCTCAAGGCGGCAATAGATTCATCGATAGCCGCAGCAAGCTCACCCTGACGGTTGCTGACGGCCAGGGCGGGCCGCAGTAGGGCATCGAGTTTTGGCAAAGGAAAGAACTTGTGTGCCTTACCTCCCTTGCCTACGTTCATCATGGCCATCACTGCCTCGCCGGGATTATTCTTGTCCGGCGGCATCCGAGACCACAGGCCCTGCTTGCCGTCGATCATGAACACCTGTCGCCCGCAATGAATGATGCGTGCCGAGACTGTGTTGGGGTAGTTTTCGATATGGGCCATTTCTCGCACGTCGATTTCTTTTTGACAGTGAGGACACTTCATTTACACGTTCCCATGTTCTGGCCGCACCGCGGGCATACGCCTTCGATGGTCTTGCCGCACACGCATACGAGGTCGGGCTGATCCTTCATGACGTTAGTCCCTCGTGCCATATTTGCAACCGCTAGGTCTACGGGCGGCTTCGACATCTCCTCCACCCAGGCAATCCATCTATCCCATCGAGCCACCGTCGCCATCTGCTTCTCGTACCGGCGGGCACGTTCGCCGTCGCTCAGGCAGCTATGCGGCTTCGCAAACTTGTCGGCCCACTGCTGGCTCTTCGCCCGCTGGGCCTTCAGGTAGATCAGCAGGCCGATAGCCGGGGCCTTCTCCGCATCAGTCTGCTTGAATCCGCAGGCCGGGCAATAGGGCGTCGTGACTTCGGTTCCGCAGCGGCAAGTGCTCATGTGGGCTCCTCCATCGCCTTGCGGTTGCTGTGCTGGTACTGAGCGAATGTATCGGCCAGCCAGTATGAGCGACTCGCCAAGCAGTCCACGCACACCAGGGTGATGCTGGCGTTCCCCGGCATGTTGGCCCGCGGATGCGGGATCTCGCCGTAGGTCGCCAGTCGCCACGTGCGATGGCCGCAGAACAGCCTCTTCAAGAAGTGGATGATTCTCATGGCTTCTCCGCCTTCATGCTGATCACGCAGAACGACTCGCTGCGGGAAATCTGGCCACCGTTCTGATAGTTGAACTTGTGGTACAAAATATGATGCCCCTGCCAGTCGAAGGTAGACCAGCCGTTGCCCACCTCGCGGACGTTCGTCGCTCCCGTGGGAAGGGTGTCACTGGTCGGGGCCACCGTGGTTTCGCCGCAGCCGATACATAAAACCAGCAGGGCTAGAGCTAGAAGTCGTTTCATGTTTGGATCCTCCTTCGCGTTGGGGTGGCAGGGGCCGCTGTTTGGCCCCACAGGCGGTCAAAGTCACTGGCCAGCCGTTCTATCGACCTGCGGGCGACGGGCTCACGTGCGGCCACAGGCGGCGTCACAGCGGGTCGTGACGGGGCCTGGGCTGGCGTTCGGGTAGTTAAGGCCGATACATCGGCCAGGGGCTTGTCCCAGGCGGGCAAACCGGCGTCTTCCTCGCCCCACGGCAAATGGCCGGGAGCCTCGCCGGTCTCGGACCTCGTGTACTGGCCGAACTTGTCCCGAACCATGACCACCGGCGGCCCAGACTTATTTATGAGCCCGTGGAAGATGATCTCGGCAGTAGCTTGGTCGATGTCGTGCATGGTGCTTTCAATACTGGACACCGCTGCGGCGTATGATTATCCCAGGGCAGCCTCTCGTATTCACGATCTGGATGATGACAGGAGAACCCGCCGTGGCTGTCCAGGTTATGAACGCAGCCCCAGCAATACGGCCCATCGTCGCACTGCTTCGGTCCAACTTGCATCACCCGTCCTCCATCAGTCGCACGTTGTTTTCTTCCCACGGGCTTGGATCGTCGCTCCCGCCATGTTCCATCGGACAGCCTGGGCCGGCTGAGAATAGCTGGGCCGGTCGGCTGCTGATCGTGTCGCGGAACAGTTCGTCGGCACACTCACGGCAGTACATCATCTCGTGGCAGTGCGGCGTGATGCCGGCTCGCGATAGCTTATCCATACGATTTGATGGATCGAATCTACACCGGCACGCTTTGCAGGTAGGCCGCAGGTCACTCATCATAGCCCCTTCTGATCACGCTCCAGTTTGATGCGGGGACTGTTCAAGTACCTGTGCATCTCACGCCACAGGCGGCGGGACTCATCGGTCAGCCATATTAGGTAGTCCAGTGGAACAGCATCGATACGCTTACCCTCGTACTTCCCAAACCTCATGGTCGCCGTCTGGCCATAGGCTTTGGCCTCGACATCGTTCATGGGTACGGTCGCCGCAGTTCCCTGTTCCGGACGAACAGGTGCTGGTAGCCAGGGACTTATCAGTTCGCCTAAACGATTAGCAACAATACGACGACCGAGATCATTCATATCACTAACTTCGCTAATGACCAAGGCTGCCAACTCGGATGCAACTTCACCTGGACTCATTTAGGTTGATTCCTTACTAAATTCCGTTCCACAATCGCCTCTGCAACTCGAAGTAAAGGCCCCTCACCCCAGACACCCATAGCGTTATTCACTAGTAACCAAACAATTCTAATGTTACCCTGAACGTAACCACACGATGGATCAATACGATCTAACGACATCTTTCCGTAGTCAGTAGTTTGCTCAAACGGCATAGCCGTTATAGCACAAACACCGCCCTGTAAATCATAAACCTGACGCAGGTATTCTAGCGATATGTTGCAATCCAGGTTACGTCTGGCACTACGAGCACGTGCGTTTCGCATCATACACTCTAACGCTATGGAAACATCTACGTGACGACGATCTCGATGCTTGCGTTGACTCTTGCCAATTATCGCCCTTGCCTTGTCTGGATCATTCTTCCAAAGTTCTGCCCATCTTTTTGCACTACGCATATTTATAGATTCACGATTCCGTAGGTAACACTGGCGATTTGTGTACCTCTTTCTAGCCTTCCTAATTTCTTCAGGACTTGTTTGAATTCGTCGTCGTTCTAGCATGGCGATGCTCCTTATGCAGTCCGCCAGAGGCCCTGGAGCATCGCCAAACGCAGACAGGGCGTGGCGGACATGATTTGGGCATTGGCGATGCTCGACTAGACTCATGGTACATTAAACCACAGCCGATAGCAACTCACGGCTTCACCTTCGCTTTCGCCGCCTTCTCCCGCATCGCCGCGGTCGCCCGCAGGAACGCCTCGGCGTAGTCAAGCTGGCCCTGAACGTAGCCGTCGTGCCAGTCCTGCGAAGAGTTTACATCAGGAAGGGCTGGATGACCTCGGCGAGCCTATTGGCCACAATACGCCGACCAAGGTCGTCCATACCCTTCACCTCATCGTTGAGGATGGCTACAAGCTCGGCTGCGACTTCTGCTGGGCTGTTCATGGCATGTGTCCGAAATAGCGGCTAACCGCGGTATATGATGCTTCGCCGTAGCACACGTGCATCCAAATGGCAGCAGCGATCCACCGAGGCAATTGTGCCCAAGATTTATCCCATTGATAGAGTGCCCAACTAATCGTTGACCACCCAAAGTAAAACGCCAAAGCATCGTATCCCACGGACAGAACGACCGCCGTGCAACAGATGCTCGCTAGTATGATCGATAGCGTGCTCATGTTTGTTAACCTCCTACGTTCAGGTTAACAGTCATCCGCAAGCCGTGCAAGGCTTACGGCATCGTTGTCATTCTCCGTTTGCTCATGAGCTTGGTGTAGACATGCTGGAGGCCACCCTGCACCTCGGCGAAGAACTCATCGTCGGCATCGCAGCGGTCCAGAAGCTCCTCCAGCCAGGCGTTGGCCCACTTCGTGATCTTCTTGCGGCTACCCTCGGCCACCTCTTCCAGTTCAGCCACCTTCTTCTTCAGGTCGGTGATGGTTTTCTCGTGCAGGCCGATGAGCTTCACCAGTTGCAAGGCTTCGGGCTTGTCTGTGTCGCAGCCCCACACCAGGGCATGGATGATATCCCGCAAATCCGGGTAACCTTCGCCCTTAACGCCGGTAGCCTTGACGACGATGTTGCAGCACGCGATGTTCTTCGCCACCAGCATCTCGGCCAGTTCCTTCACGCCCGTGCCGGGCGGGACGTCCTTCGGGTTGAGGTGATGCTCCATGATCGCCTTCGCCCGGTACATGGCCTCGACGCTACAGTGCTTGGCCGCGGCCAACTGCTCGTTCGCCTTGTCGAGTTCCATGCCACGCAGGTTGGACTCGAAGCTGTGATGATCTTTCAGGCGTTCGGCGTTCTTCAAACGAGACATCACCGCTTTGGCGGCGTCCACGATGTCGACGATGCTGTCGTCAGGCTCGGGTATCAGAACGTCCCGCACCTCCTTCAGTATCTTGGAAAGGTCGTGGGCCGGTCCTACGCTACTATCGCTCATGGTTTGTTCTCCTTATGCTGTACCAGACACATGCTAAATGAGGGCAGGGAGTAGAACGTGAGATACTACTCCCCTGACAATGCTGCGAATACAATTCGCGGCTTGTTTACTTCACGGCCTCGGCGGTCTTGACCGCAGCCTTGGCCTTCGCGGGCGGCACGTCCGCTGTGGGCATCGACAATAGCATGGTTGGCCCTGCACCGCTGCTGCCGTTCATTAGGTACACCGGCATGCGGCCATCCCAGGTCTCCAGCATGCGGCTCTGGATTTCAAGCTGCTTCAGCATCAGGTACGCCTGCGGGTTCTCCTGAAGTTTCTGTAGCTCATACGCCTTGGCGTCGGCGACAGCCTGGATGCCCTTGGCTTCGCCCTGCTTGATGGCCAGCACCTTGGCTGCCTCGCCCTCGCCCACGGCCTGCAAAGCCTTCTTACGCTCCGTGGCGGCTTCCTGTTCGGCCTTGGCGACGTTCTTGTCCTGCTGCTGCTGGAAGACCTTGTCAATGGATGTCTGGATGTTAGGATTTGCGTAGGTCAAACCACCCTTCATACCAATGCTTGTGATGGTAATTCCTCGCTCGACGAAGTACTTCTGAGCCTCGTCTCGCATCGCCTTCAGGAACTCGGTCTTCCTATTGCGACCTTCATCCATCGTGTACTTGGCCGCCTCGTCGGAGAAAACCCGCTGGAGAACGGCTCGCACCTCGGTATCCATGACGTCTTCAAGCCCTACGGTCTTAACGACGTAGTCATCCTTGTATCCGCCGCCCGCCTTGATGACCCTATCCTTGTTCGCCGGATAGTTGAAGAAGAACTTAACCGCGTCTTCCTCAGTCAGAATACGGGCAACGATGGAGATGCCGCAGGAGAAGTTCACCGAATCACTGGACTCGACGTCAATGGCCTGGTCCCTGAACGACGTTCCTGTGTGCGGGGCTGCGGTCCACTCTCGCGTACATGGAACGCGATCTACAATGAAAACCTGAGCGTCGGGGATAAACTTGCCGTTGTTCCAACCATGACCCATGTCCTGCCAGCGGTACGGAATAAGGATGCGCTTCGACTGCACCCAGGGTTTGCCCTCGGCAGTCTGCTGAATGAACATCTGCGTGGTCTTCGTCGCCGTTTGCTTGCTGTTGTCCTCCTTCTTCACCATGAATGCCGTCTCGGAATTACCGACATCGACGAAGACCGGAGTATCGTAGGGCGACTGACACCCACCGACAAGCAATAGCAGCAACAACGCTGGTGACATACTGGTCGCAAAGGTTTTGCCCGCCTTCGTGGCGCGCTTCAGTTCGGGCATGAAGGTCAGCAAGGTCAGCAGGGAGAACGAAGTCCAGATGATCGTGCCTGGGTACTGCTTGGCGACTTGCCAGAATCGCATGTTCTGCTGCTCATGCCGGGAGCGACTGTGATCAAGCTGGTTGTAAGCCATTTGGTCGTTCACCTCCGGAACGACAGCGTAGTGCCAGTAGCTGTGAGCCACCAATGCAGCCACGAACATGAATCCTATCAGAAACACTTTTGCAAACATAAATCACCTCCGGGTCTAGAAATAGGGTAAAACGTCATTGAGCATCCAGACACGTCGGGTTCGTATGACGCCTGGATGATTTAGCGAGCCACCTCAACTGCGACGGTGGTCGCTACGATATCGGGGTGGCCGTCCTGATGAGTGTCGGTGATCGCGTACCGCGTCACCACCTTCGATCCTGCACAACCCGCACATACTAACAGAACCAGAATAGCTACGATCCGCATGATATCATCCTTGACTCTAGGGTTTGTAATCTACTCGCACACTGGTTTGATTCGGCTGCCCGGCACGTTGTTCTTGAGGCACGCGGGACACAGCACCGGGTCTTCGGTCTGCCAGCCCTTGGCCTCGTGGTCGTCCTTGCGTTGCAGGCGGGTGCAGTAATGGCACTGGAGGCGTTGCGGCTTCCCACGTCGCACACGCAGGCCCGACAGTGGCATACCTGCGGCGGCCATAGCCAGTAGCGGCGAGAAGGACATCGGGCGTCGTTTTACGGGCATGCCGGTCTTGGGCGGGCCTGCTATCTGTACCATAACGGCGTCTTTGCCAGTCTCGTCCTTCACCACCTGCATGGCATCTTCCAGGTTGGCGGGCGGTATGCTGCTGTCGGAAGTATTCACAATAATCGTTCCTCCATTATTGATGATGTCGCGTAAGCGTTCTTTGTCCATTGGTCACCGTACTAAGTTGAAGCAGTGGTCGTTCAGCCGTACCTTATCTCCTGGTTTCACGTTTGTCCCGCACTAGACGCCGGCGGTCGGTCGAAACTGGATCGGCCTTGCGTCGTTCTTTGGCCCTGGTGGCTCGACGGGCGTCCCGCCACCATACCATACGATGATACGTTACGTCTATAAACACCACCAGCAGTAGACCCAGGCCACCACCTATCATCACGCACATGATCTCACGCATTACAGTTCTCCCGTGGACTGAATCCTTCGTCGCACGACGGTTCGCTTGCCGCGTGTAATCTTTCTTCGTTTGACTGGTTCCGGACCAAGACGGTTCAACGTCCAGCCGACCGGCAGGACGATGCCATGCTCGGTTTCTCTGTCCATCAGGCCGGCAAGTATCGTGATAGCCAGTTGGCTGTTGCTGACAACTCGGCTGCCCTGGCGAGACTCACCGGGCGGGTATGTCAGCACCCATATCACGCGGTCGGTATTTGCCTCGACGTGGGCAATAATACGTTGTTCAGCATTAACGAACGTTCGCGGCAGCGTGTAGCCCACGGGAAGCCGCTGGACGTTCGGCTCGGCGGGCGTCACCTGGCTGTGGGATCGCAGTCGTCGCAGATCGGCTTCTGTAATATAGGGCTGATGTTGCTGCTCAACTGCTGCTTCCAGTCGGCGTATAAACTCCGCTCGCGGTACGTCACCACGACCGAAAAGGTTGCTGAATGACATCGCGTCAGCGTGTGCGCTCGAATAGTTACTGTCCTGCGTCAGCAAGCTGCCCGGTATTCCCAGCGACTCATTAGCCCGCCGTGCGGCGTCGGTGGTAACAGCGGCTATGGCCTCGGGCGTCGGTGGTGGCGGTGTTGGCCCCAAGCGATGCTGTCGCCGCTCGGGTGGCCGGGCTCCATACATAGGCGGAATATCCAGTCGGGATCCACGTCGACGGGCTTCGATGATGTTGGCCGCATGACCGTAGTCCTCACGGTTCCGCTGCGGGTAGAGATGAATAATACTGTCAGTATCACTAATCTGCTGACCAAACGGCAGCCCTTCCTGAATAACGATGTATTCTCCGGTTCGCAGGCCGTAGAGGGACACAAGGTGCATGGCGTCGATGAAATGGCGGTCGCCGTCAGACATGCTGGTGACGTAGCCGGGATGCACTGCGTACCGCGGCCCGTTCATCGGTTCAGGATTGTTTGGGTTCTGCTGTGGCATGACGCTAAGCTCCTACCTTCGACGCGAAAGATCACTGCCCCGCACCCAGGTTAGTCCGCCACCTCGATGATTTCCGTTGTGTCCTTGCCAGTACGAGCATCGACAGCCGCGACACTCTTCTGGACACGGGCCGAACAGCCATCGTAAGAGTCTCTTCACGGCTTCACCGCAATCTGTCGTTCCAATTCGTGGATACGGGCCTGGGCCTGCCGGTACAGCTCAACCGGCACGGTCGTGGGGTCGACCTTCACCGCCCGGTTCTGGAGACGCTGAATGGCTCGCAGATCTTCCAGGCTTTTGTCGCGGCGACGATTGAGAATGGCACGAAGCTGAAAGTTCTCATCCTTGATCTCCTCCAGAGCCTCGACCAAGGGTATGCCGCCGTACCGCAAGGTCACGCCCGCCAGGAGCCCTTCCAGTTCCTCGATGCGGTTACGGGCGGCCTGAGCCATCTCGGAGCAGTGTGCCCCGTACAACGGCCCCTTGCGGGCGATCTCGGCCAGGGCTTGCAAGAGAAGTTCGTTAGCTTCATCTACCGGATCGGCATTGTCGATGGGCGGTTCCACGGCGTTTCTCCTTTTGGGCCAGCACACGGCGGCCACGTTCGGTAATCGTGATGCTGCAGTATCGTCGCCGCACCCACCGTTTAACCAGACACTGCACTTCTATCACGGTAATGTACTTTGCGATGACAGTTTGAACAAAGCACTATGCACTTCCGAACCTCGGCTATGATTAGATCAATGGGAACACTAGTATTTATCATGTGCCTAACGCTATCAACTTTCTCGCCAGTAACATGATGAAAATCTAAACACGCAATATGCGTTTCCCCACACGAGCATCTATCAACACCGAGCACAGCAAGTAGACGTAACTTCATGTTCTCGCTACGCTTCCGATAACGTATACGACATGATTCCCGTGCATAGCTCGTTCTTACATAAATCCTCGCAGCCTCTCTTCGGCATGATAGACACGTGGATACGGGCCGACCGCGTGACATACAGAAGTTGCCCGTAATCGGTTTAGTGTACCCACATTTAGCACATCGCTTCGTTGCTATTTTCTGTCGTTCAACCACGACTGTTCTCCAAACGCCGCCCGCCCCACCAGCAGAAGTAGCCGCGAAGTTAGATCGCTGGTGGGGCGTTTGGCGTGTACGGGAGTTCGCGGCTACCGTCGAGTTAACAACTCAGTATAGCTTATCATATCAAACAGTACAACACATATCCACGGTTCGGCGTTGCAGCAACTCATCCAGACACCGCGACTCAAATCGAGACACCCGTATCATCTGCCTGAATCGCAGTCCGTAGACACTGTCCCAGATATAGGCCATGTCCCAGCCGTACTTGGCCGTATCCCGCAGGATTTGTAGCTGCCGGCGGGTCATATCGTGTCATGCACCGTGCGTTTGCCGGCCTTGCGGTCGTGATACTGAGCTTCTATCCAAGCAAATGTTCGTGCCAGGCCGACGCGGAACGATGTCCGTGGCTGCCAGCCCAGGTAGTGCTGAATCATCGTGTTGTCGCTGTTGCGACCAGCCACACCCTTGGGGGCACTGAGATCGTACAGTCGCTTCAGCTTCACGCCTCCGATTTCCTCGGCGATATCCACCAAGTCATTGACAGAGATCGACTCATTGGATCCGAGGTTGATGGGCGTCGCGATAAGATCACTGCATTGCGTAATACGGTCGATGCCGTCCAGACAGTCCTCGATCCACATGTAGCTGCGATTCTGCGTGCCGTCGCCCCATATCGTGATCTCGTGCTTGCCGGTTTCCCTGGCCTCGATCACCTTGCGGCAGATAGCTGCTGGTGCCTTCTCACGGCCACCGTCCCACGTGCCGTGCGGGCCGTAGACGTTGTGGAAGCGGGCGATGAAGGTCTTCATGCCGCGTTCGGCCCAATACTCCTGACAGAACATCTCCGAGAGGAGCTTCTCCCAGCCGTAACCACGCTCCGCCATCGCGGGGTAGGCATCAGTCTCCTTCAGTGCCAGGCACTCGGCAGTCTTCTGCAAGTTGATGTTGTAGGCACAGGCTGACGATGAGTAGAAATACTTCTGGCAACCAGCACGCCAGGCGGCTTCGATCATGTGAGTATTAATCAACACGCTTCGCAGGCACTGGATACGGAACCTCTCGATGAAGCCCATGCCACCCATATCGGCTGCCAGGTTGTAGACTGCGGTCGCGCCCTCACATACGCGATGGCAGTTCTCCTCGATGCTCACATCAAGACTCAGGTTCTCGACGCCGTCGCTGACCTGATACCAGTCGGGCAGTGGCTTCTTATCCACAGCCCTGATGTGAACATGACCTTTCTCGTTAAGTCGTCGCACTAATGATCCGCCGATGAACCCACCGGACCCTGTAACCACAATCACGTCGCTCACGCTTAATTTCTCCTTAGATTTCACCACTATCGGGTAATGTTTGAATACGTCGCCGCACCGGCCTGGGTGCGTCTTCCATCGCTGGCGTCCATAACTGGCCACCGTTGGTTTCGATCCACTGCGGAATCACAGGCGGACCTACGCTCTCCAGCCGCCATCCTATTTCACCAGGCTCGGAGGCAGGAAGGGCTACACCCACCGGCCAGCGGTCGCAGCTTTCCAGGGCCTGTAGTATTTGAACCGATAATTCACAGTTTTCGACTTCCCTGCCACCCTGATAAGATCTGCCGGGCGGATAGTACAGCACCCAGGCACGCTGGTTCGACGGGCAGGCTGCGGCGATTGCCGACTCTGGCCTGTTCGTGTGCCGCCGGCGGTCGATCCACTCCCGCATCTTCTGGTAGGCTTCACTCGATGGCAACACGCTCAGATACACGCAGTCACCTACATAATTGGCTGTTGGCATGAATACGTCGTATTCACCAACCACCAAACCGTAGTTCTGCACTAGCATACGGGCTTCGGTTATGTCACCGTTCCGTTGCGGGCATATTATATAGTGACTCGGCATTTACTTCACGCCAGAAAATACCCACGCCGACAGCCTCTGGTACGTTCCGCCGAACATATTAACGACGTGTCGAATGCCCTTCATCACCACCTCGCTGGCAAACGTCCACACGAAGCTCCAGGGCCACAGGGTCACCCAGGCCACGAGCCTCTTGCGGTTCGGAGCGAACGACGGCGGCTGAATGTGCGGTGGCTTGTCCTCCGACCACTTCATGCCGTAGTTATTAATGAACCGATAGGATCCGTTCTTGACCCAACCGTCCTCGGTGTTGGGGTTATCAACGTAGTGATCGTTGACGTAGTTACGTGACACGCCGTTCAGATACGCAGCGTGTGCAGCGTTATATTCCTTCAGCACCCGCTTCAGGAATATGATCCATCGGGGAAAGCTCCAGAGCATTCCAAGAACCACCCAGGCAATCGGATAAAGCACAAAGTGCCAGGGATGCTCCAGCATCAGCGGCCACAGATTGCCGAATAACAGCCAGGCCAACAGGAATGCGACCACACCGAATACGGTCCAGCCGGGAGCATCATCGTTCTCGGCACAGAAAAAGAACATGGCGGTTGCCACCACCAGCAGCAAGTAGAATGCTAGGCTGCCGAGGACAAAGATCGAGGTAAACATGACGTGTCTCCTTGTGTTAAGATTCTTCCTCGCCTTCGGTTTTGTCCGATAGGCTTTCCATCCAGCGTGCGATACCGTCTCGCTCACCAGCATCATCAGTGTAACGCATCGCCAGCCGCAGGGTCACCAGGGCGTCGGCGTAATGCCCACCCTCCTGCTGCTGCGATGCTTGTCTCAGAAGGTCATCGTATCGCGGGCTCATGCTTCGTACTTCGCCTCGGCGACGCGGGCCTTGGCCTCCATCTCCCTCGCGGCAGAGGTGTACTTCGTCATCTCTACGCTGTCACCGTCTGCATCCAGGTGCGACGGGGGCCATCCGTGCTTGCGAACGGAAAGCATCATGCGGTTCCAGCACTTGAGTAACGTATTACAAACGGCGGTGATAACACCAGCAAACAGGGCCAATATCATGAACGTCCCGCAAAACGACCAGAAGCCAGCGGTGCCATGTTCCAAGATGTTCTCGATCATATTTATTGTCCTGCCAAGTACAGCCCCAGGCGTATCGACGTCAGAATTACGGCGGATAGCACGCAGAGCACTACTGCACCTAACACGCACGCATGACGACAGTCACAATCAGGATGACGTTTGATCTGCACCAGGGCATAGATACTCAGTATCAAGGCTAAGGTCACAGACGAGAGAACGGCGACGCATACGATTATCATATTATACCTCACCAGCTTCTCTGGCGACATTCGGTCACCAGCCTCTGCCAACATGCATCACAGTGTACACCAGCAACCAGTCCGTTGTCGATACGCCACTGACCGGGCCTACCACAAGAACATAACCGTTCCTTCTTCAATTTGGCCTTTCGCTTCTTCATCATACGACGGTAGTCTCTCCACGTCCGCCGGCGTTCGCTGCCGTTCATGTATCGTCGAGGGTTCATGGGGGATATGAGGCAGTTGTGTTGTCGCCTTACGTGGCATCTGGACCCCGCCGTGCATAAGCATCCCAGCCAAGGGCCGTAACGTCCTCATGCGAGGCTTCCGATATCATCACCAGAGCGTCGATCAGCTTCAAGTCTCGCAAAGCGGCCAGATGCTGCTTGATGCCGTCCAGTAGGGTAACGCAGCCCTCGCTTTGCAGATGCTCTAGAAACAGACTGCGAATCTCCTGCCGTTCACGATGATACACTTCATTCATGCGTTCCACCTCGGTGATACTGAGGTGAACCTCCTGCATGAGATCGTCCACCATAATCTCGATGTTCGGATCCTTGTCCTGGAGCTTGCGGCAGTTCCGCCACCAGAACACGGCGTTCTCCCGCAGCTTCTTCGCCTCGCCATCCAGCTTCTGACGTTCCTGCATAAACACCATGAGGTTGTGGAACTCGATAGACCAACCGTGCTGACCTTCCTGGAGATCGATCTCGTCACCTCGCAGGCCGTGGGCGATAGCCTGGAATTTAGCCCGCACTGCTTCGTATTCTACTCGTGTAGCGTTGTAATCTGTCTCCAGTGCCGCCATCTTCCGCGTAATCTCGTGGCACTTCTTTTCCCAAGTGTCACGACTGAGTTTCAGGCCGTGAACCATCGTCAGCACGCGACCCAGCGTCGGGTTGCCTGGTTTGCTGGCAACGTACTGGTCGCAAATCTTGTCGATGCTGTTCAGCACACCCAGGGCTGCATGCAGCTTCTTGAACAGGACGTCGGAGCAGGAATGCCCACCGTGCGTGCCTGTGGGCCACGCGTAGCCGCACGTGCAGCATACGCTAGTCTTCGGGTCGCGTACCGGCTGCATGAACGCAGGCTGCTGCTTCTCCTCCAGGCCGATAGCTCGACGAATGATACGGTTCAAAGCCTCCAGAGGTTTCACGCGGGCTTCCGGTTCCAGGTTGAGCAGGGAGGCACAGATCACCTTCTCGTCCATGCACTCGTGGCACTCGCAGGGCCTGCCCGTAGGCTCGCCACGCACCGTAGCCTGCATGCCGTGGCAGCGATGCTCCCAGCCGTCCCGCACGTTACAGCCGTCGCAGATGTTCGGCGGCAGGTCGATGTGGGCTACCGTGCAGCCCTCGGCCTGTAACTCAGCGGTCGTCTTCTCTGGTTCATCGATCAGGTCGGCCACGGTCCTGCCGCAGTGCGAGCATCCGCCGGTGCAGACAGCCGTGCGGGGTCATCGGCCCGTGACAGGTTGGGCATGTATTCATAGCAGTCTCCTTTACAAGATTCGGGTAGGGCATACGGGCCAGCAGCTTGTCGGCCTCCTCGGGCGTGACGCTGACCGGAAGATCGTAATCTTCGGTGTTGGCCAGGATGCCGTCCGCACAGAAGTCAAGGGTGATGTCGCTGTGCCGCACCGCCTCTTCGACCACGCGGATGGCGTCGGCCCGCGTGAAGCACAGGGCGAACTCCTGCGAGTCATAAGCCTTGATGATCGTATCGACGGCGAGGCAGTGATCCGAAGCGCACTGGAGAACGCCAGTGCGGTTGCGTGCCCGCAGGAACTCGATGGCCTGCTGCAACGATGACTTGACGGTATCGCTCATGATTTATCCTTGGGAAGTAGTTTGAACTCTTCGGGCTTGTAACCACCGCGGGTGCCATCGTCGAAACGGATGGTGTACAACAAACCGATCATCTCGTTGAACCCCACGATCTCGCCAGGTACGCCCCACTTACGTTCGCCGAGAAGATCGGCAAACAACTGATTCTCGGTCTCGGTGCGAACGGTACGCGACCTCGTCGTCACGACTCGCGTGCCCAGCGGTATCGGGGGCCACATCACCTCAACATCGCTGGCGTCCTCCAGCGTCTCCAGTTCGGCCCGTTCGTATTCATAGCTGGAACGATCTCGCAGGATGTGCCAGGCCAGCCAGCCGTTGTTGGTGTCGATGGCCCGCTTGATGCGGTTGTAATCATCGGTCTCCTGCTGCCAGGCGTTCAGCGACCGCCGGTACTGCTTGAACGTCTCCTTCGCCGCAGCCTGCATGGACGCTGGCATCTTCTCGATGTCGGCCTCCGCGAAGTCGGGCTTCGTGGGAGCGACGCCAGGGGCGTAGTACCAGCCGCCCTCATCGAAACGGGCCTTCAGGACTGACAGTGCAGCCTGGGCCAGCAGTTTGTCGGTCGATGCGTCGAAGTGGCGGGTGCCGTGCTTTTCTTCCAGAACGAGAATGCGTTTCATGATCATCCACGGGGTTCGTCGCCGGGAACGACAGCTTCGCCCAGCGGCATGGGTCGGTTCTCAGGGTATTCGGGATACGTCTTGGGATGGGCGGCGTGCCATGCAACAGCAGCCTCCTGATTCTTGCGATCCTCGTCGTCGCGGGCCTGTGTAATACGCTTGTGGGCCTCGATCAGTTCCAGGCGGGCCTCCTCCTTCTTCGCCTCTTCATCCAGGTCGGGGGCGATCTCCACAACCGCCTCGGTATCCGGGTCGGTTGCCGGCAGTTCGGTCTGATCGTCGCCGCTGCTGTGGCTATGCTCCATCTCGGCGGGCATATCACCGAACGTCTCGCCCAGGTAGCGGAAGACGTAGTCGAGGATGCTCTTGGCATACCGCACGCACGTCTCGCCCTTGGTGTAACCCATAGGCTCAAACTTCGTGTGGCTGAACTTCTCCACGAGCTTGTACAGCGGCCACCCGCTTTGCAGGCAGAAGCTGGTCAGGGTGGCGATGCCGTCGAGCAGGCCGTCGATGGTGCTGCCCTCCTTCCGCGTCGTCAGGAAGATCTCGCACAGCCTGCCGTCAGGAAAGGTGTTCGAGATGATGAAGAATTCGACCGGATCGGGCGACGTGCCGTCATCGGACATGGCGAGGATGGTGGCCTTGTGCGTCAGGCCAAATCGGGTCTCGGTTGGTTTTTCACGGTTCATATCGGTCTCCTTGATAAGGGCGGAACGGGCGAGCGACGCCTCCGAATCACAGAGAGTCACTAGGCCCGAAGGCCACGCCATTCTAAGGGATGCCGTGCGTAGCGATCCCAACCATCCCTGCGTCGTAACGCCGCCCGCACCATGCATCACCAGACACGAACTACATACCGGAAAACACAATAATCCAGTCGTGCAATGAACTGCCTGACGATACGTTAGCTACATAAACTTGCTGGCTTTTTAGCCCGAGGGCATTCACATACAGCTCCTTGACCACCCAGTGTTCATCCTGCCACGCCAACTGAACTGTAATTGGTGATTTAAGGCTTGCCGCACGAGCATCGTCTTTCCATTCGGATGACGGTATAGAGTACTCGTCGCGGAACGTAACCGTCGCCGTGTACGGCGTTATCATCGAATCCGTCTTCTTGACATCATAATGCAAGTCATGAGCAGTCGCACCACGCGGCGTGCCGCGTGCCACGCGAGCCAGAATATCCTTCATGGCCGAGACTGGATCGGGTTTGACCGGAACGGAAACCAGGACAGGATCAGCAGACTGTTTGGCGTTGGGTGTCGACGTTACGGATGTCTCGAACGAGCATCCGGCAACGATCAACAAAAGTACGAGACTCGCAAACTTCATGATACTACCTTTCGAGTTAGTGGAGATGTAAACCTGCATCACGTCACCAGACACTACTCAAGCGGTGCATTTCCGATATCATATCTCCCGTCACCGGCTCGCGTCAGGGTGCGGTACTGAAACGGCATTACGCCAGCGTTGGGCGGGGATTGGCTATCGGGTACGATATCGAACGATGGATGATATACAATGAACGCAAACGCCGCACGATGCGGCTCGTGGTGAACGCTGCGTATGACAGCCCCGTGCGGCAATTCGGGGTCGATGCCGACCACGATGTAGTCGGGATCCTCGCGGTAGAAGGCGATCAGCAGTTCTCGCTCGCGGATGTAGTATATCATCTCGCGGCGTTCCCGGTTGGGGGCATGGGACATGTCCATGACTCGCCCGCGGGCCACGCCACGCAAATCTTCACCGATGGCGGGGCATCGCGGTTGGGCCTCGCAGATGACTCCCGATTGACCGTTTCCCATGTGGAACGCTAGGTTCTCGGGGCCACCCAGCGGTAACGGGGCTGCCCGCCCGCCTGAACGCGGCACGTTGCTCACGTTGGGCCTTGCGGAAGATACGCGGCCCGTTTCCGTACTATGCCACTGAAGCCGCCTGTCGAGGTTTACGGCCTCGTCAAAGGCTACGCCGCTGATCTCCTGTCCGCGAAGCGGTACGTTATCCGGTGGAACCCACAGCCCGGCGATACCGGCACGCTGCCCTGGCGGGTAGGCCACCTCCATGTTCAGCACCACCTGACCGTTACACACATAAGCTGTACAGTTCCTAACCGTCGCCGGCTCACCGTTGATGTTGATGAATCGGTTCATCAAGTCGACGTTGATGTTGCCCGGGTCAGGGCTCGCGATCCTCATACCGAATTGACCGGCACGCATCGGTTCGGGGCGTAGGGACGGCGGAACGGGTGGCGGACCACCTGTGTTCATACGTCGTCGAACTACAGGCGGTGTCTGGATGCGTCTACGTTCGGGCATGACTTGCTCCTATACGACGTCTAGACACGAAGATTCGCTTTACTTCGTCCACATCGGTGCGGAGCGTAACCAGTTGCCGCATGATTGCCAGTCCATCATCGCGGAACTTCAGCAGGGCGGCCCTGCGGGACGCGCTGACCTTAACTGAATCGATGTTATCGTAAATAGCGTCGATGCTGCCCCACTGCCGAATAGCCTCGCTGGCCGTCTTCTCGCCCCATCCCGGACAACCAGGCACACCGTCTCCAGAATCACCAGCGAGGGTCTGATAATCAATCCACTGACGCGGCGTCAGGCCCTTCTGATCGAGAAGAAGCTGCGGCGTCATCCACTCAATGTTTGTGATACCCGATCCCAACAGGTGGAACTTCTTGATGATCGTTACGCGGTCGGCAACCAAGCACTGGTTGAGGTCTTTGTCGGGCGACGCGAGCACGGCATCACTGCCCACGGCGACCGCCCTGGCGGCTAAGGCAGCTAGGCAATCATCCGCTTCAAAACCGTTTACCTGAACCACCACGGCCCAGTCCTTCAGCACGCCCAGAGCATTCTCCAGTACGAAGTGCAGGTTCTCGTCGTGCGGGCGTTCGCCCCGTTTGGCCTTATAGGGCGGATAGAGATCATGCCGGAAGCTCCTGCGGTCGAGGCACACCACCACCAGCTTCGGCTGTAGGTTCCGCGTCAGGGCGTCGATGCGGCGCACCACAGTCTCCAGCACATCGTGCCCGTTGTTGGCATGGTAGATAGTGTGCAGCCAGTTCGTACCGTCGATGCCGAGATAGACTTGACGGCTGGCCCGTGTGGTAGCGACATCGAACAATGATCGATCCGGGCGGCGGATTGCCATCATATCCTCACGGATACGTGAACTCCGGTCAGCAGCGACTTGGTCACTCCCGCCGGCATCTCGGAGCTTGAATATTCCTTGCGGCCCAGCGATATGCTCAGCACGGTCAGGCCGGTCCGTAGCTCGAACTCTCGCACCAGCGTGCCCACCGATTCAGCTAACGCTATTTTGGCTCGCTTGGCCTCGTCGATGTTCATGCTTTGGATTTCCGGTACTTTGACCTCGTTCATCAGGGCGCACATCTTACGGATGGCCTTCTCCTCGATCTGGCGGATGCGGGCGACGGTGGTCTTGAAGATGTGGGCCACCTCCTGAAATGTGTAGCAGTAGCCATCGCCAAAACCGAACCGCAGCTTGAGTATCTCACGCTCGCGATAGGTGATCTTGCTGAGATGAATCACTACAGCGTCTTTGCCCAGCACGGAGATCGCCGTGCCGAACTTTTGCAGTACTTCAGATCTTGTTGGTTTTTTGGTCATATTACTTCTTTCCGAATCTAAGCCAAATATCACTGCCACTACCACAGGCCGGGCTGAACCAAACACGCTCGCGGCCCGCGTTCCCGCGAAGAAACTGCCCGCCCTTCTCTACCTTCTTGTTAGCCCCATCCTGACCCTGGTTTCCGTAGCCTCCTGCGGCTGTCCACGCGTGAACTGCCCATCCGTTCTGCTCAAGGATATCACCTTCCGGTGTATAGCCGCAGTACGCGATGCGGTAGATATTCGTGTCTTTGTTCGCTCGGCACCACGCGGGGTCGGTATGCTGGATGCACCACTCCTTGATCTTGGTGCTGATGTCGGCATCCTGATTTGTGTATAGGGTGCCGTTGAAGTTGGCATCAGCACCGTAGGGCGGGTCGAACATGATGCCTATTTTGCCCGTTCCCGTGAACGCGGGCGTCACGGCCCGCGACCAGTCACCGCTGAGGACTAATGTCTGTCGCATGCGGTACGACAGGGCTCGCATCCACGACTTGAGGTAGTCAAGCTCCTGCCGCAGCACGCCCCGGTTCCCCACGCAGGGCACGCTACAGGTGATGCCGTTGCCGTCCCGTCGCGGGTCGTCCTTCTCCAGGCACACAAGCTCGTCGTTGATGACGTACCACGGGCCGTCGCCGCTACAGAACCCACCGCCCAGCTTCATGCAGATGCCCCACAGCCACCACGCGCCGAGCTTCACGTCACAGAAGTCGGTACTGCCGCCCACGAGCTTCCGCATGCGATCCCTGGATCGCGTGAGGTGCGAGTGGATGGCGTGCAGTTCCATCTCGGCCAGCATGATACCGTTGCAGATCTCAGCCACCTCGTCGGGATGACGGCTGATGGCCCTCCACGCGTTCACCAGGAGGGCATCGTAGTCGTTGAGGACTTCACGGCCCACCCACGGCTGTGGTCGCACGAGGTACGTTGCTGCGGATCCCATGCACGGCTCGATATAGCAGTCGAGGGTCTTGGGATCCAGGCGACTCCATATCTCATTAGCGACACCGCTTTTTCCGCCGAAGTACGGATAGGGGGCAACAAGTAGCTTCTCGTCCACGTTCCCGCTATCACCAATATGCCTGCGAGCAGGGGTCGCAATCGAGCGACGGACGAGGGTACGCTGGTCGGATGTCGGTTCTTCCGCGACGGGAACCTCCACGGACGAGATGATGCGGCGTCGTGTAGGTACGGTTTCGATATTTCGGCGTTCCATTTACTTCGGCTTTCCTTTACTCCCTAGTTTAGACGCGGCCCATTCCAGTCGATCCTGGGCGACGCGAGCGATGCGTCGTAGCTCAGCCGAATCAAACCGGCTGGCCTGCATAACTTCAACAAACTCAACATCGGTTTTGGCCATCCGAGCCATATCAAGGGGATCGGTGGGCCACAGAGATTCACTGTGAATTCTGTTCGTGGGTTTGTGCGGCTGCGGCCTGGGCTTCATGGTGATCTCCTATTCCATCGCCTGACTGCTTCGGTCAGGCCCGCGGCTGCGATCTTGGGATACCAGTAGCTCAGACAGTTCTTCTGAATGTTGTCGATGATACTACTCATCGGAATCCTCTTCGTTACAGATTTCTTTGTGACCACAGTCGACGTTCCTCGCCTTTCTTCTTGTACGGGGCTCGATATAGTGATTTGCATACAGGGCAAGGTTGGCAACCGTACATATTGCTGTTTGCATGGTCGTGCTTGATGATGTTACTCGCCAGCTTCGGCATGTCTCGTCACCCATGTCGCCCGGCGTACCCGTCGCTGGCGACGCTCGATGTCGTGGTGTCGCTGGCAGTACCGCCCGGCCACGGCCTTCTCTGGGCACTTGATGCACAGACCGGCCCGCTGGTGCAGTATCTGGTACTTCCGCTGCCGCGATACATGTTCCATGACTAACCTATACCCGGCACCTGAATAGAGCAGACCGTGTCGTTCGGCGTCGTACTGCTCCACGTGTCGCCGCGTTCATGGCCGACCACGTATGCTTGCAGGAGGCTCAGGCCCTTCTGAATCACCAGGGATGGTGTAAGGTCGTAAGCATCGCACATGTGGTCGATGAAGGCTTCGGCTTCCGGTGTGAACTCTATTTCCATGATATTACATCCATTGTCCAAGGTGGGATCCGCTTTCGTCGCGGGTCACGGTAAGTACACCATCAAACAACCCGCTGTCCAGGCTGCGGTGATCGACGATAAAGATTCGTTTGTTTTCCACGCGGGCTCGCGTGCGTAGAAAGTCCAGCAAGTCGGCAACACCCTGCACGTTCAGGTGTGCTGTCGGCTCGTCCCATATCTCGCAGTCGCACATCACGCCTGCGTAGTCGCTGACCAGCTTCATCATGCCAACCGTAGTCGCTATCCGCAGACGCTGCACCTCGCCGCCGCAGTATGATTCCCACTTCGACGCAATCTCCGAACCCGGAGGTGCGATCATGGTCTGCATGCCGTGGGATAAAGTGCCGGCCTTGGTTTTGCGTTCGACGACGAACTCCACATTCCATCCGTCCAGGCCGAGGGTCGCCACGTCGCTGTTCACGTGCGTTTCAAGCTGACGGAGAGCGTCCTCCATGATGCTCAGCCGCAGGTTCTTGAAGCCGCGGGTGGCCCAGAACTCCATGAACCGCTCATTCCGCTTCGCCACCCGCAGGTCGAACAGGCAGTCCCGCATGCTTTCGCCGAGGGCTCGCATGTTCTCCAGAGTTTCCTCATATTCCAGGGTGCGTTCACCGCTGGCACTAGCAGTCGCCTCCAGCCTCGCGATATCGGCCCGCACATGACGCAGATCGGCCTCGGATTGCTCGCGGGCGGAATCGGTGCGGCGTACCTGGGTCTCCATCTCCTGCCGGGACCGCTGGAGGGTACTGACCGTGCGGTCATGCCCCGCCACCGTCTGGCGGATTTCGGTGAGGGATCGGCGGGCCTCAGTTTCAACGGTCTCCAGTTCCTGCCGTTTGGTCTTGGCCGCGGCCACCTTGTTCGCCCGCGTTGCAAGCTCGGTGTCGAAATGATCTCGCGACACCACCTGCCCGCACTCCACGCAGCGGGGGAATGCCCGCTTCAGGCGTTCTACCTCGCCGCTCAGGCGTATGATCTCGGTTTTCTGGGCGGTTACCTTGGCCGACGCCCCGGCCTGTGCCGCCACAAGGTCTTCCACCTGTATCTGGGCCTCACGTCTCGCCGCTGTGGCCTCGTCTACGGCCCGCTGGGCTATGTGTACCTTTCGCCGCATCCAGGCCACGTCCCGCCGCATAGAGGCTATGTCGGCCTCGTATTGGGTCGCTTCGGCCTCCAGGCGTGTACGGTCTTCCTCAAGCTGACGGCGGCTGCGGGTGATAATGGCGTCGAGGCTCGCCAATCGGTCGGCCACCTCCTCGTAACGGCCCTTCACCTGGGCTTGGTTGGTGCTGGCCTCCGCCGCCTTGATGGCTGCGGCGTTAGCGGCGTCCCTGGCTCGGGCAGCACACTCCTGCCAATAGTCCAGGCCAAGAACGAAACTGAACAGGGCCAGTTTCTCGGCGGGTAGCAGGTCAACGAAGTGGCGGGCGAACTGCCCAACCAATGCTGCGAAGCTGAAGCAATCGAAGTTCAGACCGATGGCTTGGTTCGCTGCGTCCTGATCGATTTCCTGGCCGTCGAGGGTGATGCTTCCGGGCTGCGTAGACCGCCGCATGATATGCTGCTGGTTGCCCTTCAGGTACTTCACCTCGACCGCAGATGATCGCGGCCCGTTCCACGATGCCACTTCCCCGCCACGCAGGCCGCGTGACGTCTTGCCATAGAAACACCACGGGATGGACTCGACGAGGGTAGACTTGCCCGCACCGTTGGAATGTAGCTGGGGGGCGACGGTGTTGTCACCCCCAATCATGTATAATCCGGGACGTTCAGGAAGAACCCAGCGTGTTTCCTCGGCGAACGACTTGAATCCCTTCAGGGTGACTTCCTGTATATGCATCATTTCTCCTTGAACCGACTACCACGTGCGGTAGATGATCGGGTCGTCCACCCACACCACGCGGCGGGTATATCCGTGACGTTGCTCGATGTAAGACGGCGGCTGAACTTGCTTCTTGCAGTTTCGCTGCTCGATACGGGACGGCGGCTGTACCTGATGCCAGACACCGCACTCGCCGCACTTCCGCCACTCGGGAGCAGGAACCACGGTGATCTCATACGTTGATTCCACCCACACCGGGGCCGGATAGACGGTGACGTTGTATGTCGTCTCGTCCCACACCTCTTGCCACGCCGCATTCGCCGTTCCGCAAAGCAGCATCATGGCACAAATCAAACCAGCAAACCACTTCATGATGACCTCCACAAGTTAGTATAGACCGACTGCCGCCGGCGTTCAATCAACCACTACCGTCGCGGTAGTTTATTTCGTTATCGTCGTCATCTCCACCCGCAGACGCGTGCAGTAGCACGGCCTCACGTATGCCGCATGCAGCCGCCTGCTGAAAGAACCTAATTGCCTGGTCGGGGAACTCCGTGAACCGCCGGCGTACTGATTCCACGTCCTCGGTAGCCAGCCAGTTAAATAGGAAGTCCTGCACAGCATCATCTGTTTTCTCCCAGACGCTGCGTAGCTCCTCCAGAGCCATGTCCTGGTTCGACCGGCCACGCAGGAAAGCAATGCGTTCGTCTTCATTCATGATTTCACCTCAGCCGCGTATGCGGCGTCCTCCTCGGCCTGGTTTCGTAAACCAAGCTCGACGTCCCATGTATTACCTCGTTGTAGGCTACACCACATGAACGATACATTCTTCCCACTATCGGTTTTTACTACATAAGTTTTACCGCTAGGTCCGCACTCATCGATAACGCCATGTAGCCCACGATGTTCCGCGGGATCGCATAGGACTTCTTCGCCTACACTGAACGTAGTCATGATTTCTTTTTCCCACCTCGGCGTTCCTCAATCCAGCCTGTAGCCCACTTCCGAGTCACATTCTCCAGAGCCTCACTAGCCAGCTTGGATTCCTTCGCTATGCGGGTCACGTCCTTCGTCATCTTCTTGGCGATCACGTCGCCGTGCTTGGCCATGATTCGCATGTAGCTGGCATGGCTCGCGAGCTTACCCACTCCCTCAGCCAGAGCGTAACGGATGGTGTTCAACTGCGACAGAGTCATGGTCAAGGTGACCACGCTGGTTCGTTTGCTAGAATCAACGCTGATCTTCATGATCTGCCCCGCTTTTTCTGTTCCGGATTACCAGTTCGCACTGCCCGATGCCGTTCACCCATACGTTCCAGCACCATATCAGCCAGCGTGCCCTTAACCCAGGACCGCTTGGCGAAGAACTCGATTCTCAGTCGGGTTGCCGGAGGCGAGCAGCCGTTGTGATCGAAGAACGGTGTCTCGTTGCAAAAGTCGCCAACCTGATATTCCTTACCCCGATAGTAGATCGGGTCTTGGCCGCACCCAAGTGCGTCCAGAATATAGGCGGCCACCTCGGCTGTAACGTAGTTCGTCATGATTGGTCTTTCTTCTCTCGCCGGGCTGCTATCAGCTTATGCAAAGCATGCCGGGCAGGCGACTGTGGGTCTTTGACCTTCTCGACAGCATCCTTCGACTCCTGGCGGCGGGTCTTGCGTGCTTTGCTGATCTTCGCCTGGTCGCCGGCATCCAGAAGTTCTACGATGCGGACAGCCAATTCGGTGTAGCGGGCCGCAATAAGATCAGCATGAGCAATCCTACCCGCAGCCACCTCCTCGCTGGTCTTGCCAGCGGCGAGATCCTTCCGGACGTATCGCTTCGAGTGTCGCCGATAAGCTCGGGCTTGTTGCAGGGCCGCAAGCGTCGTCAGCAAATCGTAGCGGGACAGGTGCAGGAACATCAGCGGCTACTCCGGGTCGATTCGGCCATAATGATTTCGCGGCAAAAACTACATGTGTGGGAGTAAAACACGGCGTTCACGCACCCACATCGAACACAGGTCTCGTCTACAGAAACTCCACGCCTTATCAGACACTCGTAGCCGTCAGCGTTGGACGTTAGATCATCCACGGCGATCCAGTATTCGGACGTTCCGCGGCTCGCACACCACACGTCCCAGTTCAGGTACAGATCGCCGGGCTTCACCGCACCACGCCATACACGATAGTGTCCTATCGGCAGTTCAATGACCGCTGGTTTGCCCTCCCGTAGTGGATCGTTGCCGAACTCCTGCGTGATGACCAAGGTATTCATCGTTTGCCTCCGATGTTCACGCCAAACATGGTTTCACCGTGCAGGCAGCGGCAGCACGGGCACATGCACGCAGGCTGGCACGGCATGTTGCCAGGATGACCGATATAGCCCTTGTGGCCACAGCCTAGATACATGCACTGCACGCCGGTGCTGCCGTCATCCAGCTTGCAGGCCCGGTACGATGGGAAACCCGAAGGTGCTGTGCCGTCGCCGATGATCATACTTGCCTCTCGACGTAAGTTGTGGAATCTCCCCAGGCCACGCCGGTCATATCCATGCTGATTAATCCTGCCTTGCGAACGTAATGCGTCACCAGCAAGTCGTTCTCAGGTTCGGGCAGGTAACCTATCGGCAGGCCCAGTTCCGCAGCGAAGAGTCGCTCCTCTCGCAGACCGACCGATTCCTGCCATCCCTCGATCTCCGTGATCAGCATCGCCTGGCTACGTTCCAGCATCATGTGGTCGAACCGCTTCCAGTATTCCCAGTCCAGAGGCAGCCCGTGGGCCACAGCAATTGGGTGAGCATGCACGATAGGTGCGAACACGAAGCACCCGGCCCGCTTCAGAATCGATGCGCAGTGCGTCACGATCTCAAACCGCCGTCGCCTCACATCAGCGTCCTTGTGCGTGTACGGCGACGATAGGTAGATCAGCTTCCCTGTCATTCTTCGTTACTCCCTAATCCCATGCCCGGCCTTACGCATGGCGGTACGGGCAAATGATCGACGGTGCAGACCGTGTGGAACTCGCTGTGCTGCCCACGCGTCGTAACCTTGGATCCCAGGTAACTGGCGAGGTTCTCGGTAACCTCCTCCTGCGTTGCCTTCTTGCTCGTGTATAACTTCAACACCTTGCGAATCTCCTCAACCATGATTTCTCTGGTGAGGGTGATGTCCACCTCGTAGCAGTCAACGTCATCGTTGATGGGACTGATGCATCTCAGGTCGGTGGTGTGTGTTACAATCACAGCCCGCGCCTCCCTAGTATGCGACGGATGTCGGAAACTCCACTAATCGTGTTACCAACATTCCGAAACGGGGTCATGTTCCCTGGACGCAAACCGGATGAATTCGTCATCGGCGGTATTGGTTCCAGTTCCCGTTCCTCGGTGATCGGAGGCCCGCCCACGATGTTACCGTTTCGATTCTTCGCCGGGCGGGCAAGCAAATGCGTCACGGTGTCGTAACGAAGCACGTCGACCTGCTGACGGGTAGTTTTGTCCCGCACGCCGCGTCGCCATTCAGCAGGAATAGGGACGACATTGTCGTTGTCGTCGAATGCATGTCCCACCTCCCAGTCGATCAGCATGACTTCAGTCTCTTTGCTATCGCGTCCAGTTCATCGAGCTTAGCCTTTAACCCACGCCACGCCTGAAGTTCGGTATCGGCCATGAACCCTTGATCCTTCAAGCCGTCGCTCCACGCGACATAAACCCAATACCGACCGTTGGCGTACCGCGTAATATCGTAATTAGAGAATCCGGGCAGCTTCATGCACTGCCGCTTGATGCTGTTGATCTCGTTGGCTGGTGCCCGTCTACTTGTTCCCATTGCCGACACCTTACAGGTTATTTCTTATGCTATCCAGACACTTGGCTGTCCGCGTCAGCCGCCACGCCGATAGTCGCGGGCGGCTTCATTGTAGCCAGCCGCGTTGCCCTCGGCAATCACGTCCTGTAGAAACCACCAGTACTTCTTCTTGATTTCCTGCCAGGCCGTCTCACCAGCAATCAGCTTGGCGTACACTTCATCATTCGTCCCATCACACTCCAGGCAAACGAACGGGTTGCCGCCCGGAACGCCAAGCTGGCAACACTGCGGCGTATTGGTCATGATGAACCGCAGTACATCGCCCTCCACGAAGTCATGCCCGCACAGGGCACAGGCAAACTGGCGATGCCTCGACCACGCCACCACTGTTGCGGCGTCAACTACATGCTGCTCTCCGTCGCACATTCCCCTGGGCATGATTAATCCAACCGTTCTACCTTGTCCACAGTGTACTGCGATCCCTGCTGGGCCGGTGCAATCATGTACTGGTGATAATGAATCTTGACCTTGTGTCCGTCCAGGGCTTCCAGTTGCTGGCCGATGCCGTCGTCGCGGCTGGAGAACTCGAACACATTCGTGCCCTTGTCCTCGCCGGACTTCCGCAAGTTGAAGTCGGACAGCTTCAGTTCGCCCTCCCAGGACTTCCAGATCACGCCCTTATTACTGATCTTGTAAAGCTCGCCTGTACGCGAACCATCCGAATACTCGGGCATGAAACCGCCGCCTAGCTTGATGGCGGCACAGGACGGGATGAGAATTAGGGCTGCGATAATAACCACGATGCCCAGCTTGGCATTGCCGTCGAGGCGTCTGGGGGACTGATAGGAACGCGTAATGATCTCCTTGGGTCTGGTGTGCCTCGCGTTACGTTACGCCCGGCTGATCATTCAGACACAGATGATTCTAGACGTCGCCGCGTCAATTGCCGGCCTACGGTTTCCTCCGGGTTGGCCCGTGGAAACTGCGGGCCGGCCAAGCACGCCTTGCCCGCTGCCTTCAGGTCGTCGCTGATCTGGTCGGCGTTGCTGGCGCAGTAGTGATTGAACAGGTCACCGGGCGGCAGACGCCGGGCGGCCAAGTCCATCGGGCTCATGTGGTGAACATCGCGTTCCACGAGCCTGCACCCGCACAGCACGGCCCTTTGGCGTTCGGCAAACTCCTGCACCCGCCGGCGGCACTCGTTCCAGGTGTCAAACTCGGCCCGCTTCAGCCGCACCTCGATCTTGATCATGTCGCCGGGGTTCACCCGCATATCGGTAAGCCGGTCGGTGCCATCGATGACCAGCTTCCGCTTGGCCGGGAACGGCGGGTTGATATCCTCGTAGTCCCGACCACTGTCGAAGATCACCCGCGGTATGTATTCATCGCCGAAGTCAACGTGGTACGGTGCCCCGACATACTCGATGTTCGCCAGCCGCTGCGGAACATGAACGTCCCCGCAGTATACCCTCGCCCGCGTACCCGAGAACGTCGAAGTCGGCAGGCCATCTAAACGCTTCCCGCCGCCGATACTGGCCCCGTGGAATGTCTGGTGGGCGAATATGTAGTCGAAGTCGGACATCCTGTAGCCTTCGGCGTACTGCCGCACAGCCCGCGTGTGAGGCAGGAACAGGCACTTGGACTCGCCGAGGGTGCGCTTGGTAGGCTCCAGAAAGAACTCCACGCCCGTATGCCGCAGCCAACGGAAGTAGGGCACGTCGGGGTTCACGTAATCGTGGTTGCCCATCAGAACGATAGTCGGAGCGGCGTCGTCGAGGAGTTTCAGCCCATCGGCAATAGCGTTCGCCAGGGCCGAAGAGTGTCGATCCTTGGATTCCGTCAAATCCCCAAGGATTATGATATAGTTCACGTGCCGCCGCGTCGCCTCACCCGCCAGCCACTCAAAGATTCTCAATCGATAGGCGTCTCGCAGGTTATCGGTCTCGTGCAGGTCGCTGGCTATCAGTAAGTTCATGATGGTTCCTTAACTCCGTAGCGGAACGGGCTTGTGATGTAGCCGTCAGTTCCTTCGCATAGTTCGGGCGTGTTCAGGTGGCGGATACATTCACGATACTTGTTGTATCGGGTGCTGTCCACCCGTACTAACAGACACCCGCACCGTTCACATCGCGGCTGAATTGATTCCGCCATTCGTCACCACGCCATAGTATGTGATCAGCAGGGCGTCGCATACCGCCATTTGCTCCTTCTTCGTCTTCTGCCACACGTCCAGATCGGGCATCAGTTCCTGAGCCCGCTTGCGGATATCCTCTTTGTGTTCAGCCTGGAGCAGTGCTTTGACCGCCTTGGTCGTCCGTGTGCTGCCGTCCTGCTTGCGGAAGTCCACGGGCACTGGCTTGCGGGTCGTCGGGATGTTCATGGCCCGCTGCCAAGTGGCGGGCTGCACCTTAACCGGGATGATATCCAGAGCTGTCATGAACGCCAGAAGTCGCCCGTAACCTACGCCAAACTTGAATGCCCCAGCCACGCCCATCGCATAGGCATGCACGGCCTCGATGTAGACGCTGACGTTGCTTGGATCCGCGATATGCTGCCGCAGCCAAGCCCACAGTTCGTCGTTCCCTTCGGGCATCCGCTTGACCAACATGATCGCGTTGGGTCCGGTCTCGGTGACAGCCAAGCCACCGTTCATGCCGGGATCGATACCCATGATCAGTCTGCGTTCGGGAGTGATCACCTCACGCCAGTCGGTAGTTTTAATGCGGCGGCGTTCGGTCACGCGGTCTCCAGTTTATGCACCAGCCGTAGAAGCTCGATACCGACGTCCTTCAGGTCTGGGTAGTGCTGGCTTGCGGCAGCATAGGCCACAGCAGCCTCGCGGCACGAGGCGATGTGGCCTATGCTGCCACCACTGTCCAGACGCAGTACGAAGTACACGGCGTTCGGGTCGCACGTCGTACCATCGGCCTTGGTGACCTTATACCGCTGGTGAAGTCCGTTAGGATTCTCTTCGGCTGTTGGTATCATCCTATCTCATCCCTTGGGGTTCGGTTGCTCGGAACTTCACGATCACGCATGGCGTTGATCGCCTCCTGTGCCTTGCCTACGTTGGCGAAGGTACGAATGCCATCAGTCTTGGCCACGTGATGCCGGCACCAGCCCGCACCATCGATAGGGAGATGCAGGGCTGGGTTCAGTTCGCAGTGCTCGGCCTCGGCGTTGTGGTTGCCGCTACAGTCGCTCTCCCTGTAATGAACACAGGTCGAACAGCAGCGTACCGGGTCATGGTAACCCATCTCATCCAGCAGGGCCTTCACCACGCTATCGTTCTTACTTCTCACCTTCGACCTCCTTACGAATCTGCTCGCACTAAACCACCGTTTCGTATCTTCACCAGCATCGGGTCACCGTGCCGCTTGAACCGCTGGTAGTGCTTCCGACACATTCCTAATTCAAAGGACTGATCACCACAAAAACATACTACACTAGTTTTCCGCTTTCCTCGTTTCCCGTGCTGCCAGTGCCACTTAGTATGACATCGCGGGCATAGCGTCATTCGGTTAGACGGATCGTTGTTCTCTTTGTCGCCATCGATGTGATGTGTTCCTAACCGCTTCCGCTGTCGTTTGCACATCTCGCACCGCCGTTTCTTCGGCAGTTTGCTGTTCCTGGTTGCTACGGTCTCCAGAGACAGCTTCGGCACCTCGATCAGCTTGTAGCCGATGCGCTCGTTACGGCACAAGGCGACCTGCCGGTCGGCGGGCACGTGCGGCGTCTCGTTGCCGGCACCGACATAGGTCTGCTGCGATACGCCCCACACGTAGAAGGGCATGATGTATTCACCGTCCACGATCACGTGAACCGTATCGCCGGGTTTCGGTAAGGTAATCATCCTAAGTCTTCTCCACAGTTATTACAGCGCATGTCAGGCTCCAGGGCGTTCACGTTATACCACACCACGCCGCCTGGATGATTTCGCACGCGGCACCAGAAATTCGTCCAACCCGTGCAGCCGTCGAACAGGTATAGCCACCAACTTAAACTAAACCATTTCATCATCGCATCCACAGGGTTGTTGCTAAATCACCCGGCACTTCGCGGGCCAGACGCACCTTGAAGTCGGGGAACGGTACGTCATACACAACCAGTCCAGACACGGTGGCGTTGTACGCGTTGCAGATACGTGGTATAGTGTCTGCTATGGATATCACGTGTAACCTCTGCGGCGTTCCTCAACCGACCACCGAATTTTCGGGACTACGCAACCGTTCGTATAGATGTAAAACGTGCTGCACAAAAAGGAAAAACGAGTGGCGACGTCAGGTACGGGTTGCTGTACTACAAATGCTCGGCGGATGTTGCTGCAAATGTGGGTACAACAAACATCCTGAAATATTACAAGCAGATCATATTGTTGCTATCGGCGGCGGACGTCATAGAACTGGTGATAACACGGTCAGGGCCTATAAAAACCCCGAACTCTACCAACTCATGTGCCCAAACTGCCATGCTCTGAAAACTATCAAGGATAAGATCATTCTTCGGAACAAACAGACTAAACATTCAACGCCAAAGGCTACACCCGCCGCTTAGAATGACCGACATCACCACGTCGCTCGGCACGTCTGGAAGCAGTTGTATCCTAAGATTCGTAAACTCAACATCATAGACCTTCAGCTTTGGTACGATCACTCGCGTACCACCCATCGCACGCCATTGTTGGAGTGGGATATTCCACCCATAACCATATCCAAAACTGCCCCATCCGATGGTCTTGCCGTTGCGGGACAGTGCGTTGTTCAGCAGCTTCGGCCCGCGATGTCCGTAAGCCTTCCAGATCATTCGCAGCGGAACCACAATCACGTCTTGCATTAGCCTGGCAATTTCATGATATAGCTCGGTCTTACTCTCAGCCTTCGAGACCTGGCAGTGGTGATGCCAGAACCAGTAGCATAACTGGTAGCCGCGGAGGCAGAAGTCGGCGTCCTTGCGCAGGCGGCTCTGATAGATGATCGCCTGGTCAGTGTTGCCGACCGACTTGCTCTCGAAGAACAGCCGGCGGGAATACTGGATGTCTGGACAAATCTCGCAGCGGCAGTCCGTCCGGAGTCGCACGCTGCTGGTGAGGCATGCGGTTGCTTCCTCCATGAAATCGCCCACCATCACGCGACACATACCGTGCGTCATCTCTTGCGTATCAAACATCATACGTTGACGTTCAACTGATCTCGGCTTCGGGAGTTGGTGTCGATTCAGCCTCATGATATCGTCTTTCCGTAACAACTCTTGCGTATTAGCAATAGCTTTGCTACAATAAAGCAAAGGAGATAACTATGTCCCGCCACGCCATACCACTTGATGTTAGATTCCACACTGTGCCCAAACGCCGAAGAATCGGAGGATGTTTGATCTGGATGGGCGGAACCAGAAGTGGCTATGGAATGATAGGATCCGGTGGCACGAACTCGAAGCCACTGTACGCCCACCGCGTCGCTTATGAACTCGCTTACGGCCCAATACCGGATGGTATGTATGTCTGTCACCACTGTGATAACCCACCGTGCGTCGAGCCTACACACCTGTTCCTCGGAACACAGCAAGATAACGAAGACGACTGTGTTTCCAAAAGACGGCACATGCACGGAGCCACCCACTATAACGCTAAGATGACTACACCCCAGGTTATTGAAGCTCGTCTCCTTTACGCGACTGGTGAATTTGGGTACTACCGACTCGGAATACGATTTAACGTCAACCCCACAACGATTCGTAACATCATCAAGGGCTATACACGACAGCTTGAATAGACGTTCAAAATGGGACATCGTCCACCCTACCACGGTTCGCGGCTATGGTTCGCAGCCTAAGATTCCTATAAGAACAGTTCGCCCTATTCTTATCTCGATGATCTACATCGTAACCATCCGGTATTAGTTTTCGGCGAACGGCCATGTAAACTAATCTGTGAACCATAGCACCCTTGCGGTGACCGTTCCAGTAGATGCGGACGCTGGGGTAACCATTACGGTCTAAATCCTGCTTGAGGATGACCCACTGCTTCGTCCACTCGTGACAAACCTTGCGGTGCTTACGAACCACGCCGGTTATCGGATTGACCTTGAGATGACCTTCCTCGATCAGTTGTAGTATTTGATCATCGGTCATCCTGCGGTATTTGCGCTCGCGGTAGTTTCGCAGCTTCTCGACGTAGACTGCGTCGGTTCGCCATTTGCCGCCGCAGGCAAGGCACTTCACCTCGGAATACTTACTGGCCACCTCGTCGCCGGTCGTCGATGTAGCCACGAACCGCCGCGTGCAAACGTAGTTACTCCGGGTTCTACATCCCGGCAGACAGCGGCAGCCTTGAGCCATAGTCTCATCCCTTGGTATTCCTGATGAATGGGCGTAGGAACCACCAGGGACGGCGTTCGGGCTGACCTGGGATATGGTGAACGAGACCCCACAGCCTGTCGTATTGTTGCTCGCTGAGCTTCAGGCCGTTAACGGCCCGGATAAATGCCCACATGGTTCTCAGCGAGTCCACGGTTCACCTCTGTGGTTTAATCTCATGCGACGGTCGATGATACGTCGGGCCACACGCGATGCGCAGTCCAGATCTTCGGGCGACAGAATACCTTGCTGTACAAGCTGAATCATGTGCATCGCCGCCTCATGAATCTTCGGATCATTCTGGTAACGCCGTTCGTCGTCCTCGGCCTGGCAGTTCAACGGGTCGTCGTCCATATCATTCGTACCTCGGCTTTATTAACCACAGGTCGGGTCGGCCCTGAACTGATGTGATGCTAATAGAATGGGCGAAGGGAAACATGGCCTTCGCCTGCTCCATCGCCTCGCCCGTGGTTTTGCCCAACACGATATGAGAATCGGGACGCGTGCTATCGTAAATCTCCGGTGATGACTCCAGCACGCCGCGGACGACGAAGCCCACCACGTATCCTACAGCCACCGCAATTCCGGTTACGATCCACATGGCCGTCACCTCCTAGCGACGTCCGCGTCGTGCCGCCCAGCGAGCAAATAGGCCCTGGCGTTCGCGCCCGCCCCGTGACGATCCGTACTGATCACCCTGCGGTGTCGTTTCAGGGGCGACGGCTGGGGGCGTCTGGCCGACTTCGCGTCGGGCCTCGGCTGTTTGCAGGGGATGCGTGATAGCCCGCACAGCGTTTGCCACAGGGCCGTTGGGTCGATTGCCCACGAATAACTGGCAGAACTTGACCCCGTTGTTGTATGACGCTGCGGCCCCGGCGTAGGTAAAGTTGCCGGTTGTATTGCACGCCAGCCAGCCACTGCTGATAGCTCCGCCGTCGCAGCCGCCGAAGTCGGCCCATGATCCCCTGGGCAGGAACGCGAAGTCGTTCCCGGTGTGGTGATGCATGCCGTAACTGGCACGATAGTCGGCGCAGGCCATCGCACCCTGCGTCATCGCTGCGTCCCGCTGGAATGCAGGCATACCGTGCTGGGCACGAATTGCGTTCACTTCATCGAGAGCATCGGTCGCGGCATTGGCAATGCCCGCAATGCATACGACCACAAAGAACAAAACTGACTTCATCATCTTCTTCCTCCTAATGGTGAAATTCGCCTTAGCTACCGTACTTCGAGAAGTTCGGCGAGAATGACTCCTCGATCTTGTCCCACTCGGCCCGCACCACTGCGGACATACGCTTGGATTCGCTAATGTACATTTCACGCGGCTGTTTGTCCAGCCACTTCAGGTACGTTCCAGGTTTTCGTTCATCGAACAGTTCCCACTTCTTCACCTCAACTAACCAGTCTGCCATCGATTCGATGTCATCGATGCCGTAGTCAAAGATCACGGGGAACTCGCACTCGCGGAACGGCGGGCCACACTTGTTCTTCTTGCACTTGGCCTTGATGCGAACACCGACCACGCGTTCGATGCCGTTGACCGAGCGTTTGATCTGGCCAATATGCGACAGCCACACCACCCACGAAGCGTAGAAGTCCAGGGCTTTGCCGCCGGCACGCGTCGCCTTCTCGCCGAACGATACATTCAGCTTGTCGCGTAGCTGCGAGATGACTATCAGGGTCACCTTGGCGGAGTTCAAAGGGCCGGCCAGGGTGCGGAAGAACTGTGACATGCGTTTGGCCTTCGCCATACCGTAACTGGCCTTGTCCATACCGCCATCCAGTTCGGCCTGATCGCTCAGGGCATCAAGGCTATCGATGATATACAAGCCTGGCACGCGACGGCGTTCACACTCGGCAATGAAGTCCTTCACGTCCTGAAAGAACACCTCGACGATACGGCACTCCTCGACGAAGCTGATTCTGTCCATCGGCAGTCCCATGCGGCGGGCATAATTCACATCGAACGCGGCCTCGGCGTCGTTATATCGCGTGATGCCGGTCGGATAGGCGATGGAAAAGTTGGCACACGCCTCGATGCATACGCCTGTCTTGTTCGTTGACTGCCAGCCAGCGAAGTTCACCACGCGGCCTTCAGGGAACGCTCCGCCACCACCACCACCAATCTCGCAGTCCAGAAGGGTACAGCCCGAACCGAATCGTTTAACACGGATATCCTCCATGTCGCCCGTGAGCCCGTAGGCCCCACCGTCGCGTACCAACGGCTCGTCATCGGTATCGCGGGCGGTCTTGCGGCGAGTAGCCTTAGCCGTGCGACGTGGGGCTGCACGTGACCCGCGGGCCGGTGTTTCATCTTCGGTTGACTCGACGTCTTCGTCCTCTTCCTCACGCTGCGGAGGTGGGGGCGTTGCCGTTACGAGACGTCGTCGAACTATTTTCTTCGCCATGATCTAACCTTCCTGATGCCCCGTATGCACAGTCCTATGAAGAAGACATACAACATTCCGGGTGCGGTCAAAATGATGAACGGGAAAGTCCAAATCTTGTGAACTTTCTCCGCCTCGTCGCATACGTCTAAAAACCAGTTCATAGTTACCTCGGCTGACTAGACACGATCACGGTTGCTTTCCCGTTTCCGTAGTCTGATACCGCATCCGCATCTCGACGCCTGACATACCACAGCGAGGACAGCGTTGCCTGATGGAATCGTACTTGAACCAGTACGGCATGAAGAAGCACGGATGCGGTAGGCCACGGAGGCGTTCGCCTGGATCCATCCGGTCAGCACTCGCCTGTCGAAGAAGTAGATCGATCTCGGCATCGTCATTATCGACAGGCGAGGTGACCGGACTCGCTGGAACCATAGCTCATGATCTCCATATAAAGCGAGCCCGGCTATTTCGGAATCGCCGCCGGGCGGGGCACGTGCAGGCCCCTCAGAGACCGTCGTCATCTGCATGCCTGCACTTGTTCATTCTGCCGTAGAACGATCATATCGTTCGCGCCTGCATGTCGTTGACGCATTGCTGGCTTAACCGTTTTCGATACCATCGGTCGCTACGAGCTACCTACTGCATCGTTCGTATCTAACCACCTCCGCTATCACCGTAGTATGCTAGGTAGGAGTGCAAACCCAGCGCGTCTACGAGCACATCGTCGTCTGATCCAAGAACAAACCCGTCGCTTCGCAATCGGGTGGTGAAGGCTGGTCTCGCAGGCAACCCTGCCGCCTTGCGTTGACAGGCCATGCTGCGGTCGAGTGGAACGCCCATCAGGTGTGCTCAAGCGCGTCCATCCCAATCCGTCCTGATTCCGGCCAGCCCTCACCACCCGCCTCTCCCCCACTGGGACTGAGAGGCGAAGCCTTGCGGCTACCCACCAGTCTACCCGTCGCCGGGTTTTCCTTCTAGTGCAGGTAGTCGCAATCATTCGGTTCAGCTTTCGCTGCGGCGGCGTCCCTCGGCCACGCGATCCCGCAAGCTCGTGCGTGCGGGCGGGGCGTCGTCGGCATCGGCGTCGCGGCTTCGGCTGCGGGTCTCGCGGGCCGGTGGGTCAGTAGCCTCCTCGGCAGCACGGCTGCTGCGGCGGCGGGCTGGCGGGGCGTCGTCGTGGCCCGTGTCGCGGGCTGGCGGCGGGTCACGGTCGTCATCGACGTCCGCGTCGGCTTCTCGGCTGCGGCCCCCGTTGCGGCCAGCACGGGCCGGTGGCGGGTCATCGTCGTGGTCGTCGCGGTCGCGTCCTCGCCCACGTGCGGGCGGCGGATCATCATCAACGTCAGCGTCGCGTCCCCGGATCGCCGGTCGGCGGGCTCGGTTGTCGTCATCGTCGTCGGCGATATCGCGTGCTCGGCTACGGCTGCCGCGATCACCATCGTCGTCGTCGCGGGCGTGCCTGCGGTCGTCACCGCGATTTCCACCGCCTCGGCGATCATCTCCACCTTCGTCGCGGTTGCGGCGTTGCCCGGCCAGAGCAGCCTTGATGTGCTCATAGTCGTGGAAGGTGAGAAGCTCGGGAATCGGATTCTCGGCGATGGTACGCAACCAGTCGTCCTGACGGTCAGGGTTGTCGCTCAGCGGCGTGCTGCGGCGAGCAATGGCGATGCCACCGTACTTCGTCTTGATGCCGGTGCCGGTCACAGAAAACTCGATGTCGAATCCCTCCTCGGGATGATCGATGCACACGGCTTCGCGGGTTTCCTTGTCCATGCTCAGCTTGTTCAAGTCGCGGTCCATCGACCACGCCATGTTCCAAAGCTGCGGGCCACTGTTGCGTTCGTCGCGGTCGATCACGTATGCGATCACCCGCTTTGTCGGCTGAAGGTTGCGGATGTAATCGTCGAAGTCCTTATCCGCCATCGACATCCCAGCAGCACCCAGTGCGGCGACGCGTTCACGCTCTTCGCACACCGGGCAGGCTTCGCCCTTCATCTTCTTCAGGCAGAAGTACTTCTGATTGTCCGCGCCCACGCTGAAGTGAACATAGACCTCCAGGCCAAAGTCATCGGCACCTTCCGGATCCCAGTCGTCGGAACGTGTGGGATGGACGATCCCCAGTTCTTCCAGCAGATGATCGTTCCACGACGGCGGGCAGATACGCAGCCGCCAGTCGCCCTCCTTGATGGAGACGACGTCAACATCGCTGCGGAACAGCGAGTCGAAAGCACCACCGCTCTGGTTGGCACGCCGCTGTACGGTGGCCGATGAGCGTTCGCGGTATTGAAAACCGCCGCGATTTCGGTCGTTGCCTCTTGTAGGCATGGGTTCACCTCATTGGTTACAGGTTCTTGGTTCCAGCGTTACGGGTCGCCTTATCGTCCCGCTTGCTACTCCTACACTAAACACATCTGCCGTTGGCTTCCGCGATCATTCTCGCGAGGTGCTGTTCATGCGACGTCGCTGGTCCGCCACGGCTTGGCGGGCCTCGTCACCTGCACGTTCTTCGGCGGCACGTCGGTCACCGGCGAGGCTTGCGTTGGCCCAATAGCCTGCGGCGTACAGATCGCCGAGAGACTTGAGCATGTAGCCTCGTTCTTTCCATGCATCACGTTCGGCCTCAGCCATCGCGGCGTCACGTTCAGCTCGAATATACTCGTGATGTGCATCGATTCGTTCGGAGTCTGTCGTGAGACGAGCATCGATCTGAGCCTCCGTAACACGTCCACCCTCGGCGGTCAGTTCCTCGCGGATAGCAAGGGCACGTTCGGCTGCGACCACCTTCATTCTGTCCTTCGCAAAATCACGCACCGAGGCGAGCCTCGCAGCTTCCTGGCCGGCATTCAGTGATTTCTCCGGCTGCTCGCAGACCTCGCGATCCAGGGCGTGCTTGTCGATGCGAAGGTTGCTTCGCGTTGTCGTTCGTTCGTTGGTTGGCATAACCGTTCTCCTCTGCCTACACTAGACACGTTGAATTTTTCTTCGGGGTCGATAAACCAAAATCACCTCTACCTTATCATTGTTGCCCTGCGTGCGACTCGTTTGCTGATTCCAATTCCACAACCCACGAGGGTACAACTCATCCACTAATGAACACGTGTTGATTCGTACCACCACGCGTGCGTTCTGGAACCGCGTCAGGATTTGGGCCAGCCGCGTATGATGTTCTCGCGTGAACTTGTGCCTATACACATCACCATCTTCGGGCCACGGCGGGTCGCAGTAGATGGCGTGCTCGGGATCATCCTCGCAGGTCTCTAGAAACTCGAAGCAGTCCATACACGTGAAGTTACATCGCTGGATGACCTTCCGCCACGCAGCCAGGCTCTCGACGGCGGAGCGATACCGCGTATTAGAATCACCACCGTTCGCGTTCCACCGCACCGACAGGTTGCCCGTGAACTCCCTGTCGCCGCCAGCATTCCCACTGCGGCCCATCCAACAGGCGATGAAGTACTGCCTCGCAGCCTCGTAGTTCAGCGCGCGGGCACCCATAGGAATCAACTGATCATTGTCCGTGTCAGCCGAGGTAGCCTGAGCGTGTGCCAGCGTCTCCGGATGGAACAGTTCGTCCCGCAGACTTTCGATCATGGCCGGTCCCAGCGTCGCGTCCTTCAGCACCTGGGCGAGGTTGATCATGTGCCGGTGCATATCATTGCAGACGATGGATCGGGCCTGGATGTACAGCACCTCCGACAATCCGCCGCAGAACGGTATACCCACCCACTTGAAGCCGGTCAGATGCTCACCGATGCGTTCGGCAACCGTTCTCGCGGATCCGAACCAAGGCACGACGGTCTTAATCTTTGGAAGGCTCACGCTGGGTCTGCCGTTGGTTAATAGTGATATTCGGTGCGGCAATCTTCATGGCATCAATGCGTCGGGACAACGGTGATGTTGGCTGACCGTCATCCCCGTAATTCACATCGCACTTCAACCCAGCACGAGCCAGAGCCTGAGCGATCACCTCAACGACAGTCGACTTCCCCGACATCGCGGGGCCAGTCACGGTAATGTATAAGTGCTTCGGCACAGGTTTCTCCTTGGGAGGTTCGGGCTTCACGCACCACATACGCACAGCGTCCAGCATGATGCTATCGGTCACCATGTTCGTGTTCCGGCTACCAGCCTTCAAACCACGTGCCGCCCGGTACAAGGCGTTTGGTGTAATCTCATCCGGGCGTTTGTCCCGGCAGAACGCCCGCACGCGAGTCCATTCGATAGCAGTAAGGCTGTTGATCATTTCAGCAGTACGCGGGCCAGCATGACGTACAGTTCGGCATGTTTGTTGGCAGAGTAAAGCGGCCCCGGCAGGAAGCAGTCCATCACCTCGATGGCCGCACCAGCCGCGGCTGGGTTCTTGGCGTTGCGGACGATGGACGCGAAGTACTGCACGATCTGGATGCGGATGCCCTCGGGGTCGAGGTTGCTCAGGCCGCCTAGCACCTTCATGGCCTTCTCCCAGGAGATTCCGCCCTTGCTCATGGCAAGGCATAGCTCTCGCAGGTCGGGGTTCTCATACGCACCCTGCAACAGCACCGCTGCCTCGCGGCGATCCTCGGCAGTTCGACACTTGTCGAGATTCGTTAAGGCCATACGCGGACTGCCGTCCGACTCGTGGGCAATAAGATCAAGGATATCGTCGTCGAGGTTCAGCTTCTGCTCTTCGTTCACGATTTGCAGCAGGACGAACAGGGTCTTGGCATCCAGCGGTTCGAGATTGTAGCTCGCTCCGCGGGTCATGATGGTGGCCGGCACCTTGCCACTGACCGTGGTGCAGAAGATCCAGTACCCGTAGGGTGGCGGCTCCTCGGCTGACTTCAGCAGGCACTGCCAGGCCTGCCCCGACAAAGCATGTGCCTCGTCCACGCAGATCAGCTTCTTGCCGCCGGCGATCATGGGCTTGTACCGCATCCACTCGACCAGTTCGCGGGCCTTCTCGGCACTGCTGTAGACCGGGCCGTCGACCTCCTTGTAGTCCATGAGCAGGTCGTTGCCGCCGCACACATAATTCCTGATAGCGCGGGAGAACGTGGTCTTGCCCAGGCCGCTCGGCCCGGTGAACACGAAGCATCGTTTGCTTCGTGAATCCAGAACTGCCTTGACGCTGGTACTGATAGACTCGTGGCCGAGGATATCATCGAACGTGCCGGGACGGTAGATGTTACAAAAGTCCGCTTCGGGCGATGGTGCAGGCTTCTCAGCCTTGGCCGGTATCAACGATTCCTGCGTGTTGCGTGTCAGTTTGCGGCGTTCCGCCATTGGGTATCTCCTTAAGTTCAGCGACAACGGTTACATGCCGCAATTGCCCGTATTGGTCTCTGCTGTATACGTGGACGACATCGGCCACGAGGTAGTTTCTTTTATCACCGTCTATCTGGACACCTTCACCGATCCGCGGCGGGGAGTCCTGATTCACGCTGTCGGTACGGTCATCGGAATATCCTAAGATAACTTTCATTTGAACTTTGCCTCCATGATCTTCCAGTCAGCCAGGACTACGGTTGATCTCCGGCGGCTCTCCTCCACATGACTGGCTGCACGCATAAACTCAAGCTGATTGGCAAGGCGGCGGGCCTGGTCGCGTTCGGCCTTCACAGCGTTGTAATCGCTGCGTGCCTGTTTGCACGTGTGCTCGATAGACCGTACACGATCCGACCAGTACGGCGGCGGATCGTTCGGGCCTAGCTCGTTCAGCATCTCCGATACTTTCGACCGCTGCGACACGGTCATCGGAACCTCGCACAGGAAGTCGACCAAATCGCGGAATCTATTTGTGGCGTCAATCATCATAACTCCTCGTCAATCATTCCCATGCTGAGTGCCTGCCTGTGCCAGTACGCGTTGAATGCTTCACCCTCGGCGTCAACCTCACCGATGGCCTCGGCCATCAGGTCGACACCGCTGGCCTCCAAGGCATCCCGCAGTCGTATCAGCTTATCCGCCGTGGGATCCTTGGAACAGAACAGGTCGGTGGCAGCCTCGGCGATCTTGTACAGGTGATACTTACGAATGACCTTGCCCTTGCGGGCACGTTCAGATTCGGGCAGGTTGTATTCGCCGCGGGGCAACTTACCGGGGTGCAGGAGAAGATCGCGGGGCAGGCCCAGGCGTAGCCTGTGGTTCGCTGCACTGCGGCTAATGCCGGTCTCGGCCATGATATCGCTGGCCGTCAGGGCGGGCGGCTCGGGATCGCTGATGGGGATACCGGGGTATCGCTTCTCCCACTCGGCCTCGATTTCCCGCTGTCGCTGCTGAACCGTGTCGTGATCTTCGCAGTTGCCGTTATGCCGCAGTTGCTGGTCGTTGTCTTCCCACGCCTGAATAAGGTCGGCGTCGGCCAAATCCACCAGGGCCGGTTCGGCGTCGAGCAAGTCCACGAGGCTGCCCTTGCGTAGCTCACGCCTCATGGAACGGGGACGGTAGGTCGTGCTACACGCACGTGAATCGTACCTCGGTGGCCGAATTGGGCGGGTTCGCTGATAGTTCATGGTTGTTACTCCCATGCCTATCTAGACACGGCTACGGAATATCATGTTCAGGCTTCGTCGCTATACCACGTCCCGATAGCCTTCTGATTCGACCAGTTGGAACCGATAGAAACCTCCACGCCCAGCGGGCATGCCTTGATGTCCCAGTTCTCGTAACCGGGGTGCAACATGGTTTCAACCATTTCGGCCATCACGTCGTCGGCGGCCTCCTTCTTGGCGAAGGTCGTCAGGTCGTCGTGAATATTCATATTCATCACCAGGGCCATGTTATTGTCCCGCAGGCCCTTCTGAGCCAGCCGATTGCCGGCGTCCACCACAAGGTCGCTGGCACTGCCCTGAATAGGCGTATTAGCGATCTGGTTGATCGACAGCGGCCCGCGGCGGCGACGCCCGTTCATGCAGGTGACATAGCCGTTCTTCTCGTAGTCCGACATCAGCTTGTTCTGCCATGCCTTGACATCACGATACTCAATCCAGAATTCCTTTTCGATGTCCTCGCAGGTTCTCTCCACCTTCTTGCGGACGCTTTCGGCCCTGTCGCGGTCGAACTGTGACATGCTGGCCAGAACGTTGCGGGAGGCAGTCGTATGGATGGCACCGTACAGAAACGGGAAGGTGATCAGGCTCTTGATCGCCGAGCGTGCCTTCTTGATATCACCGTGACCGACCAGTTCCAAATACAACGGCACGCCCTCGCTGAGCATGATCGCGTACTTCATGTGAATGTCGGCCCGTTCGCGGACAGCCTTCAGCAACCGCTTGTCGCCCGACATTTGGGCCGCCACGCAGACTTCCAGTTGCTTCATATCGGCGGATACAATGAGCCAGCCTTCAGGGGCCGATACCATCTTCCGCACCTCGGCGTGTTCACGCTTGGGAAAGTTCTGCATATTCGGGCCGTCAGACGACAGCCGCCCGGTATCGGTGAACGTCCCATTGAAGTTGGCATGCAGATTGCCGTCCTCGTAAACCAAGCTACCCGCACCGGCACGCATGGGCAGAAGATAAGTATCGCGTATCTTCGTCCACTCGCGGAACTCGCTGATACTGTGGGCCAGTGGCGAATCAATAGTGCTGAATACGCTGCTATCGGTCGTGAAAACTTCCTCGCCGTTGGCGTCCTTGCGGTACAGGGCTTCGATGTGCCCGAACACCTTCTCCAGGCATTCGCGGCTGCCCTTACCGTTGATGATGAACGGCGTGCCCCATGTATTGCGATACTGATGAGCCTCGGGCGTATCAAGGGCGGATTGCGTTACCAACCTGATCTTGGTGTTAGTGTCTGTCAGCAGTTCCTCGACCACCGGCTGGCTGACGGGAACGCCCTTGTGCTGCATCAAGACGAGGAACGGTACGCGACGAACATGATCGAGATACGTGTTCAGCATACCCGTCGCTTTCAGTGCCCGGTTCTGCTCTTCGTACAGAAGCCTATGGCACTTAGCATCAAGGGCGTTGTACCGCAGGAGCTTCCCGATCTCGGCCACCTCACCACGCTTGGCATCGACGTCGCTGTACTTCTTCAGCCGCGTGCCCAAGCGTTCCAGGCACAGGCTATCGAGGCTTTGCATCCTGTCCTCTTTGCGTTCGTCGAGGGTGTACGCTTGGTTCTGCGTGCAACCCCACGTATTCCACAGATCATCCTTCAGGATTTGCACGCCGTAGAACCGCAGCAGCCACTCCATATCGAAGCTGGCGTTGTGGACAACCTTCATCATCTTGGTTAGCAGGAATCCTCGGATGGCACTCGTCAGTACGATCTCGTCCTCTGCCGACCACCACGCATCACTGTGGCCTATCGGGAATGCAAACGCCGTCTTGGGCGTGCTGATGGCCATGCTCAGAATTCGGGATCCGCTGGCGTAGGGACGCACGCGGTTGGTTTCCAGGTCGAGGCCGCAGATCTTCGCCTTCGCGGCGTCCTCTAGCATCTTCACCACCCACTTGACGCCGAGCTTGGGCGTCGCCAGTTCCACGCCATCCTCCAGAGCATCGATGTTCCAGGGCAGGTCACCCAGGTCGATACCCTTCTTGGTCTCGGCGAAACACCGCTTGATATCGTGCTTGAACATGACGGCATGCTGGCGAGCCTCGCGGTCGGGTCCACCCTTGTCACCGCCCTGCCGTATGATAAAGGACGGATGCATCACCGGATACATCCAGCACCGATGACTCCCTACCTGCACGGGCAGGCGACGCCCACGCCACGTTGTGATTCGTGGCTCACCGCCGATGAACCAACTCAGGGCAGTTGCTCCGCAGGCAAGGATTGCCGCAGGCTTGGTGCGTTCGATATCAGCCACGAGGTGCTGTCGGCATGACTCCACCTCGGACATCGTCGGCACACGGTTGTTCTCGGGCCGTGCTCGCACCGGGTTGTTGAATCTACAGATACTGATATCGGGCAGATGGCGGCGTAGCTCTTGGCCCGCCTTGCCAACAAACGGTTCACCCGCTTCAGCCTCATCTTTGCCTGGGGCTTCGCCCAGAACGTAGATGAGGGGCCGCGACGTTCCCGATGGCTTCACCTGGGAATCCTCGATTCCACCGCAGGTATCGACCAGCGGGCATGCGTCGCAGCCCCTCTCGTTATAGTACGCCTCGTCGCGGCCAGTCGTCCGCGGCTTGACCCTCCCCGTTGTCGGGGCCTTCAGGTCTATTCTGGTGAAAAACTTACCGTCGCCCATTGTTACTTTCCTCCTGTAGTCTCCACCAGACACGGCAAGCCCGCAGGCTTGCCACTGAACGCGTCACGTTGCCTCGCCGGCGGGCTTCTCTGCGGCGGGCGGCTGTTCTTGCGAGCAATCGCAGCCCGCCGCACACGCGGCTTCCTGCGGTCCGGTCTGGCCGGTAGCCTCAACGGACGTTGGGTCTTTGGCTCGCTTGCGGCGGTCGGCCTCGGCCATCGCCTTCTCCAGCATAGCCTGTTTCTCACGCTGGCTCTTGCCCAGGCGTTCAAACGCTGCCGTCACGGTCTGGTGGGCCTGCTCAGCCAGGCCGGTCGCGACGTCGTTCGACCAAGACCTGTGGGCCTTGATGCGTTCGCTGAAACCTAACTGAATGCAGGCAAAGTACAGGCTCACGAACTGGTCGTTCATGATCCGCTCCGCCTGCTGCTGAAGGCTCTGGTTGAGCATCTCCTTCACTTCGTCGGCGGAATACACTGTTCGCTCTTCGCCCAAAATGGGAATCATGATTGCGTTTCTTCCTCTTGTGGTGCTGGGGTTGCCGTGGCATCCGTCACGGTGGCCTGAACGTACATGAAACCATCACCGCTGCGTAGGCCGACGCAGTTCGCGCTGATGGCTATCTCGTTGGACACCGACGCCGCCTTCCGCAACACAGCGGCTTTCACCTTAATGGGTCCGCCCTCACCAGGGAAGTCCAATTCGTCGTCGACGGTGCCAAAGTCCTCGTCGGTATGCAGACGCATCTTGCCGTTGGCTACGGTGATCTCCGTGATCGTATCGCGGCCACCGGCTGCCTCCACGCGATCCAGAGTCGGTGCGAGCCCTGCGGGCACGGCCACCCACTCCAGACCATCGATAATGGCGGCGATGATCTCGTCGTATCGTTCGGGCTTGGCCTCGGACGGGAAGCTGCCGTACAGGTGTGCTGCACTATCACCTTCGCCGAACACGGCGTGCAGATACTCGTCGGCAAACTGAATCGCCGAGCATGGTTGGCTGCCGACCACCCGCTGCACCGCCCACATGAACCGGGACGGTATGATCAGGGCACTGCCGACCAGAACGTCGTCGCTGGCTCCCGGCACAATGCTGCGGGTGATACCCATGCCAATTGTGCTGTAGAAGACCATCGCGTTCTCGACCGCGCTCATGGTGATGCCCGCGAGGTCAGGTCGCTGTGGGTCATCGCTCATCGACCACGAAGCTCGCTCCAGTGCCTCGGTCCACGCCCGTCGCCAGTCGACGGTCACGCCCGCGAGTTCGGGCATCTCCTTGGAAGTGATCTCCAGCTTCCGCATCGTGACGTTGGTGCGTCCGCAGGTGATGCGAACGGAATCGCCGACGTTCGTGAACTCCACATCGGTGCCGTTGCACTTCGACAGGAGGGACGTCAGCTTGTCGCCCGGCAGGGCCGTCTCGATGCCGATGTCCATGTTGGCCCATAGGCCGAACACGCCGTTGTGGGTTGATACCCGCCCATCTCGGAACACGAACTGCCCCGTGTCATCGTTGGCGTCTCCGCTCAACCCCAGGCCGACCATCTTCAATCGAGCCACTGCATCCACTAACCGCATGATCTATCTCCTTGATTGTTATTGATTCTAAAGAACGGGCCAGCAGGGACTTTCACCCCGCACCTCCAGCTTTTGACCGGCGACTTGCTGTTTGCCCACAGCCCGTCCGGAGAAGCTACACCTTTGGTTTTGCGTGACCGGCGTCGGTGCTGATAGGCGCGCCGGCCTTACATAACGGACACTCCTCGGCGGAATAACTTACAGCATCGAGGGATGCTATGGTCTCCAGGCTCACCATCTCCACGCCACCGCGGTTCAATACGGCTCGCTTGACCTGTACCAGCCCACCTGCGTCGCTACTGCCACGAACCAGACGATTCACCTCGGCGACTACCTTGTCCAGACTGCCGCCCGTGGTCAGGACATCCTCGACGATGAGAACCTCCTTCCACTTATCGCTCCATGACTGGAACCAGAATCCATCGGTCGTCTTCTCCGCACCAACCCACGGCTGACCCATGATATCGCCAATCGCGCGAGCGAGCTTTGCACCGCCCGTCTCCGGGCCGACCACCACATCGAAGCGGTAGCCGTCAGGAAGACTGTCGACGATCATCTGGCCCACCTGACGTACAGCATCGGCATCGTTGAGCAACACGTCCTTGTTAAAGTACTGCGGCCCGTGCCGACCAGACTTGTAGACGTAGTGCCCGTTCAGCAGCCCACCCAGTTCCTTCAGTGCAGATAGCAACCAGAACTCGTCGTGAACCCGCTGTAGGGCTCGCCACCGCAAGATGCCGTTGGGCGGGGAAAGTATCGGCCTGCCTACCACGATGCCGTCAGCACCCGCCACAGCGGCCTCGGCGGGCGTCGTGACGCGTTTCTGGTCGCCCTTGTCCGAAGCCCAATCCGGGCGAATGCCGGGCGTCAGCTTCAGCAGGTCGGGGCTTACCTGCACAGCCAGATCGGCTGCCGAACAGATCAGCCCCTGCACACCGGCCTCGGCAGCCAGCTTGGCGAACGTTTCGACTGCGTAGCCCGTAGATATCACGCCGTAGCTGATGCCAGCCTCTTGTTCGGACAGGCTGGTCAGCACAGTGACGGCGAAGACCGCCGATTCACCGCGATTCTCAACGGCGGCCTTCATCATACGAACGCCACCGCTGGCATGCACGTTGAAGATCGTGGGATGAAACCGCCGAAGGGCACGAGATGCTCCTCCCACGGTATTGGGGATGTCCTTGAACTTCAGGTCGATGAACATCGGCCTGTTGCGGACGATGCTGACCACGTGCGGCAGCCCCAGTGCGGTCACCACCTCCAGGCCGACTTTGACACCGAACGGTCGATTGGCCCTGTCCAATTCGTGCAGGGCTTCGATCATCGCATCGGAGTCGGGAACGTCTATCGCCACCCACACTTCAGCACGGGTAGCATCAAACATACGCTTCGACATGATTGTCTCCTTGCGATTAGCGGAACGCGAACGGGCCGAGAGGCACCGCATATTCGGCTGCGACACCTCCCGGCCAGAAACACGTTTCGTCAGACGCTGACCTTGGCCTTGAGCTTGCCCAGGTCGGAGAGCAGGCGGATGGTCGACTTGACGTCGTAGTACGTCGCGTTGAAGGTGATATCGCTGATCTTGTAACCTTCCTCGTCGAGCTTCGCCTTCAGGGCGGGCTGCTCCAAGGTCGGGTCTTCGCAGATCAGCTCACGCATGCGACGGGATCCGCCACGCTTCTCGCCGTCCGCGGCGGGAGCCTTCTCGGCCTTCTTCGGCTTCTCGGCCTTGGCCGGTTTCTCGGCCTTGGTGACGGCTGACTTATCAGCCTTGGCGGGCTTGGCCTTGGCGGGCGCGGGAGCTTCTTCGGCTGCGGCCTCCTCGGCGGCGTCGGTCTCGTCACCTTCGACCTCATCGCCCTCGGCTTCGGCCTCGGCAGGATCGGCGTCGGCGGGTGCGGCGTCGGCGGGTGCGGCCTTGCCGCCGAATCCCGGAATCGGACGCTTGCTGTCGTAGGATTCGGACGCGACGTTCATCCACTCCTGAGCCTCGACCGACAGCTTCTTCCAGTCGTCGTCGCCCAGGTTGTTGGACTCCAGAGCAATGCGGGTCAAGTACGTCTGCTCCGCTTCCTTTGACCCTCGCACCTTTTGGCCTGTGGCCTTCAGCAGTTCACTTTCAATCGACATGATCAAACTTCTCCTTGGTTGGTTGCTCCCGCATCGGCGGGTGCTTCGGTTAAATTTTCAGGTTCCACGCGGCGAACCGATACGTCACCGGCAGCCTCGACTCCGAGCTTGACGCGGCAATCGGTCGACTCTAAAACCGTAACGGTAATTCGGTCGTCGATCACTATGCTTTCGCCCGGTTTGCGTTTCACTACATACACGGCTACTCGTCCTCAATGCCCATATAGGCAAGGGCTATGGCCATCACCTTCTCGTCACCCCCGACCACGCGTCGCAGGTAATTCAAAGGCGGTTCGTTTCGCTTCTGGCGAATCGCTATGAAACGCCGCCCGCGATACCACTGGTTGCCGTCCACGCCAATGCGGGCCTTCAACCACCGTATCACCTCTGGCTCATCATCCAGACACACCTCGTCGTGATGTTTGTCCAGAACTTCTCGATCATGTTCGCCGAGCCAGAACCCACCGCATCCGCGGCGGGCTGCCGACTTCATATCGCGTTCCAGCGACCAGAAGCGGTTGAACAAGCACCTCTTGTAGATGCCCATGAAATGGCGTTCGCTTTTGACGAGTTCGCCGTACTTAGCCACGGCCTTGTCGAACACCAGGAACGCCTCTTGCATAAGGTCGTCCACATCATATTGCCCGGCCAGTTGACGGGCATACGCAGCACACTTTCGTTGGGCGTAACCAGCAATTTCACCCAACCATCGACGGTACTCCCTCATAGAGCTATCCTTTCTGACAAACAGTGAATTAGCGAGGCATCGTACATCTTACCCCGAAGCCGATCCGCGTCAAGGCCGGTTTCGGATTCGTTATCGGATTTTTTCAGGGTAGGATTCGCGGCTGTTTTGGGCCGCTGTTTGGCGGTGCATTCACGCTCCGCTGGCGGGCCTTAGTAGCCCTCCGTTTCATATCATATTCTGGTGTTCGCCCTTCGCGGGCAGCCTGGTCAGCGTCGCGTTGAACCATCTGGCGAGCACAGTCTGCGGTACTGCGAATGGTCATCGGTGCGTCCAATCGTGCGGGTTCAGCTTGGCGGCCTGCTCTTCCTTCGCCAGCTTCGCGTTGGCGTACCACTTGCAGACTGCGTCCCACTGCTTCAGCAGTTGTGCCCTGGGGGCCAGCCGCACCCGCTTGTAGCTCACGGTGCAGCTTTCGATAGCGGATCCACGAATTATGTTATAGGCCCACGTCTCGGAGAACTCGCGGGCCAGCTTCGGCGTCGTGCCGGCGGGCAGGATAACGCACTGCACGTGGTCGCTGCCGCGACTGCTGACCAGCCTGAAGATCCACGCCTGTGGTTTGCCTCGCGGCTTCTTGGGCTTCTTGGCCTTCGCCGACTTGGCGGGGTTCGGGTTCTTCTTGGTGAACGTCTTCATAATGCTACCTCCTCGATTAGCTCACGCTCGCGGCGGGTCGCATCGACCAGCCAGTATTTCTTCGCGGCGTCGCAGATACGCATGGCGATATAGTTCTCACCGAATGCGATCAGACGAGCCATAGGCCCGTCGTCTTGGAACACCAAGTCGACTTGGCTACGGAGATCGCCCTTGCGGAATGTCAGACACAGCCTGCCGCACAAGGTCATACTATCGAGCAGGTCGTTGCGGCTATCGCATCCACCACCGTAGCGGGCTCGCAGACGTTCGACGGTCGCCGTGTAGGTACGAGCGAACTGGATGGCCTCCAGCAAAGAGTAGCTCACCTCGCCGGTCATGGCCTTCCGCATGAATTCCTCGCAGCCCAGTTCCACGCCATTGCTGCGTTCCAGCCTGATCTTGTACGTCCGAATGGCCTCCCGCAGGTCTTCGATCATACTCCAGAATGTGTTCTGGCCGAGAGAAGGAAGGTTATCGAACCACGCCTGCCAGCGGTCGTCGAATGTTGCCTGGGCGTTGCGGAGCGTTCGGGCGGCGGCGGTTAATAGCTCAGTGCTCATGACTTCGTGCCTTTCATTTGTTGCGGCTGTTTCGGGCAACTAATTCCGGGTTGCCCTTCCTTGCAGGTCAGGATGACCGGCTTGCTGGCCACCCGCAGGAAGATGTCGATCTCGTCCCGCATCTGCTTCAGTATCTTCAGGCTGGCCGCAGGAGTATCACCCTGCTCATACGCGTTGGGCAAGCTAGAAGTGATACGAGGCGTGTTGCCTGTGGACGTCCAGTCCGAATACGGAACCCATCGACTGAATCTTCCGACCCTAATGTAGTAACCGCCCGAACAGTAGTCGTAGGAAACCCTGATCTTCCTCATGATATTCCTTTCGGTTTACAGTTCACCGTTCACGCCGACGTTGGCGGCTGCTCGGTGAGCGGACATGGTCTCGCTCCGCATCCAGCCAAAGGGTGTGCGGGTCATACGGCCAGGATGCAGGAGGTTCACCACCCCCTCGTCGAACTTGTAGGTCTGACCGTTCGCCAACTTGGCGTGGATGGGCATCTTGCGGGCGCGGGGGTTGCATCCGCAAATGGTGAAGGTCTTGCCACCCTTCGTGAATGTCTTGCCGAAGTCCTCGGTCTCCAGACCGAACTGGCAGCAGCAGCGGTTGAATTCGTCTTGTCCAGGATTCGCCCCGTTTGCTGTGTTGACCACATCCAACTTGAAGGTGATCGAGTTGGCCATGAAACTGGCGTTGCCGAGCTTCAGGGTCAGGCCAAGTTCGGCGGCGATGCCGTTCAGCTTGGCTTGAAGTTGGTCGCGGGTCGCCTTGACGGTAGCCTTCGTGTACATGGTAGCTTTCCTTGCGGTGTTTCGTCGCGGGCCGGTCGGCCTCGCTATCGCAGGTCATATCATGCAACCCGTGTGCCGTTCGGATTCATTTTCGGCGGCGGGCCAGACGCTGCTGTTTGCCCAGTTCGGTCTCCTCCTGCCAGACCCGGAAGCCGTGAAGCCGCCCATAGGTATTCCACAGGCGGGCGTACTGCGTTAAGGCCGTAGCGATGGTCAGGTGCTGGCCAATTCTGGTCTTGCGGCCCTCCTCGCCGAAATCGGTGAACGTCTCCACCGCAGCGTTCAGCAGGCTGCGTTCGCCGGTCGTCGCTGATGCCATATACTGGCGACGGGGCAGCTTCGCGGCGTGCTTCCGCAGTTGCTCGTTCTCGCGTTGCATGGCGGCGGTCAGCTTCAGGTGCTGCTCCCAGGCTCGGCGGCGGTCGTAGTCAGTACACCAGGGTGCCCAATCGTCGGGCATGGGAGCGAGGTCGGCTGTGCGGGGCATGATACGGTCTCCATTGTTTAAATACCCGTGCCGAGGTCGGCTGGCTTTCGCCAACCGTATGCCGCCCAAGGCATCTCGGCACGGGGAGCAGAAGTTCGTTGGTTACGGGGTTGTTGCTTCGACCTTGAAGGTCACGCTGCGTTCACCGCTGGTGATACCTACACCCACGTCGAAGTTCAGGTCGAGGTTGCGGAAGCGGTCGCTACTGGTCAAAAACTCGATGGCCACGCGGTCTAGTGCCTGCTGGATGGCCTCCTGAAGCATTTCGATGTGGGCCTCGCCAAACTTGCTCTTCGGCGTGACGGGCATCGGCGGTAACACGCCGTTTCCGTCCTGAGCCACAACCGAATCGTAAGACCACCTGCGAGCCTGTTCCGACATGCGGTTCCATACTGTCGGTGACAGATCGAACGTGGCTTGGCTGATTCGCTTCAGGTAATCTTGCTCGTCCTCGGTCGGGCGGCGACCAACCTGGTTTGTCGCGGCCAGGATTTCACTTTCGACGCTCATGGTGATTCATCCTCGTCGGGCGTCAGCACGAAGTCGTCATCGAGTATAGACTCGGTTGCGAAATGCTTCTCGCATACCTTGTGGATCATCGCGTCGAACGCCTTCTCCTGCTTCTCACCCCATCCATCGATGGCCTCGCGTACTGCCGGCAGGCCGCCTTGCTCGAAGATCGCAGGTATTTCTAGCTCAACAAAAATAGCCCAAGGGTAAGACAACAAGGCATGGTCGGGTAAGATCTGCTTCATCTTAAAACGAAGGCGGCGGAAGGCCCACCGATACCACCAACCCCTGCTCGTGGACTTCGTATACCACGCCGTGCGGTGCAGGGCCAGACTCGCAACCACATTGACTGCGTACAGGGCGAAGATCACAGCAACCAGCTTCGACCACCACGGGCCGCGAATGCAGACGAACATCAGATAGAGGTAGAACACCACCCCAACCACCGTCTGCACCCGCCCTGGCCACAACTTGAACTTGCTCATGATCTTGCTCCATTTATCTTGCTGCCGAAGAATTCGCCCAAATCATGATCCAACCGCGTCGAACGTCGGCAGAACGGCACCCGCCGGAATCTGCTTACACTCATCGTAAACATCGGACGCTGAATTGAACCAGTCCTTGGCATCCTGTGACAAGGCATCCCACACCGACTCGGGCATGTCATCGACAGCCCATGCGATTCGATTCAAGTAGACCTGCTCGGTCTCTTCCGCACCACGTGGGTGTTGTCCAGTTGCCTGCAAAAGTTCAGTCTCGATATTCATAACTTCTCCTTACAGATTCGCAATTAGAGTAAATGTAGTACGTTAAATCGTGCCAAGACTTACAGCGTAACTGCGGCGGTCGCGGCCTCGCTTTTGATGGTGGGAAACCGCAGAACGTCAACGAAGTCGTCGGGAACCGTTTTGACTACGCCCGGAATCCCGTCCGTGACGCTGCTGATGTAGTACCCTCGCTTGACTCGCGAGAAGACTAGCGGGTTGCCCGACTTCACCAAGAGCAGCCGCACCGGGTTGGCCCAAAGGCCCATCACCGCCAGCGGGCCGGTCGTTTGCTCCGCAGCCCACTTGGCTCGGTCGGCGAGGCTTCCAGGCCAGTGCTGGATGAGCTTGCCGAGGACTTCGCTATCGCACTCGGTCTGCAATTCCAGCTTGTACTGTGCCGCCAGTTCGCGGTAGTTATGCACCACACCGTTGTGGACGAGCCAGCCGCGACCCGCTTTGTGCGGATGGTTGTTCTCGTTAATCTGGACGTTACCGTGCGTCGCCCACCGAGCATGGGCTACAACCGCCAGTGCCCCGTCAACCTGATCGACGTCCGCACCGTTGTTGCTGGCGAATTCGCCCGGTCGCTTCCAGGCGTGAAGCTCACCCTGCTGATCGATCCAGGCCAGCCCTGCGGCGTGACCGCCACGGCGTGCTTCGCACGCGAGAATGATCTTCTTCAGGGTTTCGATGTGCGGGCCGCGCCCGTCTTGACTGATAAAGCCACTGATTCCGCACACAGTAATCTTCCTTTCAATATGGTGTATTGTTCTTTCCTGCTGGCTATATCATGCACTTCGCGTGCCATAAGCCCTGGCCGGTTTTGTAATCGATTTTTCCACATCCCATCCGTGAGCAATCCGCATTCGCAGCGTACTTTCATTATCCAACACGCACCGTGCGTCCTGAAACCACTGACCCACCGTTTTCGTTTCGCCCCAGGCCGTGAACCACTCCACGTTCAAATTGTTGCGGACATTCTCAGCCTGCGTAACCCACCGGCAGTTGCCGGGAGTATAATTCTTCCTTCCGTCCTTGCGGTCGCATACCAGCCCGTCGCGGTAGCCGTTCGCCAGTGCCCAATCCCTGAAGTTCAGGTAGCGGTGCCATGATCGGCACATCCGTATCCCTTGGGCTCCGTAGTGCCGATAGCTGGTACTGTTACGGTTGTAGCAGCGGCCTCGTATCCCTTCCCAAATATCGTGCAGCCTTGTCCCGCTTTCTCCGTGGTTGTCGCGGGCCGGTATAGCCCGCCCTGCGGACACCTCGACGTTCCAGGTCGTCTGGCCTAGTTGTACCAGCCTGCTCACTCTCGCGTAACACGGCGGGCACAGGCCCCGCGACAGGGCTTTGCAGCGGCATCCCTCAGTCATACATTCGTCTGGCTGCGTTCGGCGTTTCATAACGTCCTCCTACAGCTATTCTAGACGGGTGTCCGCGATTAGTCAACTAGCCATCACGGGCACACTTACTTCAGCATATCTGGGCGATTCTGCTTTACCCAGTCGATCAGGTCTTGCAGATCGGCGGAATGCGTCACGCAGTCCGCGTTGGTTATTACGACAACCAGTCGATCAGCATATTCGTCCGAAACTTCGTCCGAATAGTCTTCGACTGACATCACGCTAACTTCCAGACCCTCATCGTAACTGCGAATTTCCTGTTCTTCACACATGATACTCGTCCTTCTGCTCTATGGGTTTGGTTCGGTAAGGCCCGTGGGTGCGGGCGGGCTTCTCTAGACACTACCATGCATCTGGTGTGCCTTTGGTTTACAACTCGTCGCGGGCCTCGCTATCGTAGCGTTTGGCAAGGCGGCGAAACTCGGCCATGATCGTGTCGGCAGGAATCAGGTCGGGGGCGATCAAGCCGTACTTGTTTCCGCCGTGCCGCCGTGCATAGGCTTCAGCCCAGGCAAGGTAGCCGAGGAGACGCTCGCACTCACCCGCGCCCTCGCCCTTCTTCCGCCAGCCACCTTGCAGGGGCTTGGGCGACCAAGCTGGGCATCGCTTGCCGTTTTGGGCTCGCTCGACGATGCCCAGGCAAACCTGAATCCACCCGACTATCTTCGTGGCAGAAATGCTGCCGCTGAAGATTCGGAACTCGACCGTCTGCTTGCCACCGGGCCGAATGTTGGCGAGGTTCAAAGCGTGGTAGCGGTCGGAGGTAGCGTGACGCTGCACCTGCGTTGGTCGCAGGTACTGCCGCACCGGCTTGCTGTAGCGTCCTCGCTCGCGAGCCTTCGTGCCCGTGATCGCGTACAGTCCCTTCTCAAGGTATGCCACTATCGTGATGAGACGTTTCAGGCTTTCCGCGTTCACCTCGCTGCGGCTCTGGTCCCATCCGATATGGACGTGGACGCCGCAGGTCGTGTTGACGATATGACCTTTTTCCCGCAGGGCTTGGCAGGCGGCGACCACTTGGGCCATCCCCGCCGCACCGCGAAGAATCGGGCTGATCACCTCGCAGGCGTTCTGGTTGCTGTTGTTGCAGCTAATGCTGCCGTCCCCCTTGCACCGCCATCCGTGCGGCAGGTAGGGAACCTGAACTGGCGACCCGTAAGCTCCGACCCGCAGGCCAGCGTTGCGGGCGTCTTGGCCCGCAAGGGTCTCGATCTCAACACCAAAGGTCAGCTCATTCGCGTTCATGTTTCTGCTCTCGGTTAGGCCCGCCCGCGTTTGGGTCTCGCGGGCGGGCGGGTTTGGTTTCTACCGTAGTATCATGCAACCGCCGTGCCAGTCGCATTCAATTCTACAGTTCGCCGTCTGCGTCGGGCGGGGTGACCTCGTCCTCGACCTCGCCGAGGTTGTCGTTCACCATCGGCTGCTCGTAATGGGCCGAGACGGGGGCGGGCTCCAGGTTGCCGATTCGCTCGACCAACCCGTAGGTTTCACGCTGGCCGTTGCTACGGCGAACCAAATCGGGGTGGGCCGCGACCACTTCGCGGATCCACTCGGCGGGACGGCAAGTCTTCGCCACAAGGGCATCGACGCTGCGGAACATAAAGGCTTGGTTGTCCAAGGCCAGGAACAAGGCGTACTCAGGCGTATCCTCGTCGGTGATCACTTCGCGCCAGGGCATGGTATTCTTCCTTCTGCTTTCAGGGTTTACCCAGAGGTCTTTCTGCTCCCCACTTCGTTTCAGAAGTGCAACCCTCGCCGAGTTGTGCGGTTGGGGCCATACTATCCCCGATTGTAGGCAGCCTCGCGGCACCGCATTTGAAGGAGCAGGAAAACATCTGGGTTGTCGGGTTGTTTAGCCTCGCGGCTCTGTGGGTAGTATCATGCAACCGCCGTGCCAATTGCCAAAATTTGAATTCGCGGATTTCAGTCGTATTCCACGATAGTCCTGCCAGCCTGGGCCTGCCCGCTGACCGTTAGCCTGCGGCGGGGCAATGGACCGCGAACGGTCGGGGCTGGCGGGGCGTTGTCGAGGGACTTGCGGGTCAGGGGGCGGCGGGCGATAGGTCGCCGAACCAAACCTGCCGACGCGTGCGACGGTATTGGGGGCAGTTCGGCGGGTTCGGGCGTCTTGGCCCGTTCTACCACCGTACCCACTGCCACGCCACGGCGGGCCGCCTGTGCGGCCACGGCGGGCTTGTGGGCCTTGCTATTGGCCCGCGTATCGGCCACAGACGGTCGGGGCGGCTGCGGTACGAACTTGGGGGCATCGGGGTCGGGGCGAGAACCCGGCGATGGTACGATCCGCCATTCGGCGGCCACGCTCCCGTCAGGGTTCTTGCGGGTGACGTGGGCCTCCATATCATACTCGCCCTTGGGCTTGCCCTCGATCTTCACCTCTTCATAGGTAATGCCGGTGCCTGCTGTCGCAACGAAGCAGCTATGTGCCGCCCATCGCAGGTTGCTTCCAGTGCCGTAGCTGACCGGCCTCCAGGTCGTATCCTTTGGTGTCTTGAATAGTGCTGTGACGTGCATCATCGGCGGCCTCCTTTCTGCCGCCCGGTTTTGGCTTTGGCAACCAGGCCGCGGTGTAGAAGTTCACGGGCCAGTGCGGTTTCGCGGGCCGTCTCGCGGGTGATCGTCTTACGGTCAAGCTGTGTTGCCGTCAATGGGTTGTCGTCGGATGCCAATCGCACCTCATACGCCACACCCTCACCGTCCTCGGCCCTGTCTACAGGATACCGTTTCCCGCGATAGGTGATCCAGAAGTATTCGCGGGATCGTAGCGGCTGGCGGGTACAGCCACGCCAAACCGGCCAGACTGTGGTCGCCCGGTTCACGACCATCGTACCTTCGTGTTCGATCTCGTTTGTCCCTTGATCGATACAAGGCGGCACAAACCGCCAAATCCGAACCAGGGCGACGAAGCGTTTTGCCTTCATGGGAAATCCTCCTTTCCCAACCAGACACGCGATCATACATCCTTAGCCTGGATTTTCCAGGCGACGGCTATTAACTGCGGCAACAGCCTCAGCCAGGATGTCGTTGAAACGTCGGGCGGCGGGGTAACTCAGTCCGCACAGGTTCAAACAGATATTACCGCTTCCCAAATGAGCCCCACAGTGCGGACAAATCCATTCGCTGAATGCATCTCCCATGCCAAGGGCCTTGACATAGCAGTTCGGATCATCGCATGGCGTTGCCGGCAGGCCGCTGATAATAGGCGTGATCATATCAGACGCCTCGTGTCGCATTCCGGCTGCGGTGGCGGGCGACGAGTTCATCAAAGGTGGCCTGGTTCAGTATCTCATCCCCCTCGTCCACAGGCGGATTCTTCGCCGCGATCTGGGCCTTCATGCTGGCGATGAACACCTCGGACAGGTCGTTAGCCTGGGCGTCGGGGGCCACCGTCAACTGCCGAGGCGGCGGGGCAGCAACCGGGGGCTTGGCCGACAACAGCGGACTGTCCTCGACTTTGACGTACCCGGCGTCTTTGCGGCGTTTGCGCTTTGGCCTCGGCTTCGGCGTACCGTTCGTGAGCGCGCGGGTATCCTCGGTCACGCCCACACCAGCCTTGCCCGCGTTAGCCCGGCACTTCGCGTTGGAATCAAACGCCTTCCTCTCCGATGACTGGGCTCGCAGCGAGTCAGACGCTACCACAGCCTTGGCTGAAGACGCTCCGACGTGGGTTGCGGTCTTGTACGGGTCGGACATCAGCTTCCTGCGTCCTCCGCGAACATGGCCCAGGGTGATTCTGATCATCTTACCGTCGACCAGAAACATCTTGCCGTTGGGGTAAATGCGGGGTGGATTGGCATCGGGGTTATCAACCTCAAAGTGATCTTCAACCATCCGGTGAGTCGCATCGGGGTTGTTGATCAGCCAGCGGGCGACTACATCCGAGCCGCTTTCTCGTTTAGGTCGTCGGAAGGGCATCGTACTTCTCCTGTGGTTGCAAGTTCTAATACCTCGTGTCACTAGACACATGCACAAACAACTACAGGCTGGGCAGAAAGATGATTCTGTCCAGCCTGCACCAACCTAAATCGTTGGCGTATCGATCAGCCGGTCAATCCGACTTCCGATAGCTTCCAGGTGCCGGGCTCGCCGCCTTTGGCGAAACGGGCCTTGTCACCCTTACGCTTGATCTCGTTTTGGATTGCGGCGACCAGGGTCTGCTTGGGCGTCTTGCCTTCCGGCTTCCAGCCCGCCTCCTGGCACGCAGTCAACAGATCGTTCGCGGACATCTCCTTGTTCTTACGCCGGCGGAGAACCTTCACCGCCGCTGCCGTGCCCGACATGGGCTTCTCGGCCTTACCGTTCGACTCCGCTGCGGCCTTTGGCTTCTCGGCCTTGGCTGGCTTCGCCGCCTCAGTTGTCTGCGCCCGCCGCCGTGCAGGAGCAGCCGTGGCAGTTCCGCCCTCGGTGTCTTCGCTCTTCGATGCTTTTGCTTTTGCCATGACATCTCCTCGGTTGGTCGTCCCTGTCGGCAAATCAGCAGGGGCGATGGGTTCGGGCCGAACGTCGGCCCATATCTAAATACACTCTAGTTAATTCTATGCTACCGTCAAGCCCTTGGAATCCGTATTCTGGCAAATCGGTCATTTCATCCAGACACCATCATCACCGATAACTAAAATCATCCTTGACTAGCCAAGTCGCCGAGTCTATCTTGGTACTGACGCGAGGCAAGCGATCCTTTCTGACGCCGGCGGTGATCATTACGGTCACCGACCGGCTTCTTTACTTTGAGGACTTGCCCCCGAGGCTGTGCTTGACCTACACTTCCATAGTTGGAAGACTGGATAAAAAATACCGCCAGATCATCATGGTGGGATTAGTTAGATAGTAAGCCGACGCGACCACTACCAGCGGTCACGTCGGCTTTTTTCGTTTCCTCTAGCCGAAGGCGTATCATGATGCGAGTTATGAACCGCAAGCCTAACGAATCAGTTATCATTGGCGGCAACGATGGCATCAGCCGCCGGATCAGCGTTCACGTGGTGGCCATCAACAACGGAACCGTGACGCTGGGTTTCGACTGCATAGACGTGCAGCGTAAGGAAATGTGGGACTCCATCCACATCGAAACCCGCCCGCGGCCTGCATACATGAACAAACCGCTAGAACTCGTCGCACGTTAGACGGCGTTACTCGCTGCGTCCTATATTCCGCCATCCGATACTACGCAATTCGCGGATAGTATTGCGCACGTAACTTCGGCCAAATGAAATGGCTGGACGTTTCGGCTCGTAGCCCTCGTCTTCCAGCATTCGCATAACGTCGTCGACGGTCAGGTCGGGATCGCGGCAAAATAACTCACGAGCACGGGAGGTGACTGCTTTAGCTTGTAGTGCGGGCATGTTGTATTACCTTCTTTCTACATCACTGAACACATCATATCTTCGCTCGCCCGCCAAGAAGTTCCTCCATCAGGTTCTTGCCGGCTCGAACTGCCGCCAGTATCTTCACGTCGATGGTGTTTCGCATCACGAGATCGTAATAGTGAACGCTCTCGGTCTGCCCGGCCCGGTGGCAGCGTTTCTCAGCCTGCTGCCTGACGATGGGGCTCACGGGACACTCGTAGAATACGCAGTAGTTCGCGGCCTGGAGGTTCAGGCCCAACGCACCGGCCTGGTCGTTGAGGATCAGCACGCGGCAGTCGGGATCCGTCCGGAACCTGTCGATGCGTTTCGTCTTGTTGTTCGCCCCGCCCCACACCCGCTCATAGTTCATGCCAAGGATGAATCCCACAAGCCCTTCCAGAATCTCGCCCGTATGGACGTAGCTGTGGAATATCACCATCTTCTTGTTGGGCGGCAGAAGCTCCAGTAGTTCCTGTGCGGCGTCGAGCTTTGGATTCGGCCTGAAGTCCGAATACACCTTATCGCCGGTCTCGTTGCGGCCCGTCATGAACCCAGAGGTAAGCTGCCGCATCAACACGAACACATTCTGCATCACCGTGATATCGCCGGTGGCCTCGCGGAAATCGTGAACCACGCGTTCGTAATGGGTCAGCAAATCGGCAGGGGCCGGCACATGGATGGTCTGGAATATCTGCGCAGGCAGATCCATGCACTCCTTCTCGTCGTATCGCAGCGTACTGTGGTCGAGGAATCGGCGGATGTCCTTCTGGTGGCTTTTCTTCAGCGTCCACTCCGTGCCGCCGAAGTATCCCTGCTTGCCCGAGAAACACGCCTCACGCAGAAGGCCCAGGCTTTCGCCCAGGCTTTCACCGTAATCAATGACATAGTACTGCGACCACAGGTCTTGCGGATCGCTGCCGAATGGTGTGCCGGTCAAGCAATACCGGAATCGGGCGTGCGTTCCAATCTTGCGGCACAGACGGAAGTACAGGCTGTCCTGTGACTTGATACTGGTACTTTCGTCGCAAACCAGGATATCGAACTGTTTGATGATTTTGTCGGCGTGCCTGCCGATCACCCACTTGTTCTTGCCCGGCTTCTTGGTGTTGCGTTCGGTCTTGCTGCACATAGCCAGGAACCCCTGGTACGTTACCACCACGACGTCCACGTCGGGCCGTGTGGCCTGCTCGATGCGGGCCTCGCGTCCTTCTGCATCGATCACCTGCACCCGCAGGTGCGGGGCGTGCAGGCGGGCCTCATCCTCCCACACGCCACAGACGGTGACGGTCGGCACAAGCACTAGAGCCTTCTTCGCCACGCCACACGACAGCTTATCGCAGATAATCATGTAGCTTGTATATGTCTTGCCCAGCCCCAGGCCGAACATTAGCATCAACGCGTCGTATTTGGCCGCCGCCAGAAAGGCCACCTTCTGGTGGTGGCGGGGCGGCGTATGAAACACGGGCGACGGATCCAGGGCGGCGATGCGTCTATCGACTTCCGCCGGCGGGATGAGCTTCAGACGCGACACGCTCCGCAGCGGTCGGTCTAACCAATCGAGAATTGCGGTCTTTGCAATCATATCTCGCCTGTGCTGGCCATGCGGCGACGCACGGGCGGCGTCACCGTGATCGATGGCTGCATGCACCGCTGATAGCTCTCGCTGTCCATCAAGTCCTGAAGCTGACGGCACTCAATGCTCTTCCTACCGTGCCGGTGGGCGACCGAGAAGAACCAGCCCACCTCGTAGTCGTGGTGCTTGCCGCAGAACAACGGGCGTTCATAGTCATCCCGCTTCACCGAACCGTCGCTGGCCAACTTCGGCACGAGGTGCGACAGTTCGTGGTCGATCAGAGCCGTGCGTTCCTCGGAGTCCATCTCCTCCCACGCCTCCCTGTCGATCTTCAGGTGGGTGTCCGCTTGGCCCAAGGCTCGTTCGTCGGGCTTTGTCTGGCGGATAATGGCGTAGGCTTTGTGCCCGTGAAATTTAAGGGCCGGGCCAGTCGGGTCGCCGTTCTGGTCGCGAGGCGGCATAGCCATCAGAATATCGACCGTGGTCTCCAGGGCCGATAGCCCACCGTGGTATAACCGCATGACGCTGTTGACGAATTCCTTCACCGAATCGTCGGCGACCTCATAGGTTGTTGGCATAATATTTGGGTCCGATTGTTGGTGCTATACGCAACGAGGATACCATCCACGTCGACTGGCAACAAGACCAGACACCGTCAAACTTGGATCATACTGAATGGATCGATGCGTTCCGTTACGGCGGCCCGCATCAGCTTATCCATCGCTCGGGCCTCCAACTGCCGAATGCGTTCTTTGCCGACGCCAAGGGCCTTGCCGACGTCCGTAAGAGTCATCGCGTCGCGATCAAGTCCGAATCGGCTGACAATGATGAAATGCTCGCGTTCGTCAAGGTGCTGAAGCATCTTGGCGATTCCATGCTGCCGGGCCTGCATCACGTCAACACGATGCGGAAGGTCGCTTAACGGGCTTTCCACGTTATCCAGCGGGTTCTCCTCGCCCGTGCGGAAACGTGCCAGTTGCCGAATCTCCACAGCGATGCTGCGTGAATAGTTCTTGATCAATGCCCAGGTCGCATAGGTTGAAAACCTGAAGCCGCGGTCGTAATCGAACCTGTCCACAGCCCGCATCAGGGAGATATTGCCGTCGCTAATCAGGTCGAACAGTTCATCGCTGCTGTGTGCATACCGGCGGGCGATGTTCACCACCAGTCGCAAGTTGGCCGTGATGATCTCGTTGCGGACGGCCATAGCCTGGTCGGCTAATTGCAGAATCTCATGCATGGCCCGCACGGATGGCCGGTGCGAATCAAGATCATCTCGCAGGCGGGACGTCTTGTATTTCAAGTAGTTCATCTTGCGGAACAGGTGAGCCTCCTGTTCCCGCGTCAGCAGGGGCGTATCGTACAGTGCCCGCAGGTACGGAGGCAGGCCCGGTGTGGGTTTCACGGCCTTCACGGGCGGTCCTACCGGGCGATCCGCAAGGATGCGTGCCTCCTGTCGGGATTTGACGCGGCTAAATGATATGTTCGGAATATAAACCAAGTCCAGCTCACGCACCCGAACAATCAGGCGGTGACGAACAGCGTCAATGGGTCTGCGGGCCACGGATGTGAGCATGTTATTTCTCCTAGCGAACCAGACACGCCTCATTATGACAGGTTCTATCAAACGTGGCCACTTGCATTAGCACTTCCGCTATATGCCGCAAGAACCGGGTCCGGTCGGGCTCTTCCCTGAGCCCGACCTCGCGGCGGAGCGACGGCAGTCTCTCCGTCGTCCTCCGCTTCCCGTTCAGGCACTCGTTGCCGCCCACTTCGCGCGGTATTAGAATCGCGATCCGGCGATCCACGCGGCGGGTAACAATCCTTGTCGATGTAAGCACAGTCCACGGCGAACGTATTCGTATCGTAGCACTGGCTGATGAGAAACTCGAAGCTGCTCTTGACGTTGCGGCCCAGCACGAACAGGCGGGCGAGGTTGGCCTTCTTCTCGTCGTCGGTCTGGCTGTAGAAGATGCCCTTGTCAAACGTCATCACCTTGCCGAACGATTCAGCAACGTCGTGAGCCCGCACGTTCTTCTTGTGAGCCCCGTCGCGGTTCGTCTGGCTGGCCACCACCACGGCACACGCCATCTCACTGGCGATGCCGCGAAGCCCGACCAGAATTTTGTCTAGCTGAATACGATAGTCGCGGTTGCTGGACTGGTCTTCCTTCATCAGGTCGGGATAATCAACCAGGAGCAGGTCGGGGACGTAGTTATGCACGCTTTCCAAGGCCCGCAGCCACTTCCGCAGGGCCATCACCGAAAGCTGGCCGCTGGGGAACTCCTTAATCTTCAGGGGTAGCCTGCCCTTGAACTTCCGCAGGAACTTGTTGATGACTCGGTCGCCCTCGTCGGTGCCGAACCGGGCTGGGTTGGGAACCTCCGTGGTGCCGCAGTCGAGGAACTTGCCTTCCTCGTCCTTTTGAATCCACGGCCTGGTGATCGTATCTGCGTCGCCCATCGTCGTCATGGTTCGCACATAGCGATACATGATCTCCTCTTGCGACATCTCCAAGGTCACGTGGCAGACCTTCTTGCGCTGGAGCATGGCCCGCTTGCCAAACTGTACCATCGCAAAGGTCTTGCCGTGCTTCGCTGGGGCGACGAACATCAGCATCTCTTTGCGGGCGGGCGTCACGCGATGCTTGTCGAGGATTTCGATGCCGGTCTCGAAGCTGTCGTTCTGCTCGCGGTGCTGCGGGCCAACGAACTTACCCAGAAGATTCAGGTCGAGGCCAGGGTCAAGGGCTGCGTCACGTTCGTCGGCGGCCTTCACCATCGCGTGCATCGCGGCCTCGTCATCGCCGGCGTTGTGCAGTTCGATGATCCTTCGCAGTGCCAGGCTCATGTTCTGCGTTCGCATGAACCGCCGCAGCTTGGGGACGGTGTAGTCCTCGTTGACGGTCGTCTTGGCGTCGAGAATCGACCGCTGAATGTGATCGTAAGTATCCTCGTCGTCGGGGTAGCGTTCCCGCAGTTCCTCGATCATGTTGATGAACAGATCTTTGGGCGGGCAGTGATGCTCGTCGATATAGGCGTACAGCTTATCGGCGAGGTTGCGTACCTCGGCGGGTTCGTACAGGGTCGTGGGACAGATAGCTGAGATTGTTTTGCCGCCGCGGTCGCGGTAACAGCAAATGGTGAGCAGGTCTATCTGCTCAAGGTAATTCATGCTCACAATTAAATGACTCCGTCCGGTTTGGGCCGGTTGCATCGCACGTCGGCCCAAGATTCCTCTTCGGGTGCTTCTTCCATATCAAACGTGATCTCCACGGGATGGGCAACGTAACGCTTGATCATTACGAGCAGGCGGGATGCGATGTAGTCTTCGGTTCGCATTTCCACGTCTTCCATCCGGCGACGTTCGTCCTGAAGTCGCTGCAGCATACGGACACAGGTGGCTGATCCCAACCTGAAGTAATGGCTGCGTGCCCCACGCAGGCCGATGGACGTCATTTCGCTGATACGCTGCCAGTCGCTACGCGACGGATGCAGGGCGTTGCTGATCTCGTCTGCCATGATTGCTGAGAGACGACTGTTGCTGGTTCGGTTGTTATATGATATTGGTCGCACAGGGCGAGCAGGTACTTGTCGACTTGGCACTGTATGATCTCCTTCTGGTGTACTGTGCTGGGTTACGATATTTTCATGATCTTGCAGGACGGTTGTCTCATCCTCGACAGGCCGTATTGGACGTCTTCGCTGGAAGCGTCGCGTTGATGATCCAGGGGTGGATGATCTATTGGTGTCTTCCCTGCCAACAACTGGCGGCTGCTGTCGTCGCCGCTTTGCGGCGGCAACGTACTCGTTGCTTCTGTTTAGGTGTTCTGTTTCATGGTCGGACAGCTTTTGTCCGATTAACCGGACAAGAGTTGTCCGATTCACTTCGTCACAACCGGCTGTATGATCTGCTGTATGATCTGCGGGACGTGTATCATCAACAGCAGCGGTATCTTCTGTGACTGCATTGGTTTCTGCGGTTTCCAACCACGGGAGAAACTCGTATCGTCGCCCCTTGATGATCTTGATGATACCGGCATCGATCAGTTCCCTGCGGCGGCGATATTCCTCCCTCGCACACCAACCAAGGGTCTCGGCGGTTTCGCCTGGGCTCATATAGAACCGGCATGATTTCCAGTGTGCCCGCTGCCTGCAAAACTCGTACAGCAGCATGCCACGCTTGCTGATATGATCCAGGCGGCGGAGGCGGGTAGCCTCACGGCTTCGGTATTCTGATTCGTGTAATCTAGCCATGCCTACAATTCCCCGTTGCGAGAACGCGGACTGACGCGTTTCCGTGTTTTATTTAATTCGACTACCAGTTCGCTGTAGTATTCACGGTCGGGTAGGAACTCCCACCGACACCCTGTTCTACACATGATGATAAAGCGACGCTCAAGCTCCCAGATGTGGTGTAGAGTCTCCTGGTGGCTCCATCGAAACCGCTGCATGACGTCCCGATTACGCATCGGGAACCGGCACGTATCTTTGTCCGTGTGATAAAAGCACTCCAGCATGAGCAGAAGGTCACGCTTGCTAAGATCGTCGAGTAGCTGCTGATCGATGGCTAGAATAAGCCGTCGTGTAGATTCCGAGATAGTACGATGTGGCCCTTGACCGTCCTGTATGATCGTGTTAGGATGAGGAGTAGGCACTAGCAACCTCCGATTGCTGCAAGCCATGAACAGGCGACCGTCGCGGGTCGCCTGTTCCTCGTTTATCGGTATTTCGTTAGCAACTTCCCAACATAGCGAGGTTGCCACCTCCCGTCAACGCGAGGTTATCAAACGCCCGGCCCGCGGCTGCCCACGTCCGCTATGGGCGGGCGTCGCCGCCGCGGTGTGGCGTCGGATCCGAAGATCCGCCCCTGGCACTATTACTGGCCACCGCAGGCCGAGCTAACGACTAGACACGATGAGCTTTGCCGTGTCTATTTGTGGTACGGGGCATGCCGCACGCGGCGCGGATGCTGAATAGTTACGCAGGGCGGCGGTCGCTACCGCGCAATGGAGGCGACCGACTCGCAGCGTAGCCATTCGCCTGCGGGTTCGATCCCCGTATGCTCCACATGAGGTGATCATGAACGTTAAAGAAATCCTCGACCGCTTCCGTATTAAGTACGTCACGGACGGCAAGAACACGAAGCGAGGCTGCGTAAGCATCCACTGCCCGATGTGTGGCGAAGCCGACCGCAGCGAACACGGTAATATCAGTTTGCGTGACGGCGGTTACTTCTGCTGGCGTAACAAAAACCACGGCATGAGTTTCCAACGGATCATCTCACTGCTCGCCGGCCACGAGGCGGCCCGCAGTATCGGCGAAGATGAAGGTCCGCCGCTGGAAGGTTACGAAGCCGCGGTCGCCGCGTTCATGGCCAAGGAGCATCCCGTAAAGAAATCGGTCAAGGTGATCAATTGGCCGCAGGAAGCCCGCATAATACACCCTGAAGGCGTCACGCGGGACTATTGGGATTACATGCGTTATGACCGCAAGATACCCAACCGCGATATCGCCTGGGCCTGCGACGAGTATGACCTGAAGTGTGCCGTAACCGGCAAACATGCCAATCGCATCCTGTTCCCGATTCACGACTGGGCCGGAAACATGATCGCGTTCTACGGCAGGGCGATCACCAAGTCCCGACTGCGGTACAAAGCCGAGCCCGCCGGCCCGCAGCCAAAGTGGGGCATCTTCGGACTGCCGCAGGCCAAACACGGCGGACGAAAGCTCATCGTGAACGAAGGCCCGTTCGATGCCCTGAACCTGAACGTCTACGCTCCTCGCGGATGCTACGCGGTATCGGTGCAAACCACATCGATCACGCCGCAGCAGAAGGTCATCCTCAACAAGCTGTCGGAGCGTTTCGATGAGGTGGTGATTCTCCTCGACCAGGCGGCGGAGGAGCAGGCTCTGGTCCTGGCCGGTCAGCTTATCCACGAGAACCGCACGGCTCTGGTTCCGGAACACCGCAAGGATCCCGGCGAGATGAACGCCGCCGAGGCGGCTACCATCTGGAAGTAGAAAAGGCCGACGAGGTGTTTGCCGAGACATCTTCGTTCATGGTAGATGTAGTCCCGGCGTGCAGTCGGCCTAGTGGAGGCGGCGGGGATCGAACCCGCGTCCCGCGACATTTCCGATCAAGCGTCTACGTGTGTAGTCGATCCTATTTGCAAGCTGTCGTCTCGCGATCCCCGGATCAACAGGGTTGTCGTTCGACCAGCCGGTAGCATTTTTAATCCACGGCGTGACCAGCAGCGACCGTGAACGATCCGAGTTTACAGCCGGCTTTTGAACCTCTCGGATGGGTTCGCAGTCGGCTCGTGGTTATTAGGCCACGAGGGCGAAGGCCGGAGCCTTCTCGAACTTGTTTTTGGCAAGTAAGTTTTTGGTCGGCTATTAACGTGGCCTGCTGACCAACCACGACACGCAACTCAATCTTCTAGCTGCCCGGTCGAATCCAATTCGCCCCCGGTTGCCGACAATCTGCTGCCGTCCCGCACGCTGTCGGCGTTCGTGCGGGCGACCTAACCTAGCCTGATGGCTACGAGTGGCGGAGACAGGATTTGAACCTGCGACCTTGAGATTATGAATCTCATGAGCTACCGGACTGCTCCACTCCGCGTCATACTTACCAGACTCGGGCACGGGAGTGGAGGTTCATCACCTCCACTCCCGCGTTTCTATCCACCACCTCGGTAACATCCCTCGGTGATGCTCCCGTCCCTATTATTTGAAGCCCAACGTGTACTAAGCACGCGGCTGAACCGCAGCATAGTACACGTTGGGCCTTGTGTCAACGATGACCCTTCGTCAGTTATCCTCGTCTTCGATATCGTCAGCCCGCGGCTTGGGCTCGCTCTTGGCCCGCTGTGCGGCTTCGGTGCGGTCGTGCCGCTGCTGGCGATACTGCTGGGTCACGTCGCCGCTGGCGAGGCCCAGGTTCAGCATTGCCAGGTCCATGATTTCGTCGGCGGTCGCTGGCGGCGGAAGATCAGCATCGTCGTGACGGATCCACGCGTCGTAGGGCAGGGCGCAGTAGTTCATGCTGTGGTGCGTGCGACGGTTGATGAGCATGAACTCGATGGGTCGCTCGCCCTCGGAGTCGGGCTTGCACTTGGCTTCGATCAGCAGTCGGATGATCTCCTCCAGCTTCGTGACGTCGTCGTTCGTGATCTTGGCCCAGCCTCCAGCCTCACTCTTCCGCCGGTGCTGAAGGAATTCGTCGATCTTCGTGCGTAGTTTTGTGTTCATATATCGTAGACCCAGGCGGGCCGTGCGTTGCTTGGTCGGCAGGCTCAGCACCGTCAACTCGGTTTGACCCGATTACGCTCGGATGCTGAGCCCACCGTTCAGGATTACAGTTCGCCGACCTCCTCGTCGGTGCGGGTCGGCTTGCTGGTGATGTCGATCACCTGCGGGGCGGGAGGCAACACCTGCGGGTCGCTCTCCGTACCCAGGGCCGGTGCTTGGCTCGGGGCGGCGACGGGAAGGTTGTGGTCGCGGTGCAGGCCACCCGCGACAAAAATACCGTTCTCGCCGCGAAGGCGGGCGAAGCTGCGGGGGAAGACCTTCTTGAACAAGGTCATGGCCTTGACCATCGGCTCGACTCCGTCGAACGTGCCTCGCTGTACGTCCTCAAAGGCCACGCTCATGAAGTACAGGAACAGATACGTCACCACCGAGAGCTTACCATTGATCTCGATGGCGTTCATTTCCGGGTTGAAGCGGCTCTCCCCACTGTTGGTCTCGACATCGTCGATGTCGATCATCAGGGCCGGGCCGCTGCCGCCGCAAATGGCGTCGTGAAACTCGCGGAACTTGGCGATACGCAGGTCGAGGTCGCCCTTCCACGGCTTGCTGCGGGCGAAGTTCTGAGCGGCCTCCAAGAGGTCTTGGCTGAACTCGATGGACTCGTTGACCAGTTCGGTCGGGGCGGGCATAGGTCGGTTTTCGGGCATGGTGGAACTCCTTAGTTCTTCAGGTTGCTATCATACTGGACACGGTGACCGCCGCGTTGGCGGTTGTTTTTCCGTTGGGCATATCATGCACTTGACGTGCCGTTTACTACTTTTTCAGTTTCGTACAACTCGATGGATGACATCAGGATGGTCGGCTGATCGGCATCGTGCTTGTTCAGAATCGCCAAGACGTCGGCGGCAAATTTCAGGGCTGCCGCGAAGTCTTGCTGGTACGAACACTTGCTGATCAGCTTTCTGGTTAGGTCATCCATAGTTTAGCTCAAAAGGGAAAGCTGTACGTTGGGCGTGTTGTAGGTCGGAATGCCCGCCCGCACAAGGGCTTTTTGGGCAGCGGCTGTAGGTTCTACACCCAGAGCGTTCAGCACGCCCCGCTGCTCTGCCGTAAGGTCGATATCCTCGTCAGCCGCGTGTACGGCGGCGACCGCAAGGCCCAAGCCTCGCTTCGCGGCACACTCAGGCCCGATGCCCAGCTCGATGCTGGCCGGGGTGGTCAGGCGGCGACCGCAGCAGCCGCACCGTCCTTCGTGGTGCAGGCTGAAACCAGCCGCTTCGATCTGCTCGCTGCGGCCTTCCCAAATCGCCTTCATGGTTCGGGCGAACAGCCGCAGGGGGTGGCAGGTCTCGGGCAGGGCCTTCTTGCCGCGAATGAAAATTCCGGTCGCGGCGTCGAGCATCCCCTGGTACTGATAGTCGTTGGTGTTATCAGGGCCGGTCAGCAGGGCCACGAACCACTTCTCGTTTGGGTACTGCGGGGTCGGGGCCTTGTGCGTGACCTTGTAGGTATAGTGCGGCTTGGCACTCGCGTTGGCTGCTTGGAAGGCCGGCGAAACCTCAAGGGTGAAGATGGCCTTGCCGCCGAGGATGAATGTTTTGTCTAGCATGGTCGTTTCAGGGGTTTGTGGTTTATAGAACCGAGGCGGGTGAACCGTAAGCGTTTATTACTATCGGTTAGCCTACCTATTTCAGAAGAATTAACATGCGAATCACGTGCCGGTCTGAATCCGAATTCGGTTTATCTTAGCGTTCGCCCCTCGAATGGCTGTAGCCGCCTGGTTGTACGCGATGGCGGCTTCCCTTGCCGTAGGAAAACACCCCACGTATTGTAGTAACCCGTTACAGCGAATTTGGGCTAAGTAGTACTTTCCAAGATGGAGACTTACACCCCTGTACAGTACGGTATGATTCGTTGTCCTTCGGTTAAGCTGCTGATCACTTCGCGTAGCCCACCTTACGTTCTTCACCCACTCATTCTCCCGGCACTGGTCGCATTCACCACAGGTGTAGCTACCCTCGTTATCTTCGCGGTCAAGAGTGTAGCCTTCTGGTCGTGGGCCTAGAACCTGGGTGAACTTAGTAAAATCTTGTAAACCCAAGCAGACCGTAATTCCACGACCACCATAGTTAAAATAGGCTTGGTGGCTTGAATTAAAACAGCGGTACTTCATGTCCCGCCACGCCGTACCAACTGGATTACGCGACATAATATAACTCCGAAATGACGCCAACCCGCCCCACGTTTGACCTCACAAGTCACGCAGGACGGGTTGGTTAGTCATGATTCGTTTGTCGGCCAAGTTGTGAGGTCAACCGACTGCCCTTATTCTAGTCGGTTTACCTGCGGCGTCAACGGGACGCCGCACTTTGGGCCGTCACCCGACTCGGTCGTGTTTGCTTTCTGCCTACCCTATCATGCGAAGGCTGTGCCATTCGCTGTGAATCCACCGAACTGCTCTTGGGGCCGCAGGAACCCGTGGGCTCACGCGCGAGTGTTGCCCAGCCATGATTTTCGAGCCAGTTCGGTTTCTGAGGTGATCCCTGCGGAATCGAACCGCTGCGGTCTTACTCCCGTAAGACCTGACCCGCAGGTTTTACCCCGCGTTCTAAGGACCGTTCGCTCCTGCGGCCTCGTGCCCTCGATCTTGGCGTCGGGGGACGGAGCCGGTATTGCTTGTACTTCGCACCTCGCTTGTCGGGCCTTCACCTCACTCAGGCAAGGGCCGCAGGAACGGTAAGCATATCATGCGAATGCCGTGCCAATAAATCCGAATTCGACGGTCTACGTCTCATTGGGTGAAATCTGGCCATTGGGTCGCGGCCCGATGCGACCGTTCGGCCCCTGTTTCAGCCTGGTAGCCCGTTGTAGGCCCATTGGCTGGCCCAGGAGGAATACATACAAGTCGCAGTTCCAAAGCCTTCAGGATTAGGGCTACGGTGCGGACGCCCAGCGGAGCGTCGAGACGCAGGGCTGGCGCGGGGCCATAGGGATCGAGGATGTGGCCCACTTCAAACTCGCGTCCGCAGTCCACCTTCAGGCACTCGATCTTCAGGCCCTGCTCCAGCCATTCCTTTTTGTCGGGCGTGAGGGTGATCCTCACGCCAGCTTCTTCGCTGCTGAGAATTGTTGGTTCGTTTGCGTTCATCGTCGAACTCCTTGATCAAGTTGTCTCCGCGAAGCGATGCTCTGACGCTCGGCAATACGGCAAACTTCAACGAAGTCGGTATTACGCAGTCGGCCCTCTGCGATGTGGCAATCCACACGGTCGCGGGGCAGGTTGAACTCGGCCATCAGAGTCAGAGCCAGTTGCTCGTATCGCTCCTTGCGGTGCTGACGCAACTGCCGTTTGATGGCCGCGACCTCGGTTTGGTCGGCGGCGACCAGATCTTTCAGTGCCTGTATCACGTTCAGGTTCCTTAGTTCTTATGCTCTTTGAGATGCAGCTTGCGAACCTTGGCCTTCACCAACCGCAGCGACTTCTTCACTGGGTTGTTCCTGCTGCTCTTTTTGATGGCTCGTTTACCGTTCATGGTTCACCTGCTATGCTTAGGAGGTTGGTGGGCGAGGAGCTACGAGCCCTCGCCCACCTAACCCGTCCGAAGAAAAGACCCCACAAAGCCTCGCTAGGGCTTACCGCCGTGGGTTCAGCGGTTTCCGACCGGCCAGCGACGAGTCCTGCTAGGTGCTGGCTTAACGGCGGTCGGTGGGTTGCACCAAGGCCCGCGACGATTCTTTGCGGGCTTACCGGCAGGGTGCTATCGGCTGGCATATCATGCGAATGGCGTGCCAGCCGAATCTGCTTTATGCTATGTACAGGCAATACGTGCGGCTGCCGACATCGACCGACCAGCAGTTCGACTCGCCCGTGCAAATGAACTCGACACCGGCCTCGGCGGCTTTTGCGACCTTGTTGTAGATCAGCTTGACCGTGCGGTCGCTGACGTCCTCGTCAGCCACCGCGTATCCGCAGCGTCGGGCCGCTTCGGCTCGGTGGGCCGAGGCTACGGTATGCTTGCCGCTGCATCCGCAGCAGCAGGCGTTCGCCCTGCCGCTGTAAACTTGGATCACGTCAGCCAGGGCGGACAGTTGAATCGTTGTGGCGGTCATGTTCGTTTCCTTGCTTGGGCGGGCGTTGGCCCGCGAGGTTGTATTTCTAGGAGGCATATCATGCGAACGCTGTGCCAATTGAATCAAATACCGGAACTTGGTCACCGAGGTTGGTCACTGGCGACTGCCGAAGGGCCAGGTTGGTCACAGGGCTGGTTTGTGCTATTATGACTGCTGTTCGGCCATACCACCTAACAAACCAAACCTACCCGTCCCGCTGTGCGTCTCCAGTGGTATGGCCATGCACGGCGGGCGGGTGGAGTCTAATGATGTTAGGCTACTGTGATTTCTGCGGAGGGCGGTACAGCGGCAACGCCAACCAGATGTTCTGCTCTCGATCTTGTGCATCAAACGCGGCTAGGCGATCAGTGCGGCGACGCATCGCTACTGCCGATCATATCTGGGATTGTTCTGGCACACGATTCCTCCGAACCACATCCGCAACGTCAAGCTGCAAGTGCAACAGCGATACGGGTGCGGCCCATGAGCTAATCGTTTCTGTCGATATGCTTCGACGTGGGTGGGACGTTTACCGTGCGATCTCGGCGGGGTGTGGGCATGATCTCGTTGTGGGTATCGGCGACCGCCTGCTCACCGTACAGGTATCGACTGGCAAAATGTACAAGACCACGAGTCTTGTTCAGCACTGCAAAAACCGCCAGTTCCAGAACGGTAAGTGTGACGTTTTAGCCCTTGTCACCGGAGACATGATACTCTATGCCTTCAGGTCGCCCGAAGACGAGGTGCTATTTCGGAATCAGACTGTGGAAGCTCCGCCCGTGTAAGCCGCCTGTATAGGCCCGCTGTGCGGCAGGCGGCTCGGGTGGCCCGGTAGCCGCAGTCGGGAACACCTCGCCACGTCTGGCCTACAGTGGCCCGCACGCGGCATAAAGTCGCCTCACAGCTCCCACGTCGGGCGTTCTTCCTCGATATGGCCACCAATTCGGCGTCGGCGGGGCTTGGGCACGACGGGCGGCGGGGCAACGCTGGCTGCGTAAACCGCCCCCTCGCGGAATGCCACCTCGGCGGTGTTGGTCTTGTGCAAGACGAGCATATCATCGGTACGTCGCACCACGTATCCGTACCAGCGGTTTTTGAACCTCTTACTGCGGTCGGTCAGCAGGTCAGCCCCGAACTCAACCACGTCACCTATTTGCAACGGTCGCAGCCTGTAGTAACCGTCGTCGCCGTCGCGCACCCGCATCATCCACGCTCGATCCAGGCCTCCCGGTGCGTTCGGGGCAAGCCGCACAGACGCCATCCAGTTCCTGCTGCCGGGCGTCTTCTCATAGACCGGCACCCGCAGTAGCACGTCGCGGCACATCGGGAAATCAAAATCACCAGGCCGCAGGCCCAGATTTGCTCGGCGAGTGTCCTCCTCCCATCGCATTCGTACCCATTCTCGTACAGCGTCCCGATAGACAACTAGGGCCTGCCTGACGTCGGGAACCCACGAGAAGTCCGCGATGGGTACAGTGATGCCGTCGCGTGTGATACCGCCTCGCATATCGAGGACAGCTTCGTCGCGGTCGAGGTCGGCCTGATCGACGACGGCGGCCCAATCATCCGGTGCGGTCGTTGCCCGGAACACCTCGATATCAAACTCGGCTGCCCCATTGCCGCCGGCGGTCACGTCGGCACGGCGACCGGCCTCGCTCAGCCTAACTCGGATGAAGACTCGCATGTGGGGCAATTGACTAGTCCTCGATGATCATGGTTTTTCTGGTATTCCTGATAAGACCAGACACCGAATCACCGAAGAACGCGTCGATTTGCTTCGCGTATTTTGCAATAAGTTTCACGCTGAGCCTGCCGCCCTCGTGCAGTGTTTTCCACTCACTGTTGGCCCCGCCCAGCGGGCGTCCGCTGCCGTCTTCAGCATCGGTCATAAGCTGAGAATGATAGTAGTCGGTACATCCCCTGCCGGCCCAACCCGTGAAGCCCGGCATCCACCACAGTTCCTTCACGGGCTTTCCGCCCCGCACGAGCCTGACCAGCACCTTGCGAAAATTGCCCCACTCACATCCGCCCTCAACCTTGGGCCGCACGATCTGGTCTACGATGGTGATCTTCATGATTGTGCTTGCTTCCTGTGCTGGTGGCAGTACCCGTTCGCCTTTGGCTTGCGACTGCACTTGCGAATGCCGAATAAATCGTGATCGACGATGTTGGCCTGGCAGGTGATCTTGTCGCTGCCGTCATCGCGGCTCTTCTGCACTTTGACCGCCCCGGCGAACGTCATAAAGAAGGAGTGGCCCAGCGTGTCGCGGCGAATCGGATCCCGCCATAGCTCGACACCGCCCCTGTCCTGCCTCGCCCAGCCTTTGGCCTTCAGGTGTTTCCGCAGCGGATTAGCCCAGTCTTTGGATTTCATAGGTACTTCCGATCAAGATGACTTTCCGTTTCGTTCTACGGGTTGGAGGGTCAGGTCGCCCTTCACAAAGTAAATCTGGCATGTGTTCGATGATACGTCATCGAATAACAGTGCGTTACTCTTCGCACTCGATCCTGAGAACACCTTCACCTTCGGGTTCTGCGGGTCACGGCTGTTGTGCTCAATTACTATGTATCGCATCATATCCTCAATCTGGTCTACTCGTTTCGTTTCACGCTAGTTGTCCAGATGCGAGTAACAGCTCAGAACATTATCGTAGGTAGTCATGGCTGTTTTATGCAGACTCGTGCTAAGAATCAAAACGTCCTGCTGGGGCGGCTGCTCTGGAAACGCATCCAGGCGATTTTGACGACACGCTCGGAATATTGCATTCCAGTCAACCCGTTTGTGAATGAACAGGATGCAGAATATATCTTTCTCTGGTACACCGTCATCTCCGTAAATCCCCACGGGGCACTCATACAGCACGGATCCATCGACGTCTCCGGTAAGATCGACGGCTGCACCGATAGCCTCCATGACCGACATCGCGTCCTCGCCATCAAATCCAATAGCCATCCACCATTTGCGGGAATAGTACTTCGCACGAATTTCCTGGTACATCTCAGGATTGGTGCGGGGTACAGCTACATACTTAACGTCGCTGTCGTTCATGGCTTGTCTCCTTGTTGATCATTAGACACGTCCACCGGCCCTTCCTCGCCGGTCGGCTGTTGAAGAACAGCCTCGCGGTGAATGATTGCTCCCTTGATCGGCACGATCTTGGCCACGGTACGGCCCTCGCCCGTCCACCGCAGGCCCAGGTGCGGGCGGCGATAGTGCGGCATCACCTCGACACGTTTGCCGATATCCCAACCCAACACGCCGCGACGTTCCGCCTTGGCAACGTACTTCTGGTCACCGCTGCGATCATAGTCGTTCCGGTCGGCGGCGAGGACGATGCGTTCGATCAATTCGGGATCATCATCCAGTAGGGACAAGGTGAACACCAGACGCCACACATCTAGCATTAGTTCCTCGGGAATCTGGATGCCGTCCATCGCGGATTCCCGCTTCTTGCAACCGCCGAAGGTCTCCAGCAGCGGCTGGTCGGGCCGCAGCGGCACCCAGTTCGTTGATACCACGGGCAGGCCGCTTATCGTTTCTCCGTAGTCCTGTGCCGTGAAATAGGCCGGGTGACCTGCGGTTGTGCTGACCGGACCAACCAGCATCGACCGCAGAGTCACGCCGTCGCGGGTCAACGGGTTTCCTTCCTGCGGGAACCGCAGACACATGACCTGCTTGGGAGACTTCAGCATCTTGCCCGTGATCTGTGACAGGTCGAGGCGGGTCAGCATCGGGATGATCTTAGGCCACACGTTATAGAAGGGCCGGTTATGCTCCGCCCACCAGCCTTCCATGAACAGGTGAACGCCCAGCACTTCAGCCTCGGCGGATGTTCCGATGCAATGCATATCACGAAAGTGGTTCGCGTAGAACACCGCAGATGAGACGCCTCTGGGAACCATGCCCAGGCGTTTGGCCGAAACGTAGAACAGTGGGAACTCGTGGAAGTTCATCGAGCCTCCTCAAGGCAGCTTTCAACGAGCGTGCTGAGATTTCTATCGCTGCCTGGTGGGGCGGTAATGACTGGTATGTTGAACCGCTTCGCCAATTTGACCTCGCGTGCTGTTCCTTCGGCGGGCACGTCCCGCGGCGTCAGCACCACGATGACGTCGGCGTTCATGATCGCGGCATCGTTAATCCGCTGAAGCCCTTCGTTCCAGCGGCCCTGGATCGCTCGGTGTTGAAGGATCATGTAGTACTCCGTATGCGTCGCCGTTCCACGCCGTGAATAGCGTGATATACCATCTTGATCCAGGCTCGGAACTGAGCATCGGTCATATTCTGTTTTGCTACGTTACACTGCCCGCACACCACTTGGCAGCTAGGCGGGAATCCTGCGGCAATAAGCATCAGAAACCACTGCCGCGTATCATATCCCCGCGTTTTGCGGCAACCGTCACCGTTAGTATGATCGAACTGCAAATTCGTCGTGCTGTGGCAGTAAACACACTCCCTGCCGTAAGCATCAAACATACGTTCCCGCAACTCCTTGCGGTAACGTTTACCGTTCCTTCGATTTAGGATTTGTGCCTTTTCCTTGTATCGTCCGTAGTGGCACTGGCTACAAATGTAATTCCTGTTCCGTTTGTGGCCTTCAGGAACCTCTCGCTCGTTGCATACTCTGCATAGCATACTTACGCCCTCCAAACATAGTATAGGCTATACAGGGCATAATGTCTAGACCTGTGGCGAATAGACGGCGAATCCGGCCTTCACCAAGGCCACCCGCACTGCGTCCCGCCACTGCACGTATTCCTGATGCCGCAGGCTATCCCACTGACCTTCCTGCCACCAGAACTTGATCGGGCCGGCGAGGACGATGATGGGCGGCTCGCGGTCGGGAGACTCGTCCACCTGAATCGCACCATGACCTTCGATGGCCAGTCTATCGATCACGCGACCGCTGGCCGTCACAGGGAAGTGAACCCACGATCCTCTGTCGACTCCGGACGGAGCACAGGATCCGCCGCAGGTCGGACAAACCGGGCCTTCGGGGTGCTTGTTGGGGCATGTCATGACGCGGTCTCCTCGATGAACTCGACCGTCATCGGCACCCGCAGGTACGGGTGCAGTTCGTGACTGTCGATCTTGCAGTCGGGCTTGCCCTCGATCTCCCACGGCATGATCTGAAAGCTCTTGCCGAAGGGATGATACTTTTTCTGCTCGGGCTTGAAGGTGACGCAGTAGCCCGAAACGTACCAGTCCAGGCCCTCATACGACGGGAAGCAGACACGTTCACGGTTGAACACAGGCCGGTCGCCGAGCAGGTAGATGCGGCGGATGACGTACTTATCGCCCGCCTTGTGTTCACCTCGCTGCACGCCGTCCATGCCCTGCTGCCACTCGCGTTCCTCCTCGTAATAAGCACCCTCCCAGGTTTGGCCCTTGATGGTGACTCGGCACGGGCGAACGTTGCTAGTATTCGGCAGGCTGCGAATCCACTCGCAGACACTTGGGGTTCCGATAGTCATGATTCAGTTCCTTTCTGACCAGCGGTATCATGCGAATCGTATGCCGACTCGACAGCTTCGCAGCACTGGACAACCTTTTCAGCGGGCTGCGTCTGTGCCGCGACGGCCAGCAAGATGTTCGGCAGGGCCTGAGCCAGGGTCGCCCGACTGTTCTGGTACGCGGGTGTGGCAGAGCAGGTAGCCCACAGTTCAGCGGTGATGTCCTGACCCTCGCCCGGTACTGCACCGAGGTTCTCGTTGTAGCACTTGCGGCCCTCCCGCCACCAGCACCGGCCACACTTGGGTCGGGCCTCGCTGCCAAGAAACTTGAGGAATTCTTCGTGGTTCATATCACCATTCTCCGCTTCCAAATCTACCACCGTCGTAACTCCACTGCGAGTGCGGTGTCGTCAGGTGTGGGTTGCCCCGCTTGGGCACGTCGTTGGTCGGTCCGTTGTAATACTCCCGGACGAAACACTTCTCGCATAAAATCTCGCCGATCGCGCGAAACATCGTCTTGTTGTAAATACGGCCCTGCAACGTGATCACTGATCCAGACTCGGGATCGGTGTACATCACGGGCGGGTCTTGGTATCCGACCGCCCCGCAGGCATCGCACTTGTTACACCAGCCCTGCACCGTGGGCAGTTCCTCATGCAGGTACTGATCGGTCAGCTTCGTCTTGATCTTCCGAAGCTCCATCACCTCCGCTAGGGATAACGAGGCGAATTACTTTTCATATTCGTTCATGGCTCATTCTCCCGCGTCGTCCTCGCGTTCCACAAGCGGGCAGCAGCACGCTTCGCAGTGCGGGTTGCCGCAGCAGCCGCACGAATCGCAAAGATTCTCGCCACACTCGCTGCACACCGGCGGGCACTCGTAATCGAGTTCGTCGATATCTTCGTCCATGACTATGCCCTTGGATTCAGGTTTCGGATGGCCGCAAGGAATGCGTCGCGGTTGTGGTAGTTCCGCTGATCGATCACGCCCGCCCGCGTTCGCACGGCCAGGGTGCCCTCTACATATCGCAGTATCATTCCGGTAAGCCCGCCTGGGCCAACACGGTCGAGGCCATGCCGCACGCGTTCGGCGGTCATCTCGTCGTCGCCCTGATCGCGGTACTGCTTCAGGACTTTGACCCGGATGCGGCGAGCGATCTGGCCGGTCGTGTAGATGCGGCCCGCCTTTTTCACCTGCTCGTGAATCTCGCTGACGAAGTCAAACCAGCCGCGGGCGTCGAGGGTCGGTTGCGTCGCTGTGGTCATAATGGTTTGTCCAGTTCTTCACCAGTGATTTCAGGCGTCGTGTTCGTCCAGCCTTTCGGCTCATACTTCCAGACACGACCATTGTAAGAGATCATGTACTTCCGCTTGCCGTTCTGGCGTACCAGCCCGCCCTGCCAGTTGCCGTTCCCAAGGCTAAAGTAGCTGATGTATAGGCGAACGGTCTCGGATGCTTCGCGGAGGGTGGCGACCTCGGCGGTTCGGCCCTTCGCTCGTTCGTGTTTGAGTTCGACGGTTAGCACGGTGCGTCTCCATCATCTTCGGGGCCGTTTTCGGGGCCGTGCAACTCGCGGGGAGGTGGCTCGCTGAATCGCTGCGACATTGCCTCGACAGCGAGGCGGGCTACCGGCGACGTGGGCGGCACAAGGTCTCGCCGCAGGGCCAGCACGGGCTGTTTCCCTGCACGGCGACGTAGCCGATACGGTCGGTCTTGCCCTTGTAGACGCGGTTCACCGCGAACTGGCCGTGTGGCAAGGGAACCAGAACAACGGATACGCCGCTGTCGGTCATTACTGTGGGTCGGTTCTTCATGGTTGGTTACCTTTCGGTTCAGGCTGCTCGGGTGTGCTGGACGAGGCGGTCGAATCGGCCCGAAGCGGGTCGGCTGGCCATGCCTCGGCTCTTGCCCATTGAAGTACTGTGGACACCAATGCCCCGCGACGTCGCGGCGGCGGTGAAGTGGTGGTGAAACTCGCGGCGGCGGGCCGAACCCTCGCGGGCGGCTTGTTCGTCGATCTCGTTCCAGGCGTTTTTTTCTCGTTCAGACATTCTAGCATTCCTTCGCTGCTGGTTTGAGCGGCGGTCAGCGTATTCGGTGGGGTATGCCCACCTTGTTTTGCTGCCCGAAGGCTTGGGAGCCCGCAGGATTTACGCTGACCGTTTACGATGGAAGTATCATGCGAATCGCGTGCCAACCGAATTCAAACAAGCGAACTCACCGTACATTTCAACAGCCGCCGTGTTGTAGGCCAAAGCTGCTTCTTCAACGGTCAAGAATATGCCAAGATGCCGACCACCCTTGCGAAGTCCATCGCCGATGCGGGCTCGGAATTTACCACGATGCCTAACTACACCTTTGTAGCCGGTCGTGTTGTTGCTCTGTAGATCGCGGTTGGCCATATTCTGCGTACCGTTGGCCAGCCGCAGATTGCTGCGGCGGTTATCGAGCTTGTTGCCATTCTTATGGTCTGGGCTTACGCCGGGAGGAGCCCGCATAATGATCTGGTGCATCTGATACGATTCGCCGGCCCGAGACAACCGGCGAACTAGGCTGCTGACGGCATAGCCTTTGGTTCCGTTGTAGCACCACTTGCTGAATCGCGTCAGCCATTCGTAATCGGCTGCATCCACGATAGCAAACCGGCCCTGCGTCAGCGGTATGAACCGCACGCTCGTTATTCTGCGTCTTTCCGGCATGATATGATCCTAACGACACCAACCCGCCCCACGTTTGACCTTGCGAGTGACGTGAGACGGGTTGGGCGTAAATGAATCAAAGCTCGTCGGCCAAGTGCAAGGTCAACCGACTAACGTTAGTCTAGCTGATCTACTCGCTACGTCAACCGTGGTGGCCCAGGCGGTGAGGACTTCACCGCCCGCCGACCGTCGCCTCTTGTATCCGCAGGGTGCAGGTCTACGAGACCTGCACCCGCATTCCGCTTATTGAGCGGCTGTTGTTTCGTATGCCGGTCTTATCATGCAACCGGCGTGCCGTTCGTATTTATTGCTGTAGCCGACCGGACGCCAACCACGCGTCGAGCTTCGTACAGCACCAGTCGTTGTGGTACTTCATCAGTTTGCCACCGTTCTTGGTGCAACGGCGGATTTCGTACATCCGCCGCTGGTGCGGTTTCAGGTGTCGCAGGAGCAGGCTGTCGCGGATGCTGATGACCTTGTAGAATCCCTTCTTGAACGGCGGAACGCCGGGCAGTGATGGCTCGTCCTGCGTGTTGTAGAATATGTCACCGACGTTCATAGCCTACACCTTCTCCTTGAATCTGACACTCACTACTCCGCCACCGAGACGTTTCGTCACGGGCACCCACACACGGCCATCGTACTGGCACCATTCGCCATACTTGAGATACCACGCGGCCAGTTGTTTGGTCGTCCACGTATAGGTCTTGTACGGGCACCAGTTTGGGCATTCGACTGCTGGTCTTCTAATTCTCATAATTCAGTTCCTTTCGCTGGTCGTATCATGCACGTCATGTGCCAACAGTTTGAATTCTTCGGCGGGTGACGGGTTGGTACTTGCTGATGTAGAGTAGCAGGTTAGCCACCAGTGTTCGGTCGTCCTTGAGAAGTCCAAGGGCGGAATTACATCTGTGGCACAATAGGGCTCGCACCTTGCCGGTGGCGTGGTCGTGATCGACGTGCATGTGCCGAATCACTCCTAGCCGTTTACTTGTTTCAGGCTGACCGCACGCAGCACATACGCCACCCTGAGCGTTAAACATCTCCTCGTATGTTTTGTGGGTCATCTTATATTTTGCCTGAAGATGTGCCGCCCGCCGGTACGCTTTGGCCCGTTCAGGATGGGCCACCAGCCATGCCTTGGTACTGGCGTTGATTTGCTTCCGGTGCTGTTGGCGATACGCCTTGGTTTTTCCGTTGATATTGCCTGTGTTGGCCACCCGCATTTGCGATAACCGCTCCCGCACGAGCTTGCGGGATGCCGCCACATCAGCGTAGTATTTGGTTTGGTTGCGGCGGTGCGAATCCTCGGCTCGTTTCCTACACCAAGATGAGTTCTTTTTGAGGCGGGCATAGTTCTTACAATGCCGTGCATTGCGTCTCTCCCGTTGAACAGGGTCAGCAAGGATAGCCGCCGCACGTCGTGCGTCATTCGCCTTTTTGTCGGCAGGGTTTTTGTACGGCATGATCGTTGAATTAAAAGCCCGCCCCGCAGGTGTTGTCAGCACAGCATCTAGAAGATGCAGAGCCTCTGCGGGACGGGGGTGTTTGGGGTATGTGCTGACAACACTAGTATTATAGTTTGTCTAGCCCGAGGTCAACCTCAGATTTCCCAGGTGGGCCGAAGTTCGGCGTTGGCGGTTTGCATGCGGCGGCGGGCCACAACTCGCTCGGCTCGGCTCGGGCGGTCTTCGGTAAGGTAAACCCACTCGCCCTTGCCCTTGACCTTGAGGGCGAACATGGTTTCCAGTTTGAAAACCCGCACCGGGATTTCCTTCGCCAAATCCTGCTTCTTGCTCGGGCTGACCTTGGGCAGGTAGTTGGCCTTGAGGTCGGCCACCTCTTCGGCGGTCAGGATCCGCTGGGTAGCGATATCCCGCCACACGCTGTACTCTTTCTGAATCCTCCCCTGTTTGTCCTGGTACGGTCGCGTGTAAAGGTACTCGCTGGCGGGCCGGTCAACGTGGAAAACCAAGCTGGGGTAGTCGGCAAAGTGGCGGCCCTTGGCGTTGCCGTCCTTGTCGCACCACAGGCCCTCGACCACGTAGGGGTCGCCGGCTTTGCCCTCGCGTTCCCGCTGGGCGTCGACGTTCTTGGCGTAGTCGAACCCCAGGAAAAACCGACCTTGGGCCTCACGCTGCACCCCCATCAGATAAACCTCGGAGGTCGGCTGGCCGGTCGCTCGGCTCTTTTGCAAAAGGCCGTCGCCTGCTGTCTTCTTGCTGATGTAGGCAAGGCTGATGATGTTGCAGCCGGCGTGTAACTGCGTGTCCAGAAAGCTTCTAATCGTAGCGGGCATGGCTTTTTCCTTGGTTGGGCCTCGGCGGGCGGGGTGCCTGCCTCGGCGGGTTCGTGTTTTCTACGGGGCATATCATGCGAACGGCGTGCCAGTGAATCAGAATTCGTATTGGCCTAAATCCGGCCCGTTTTGCCCGTTTCCGCTCCGCCCGGCCCACCATATTACGTGTCTGGTTTTAATGCGGCCTGGCACGGCGTTCGCATGATATGGTCGGTAGAAAAATACACCCTGCCGGCCCCACGCGGCCCGGCCACCCAACCGAAGGAAAGTACCATGCCAGCCTTCCGAAACCTCGCAGACGGCGAAGTCGCCTATGTTCAGGGTTCGGCCCGCGAGCCCTACCAGATCAAGAACGTTCACGGCGTGTATAGCTGTTCTTGCCCCGCGTGGCGGAACCAACACCTGCACCCCGATATGCGAACCTGCAAGCATATCAAGGCCCTTCGCGGAGTCGCCGCAGAACTGGCCCGCCTGGGCCAGCAGGTCGCCGTACAGGTAGCACCCGCCGCCGTAGCAGCCCCGGTCGCAGTTTCAGCCGCACGACGCTCGGTAGCCCGCGTGAGCCGCTCAGCGGCCCCCGTAGCGGTCGGGGTTGCAGGCGACCTGCCCTGCCTGCTGGCCGAGAAATGGACGCCCGATATCGAACGACCAAGTTGGGAATTGTGAGCACTTGAAAGTTAGACGGGGTCGTGCTAGAATAAGAACGGTCAAGGTGCCTATACCTTGACCGTTCACCACTACAACCTATTACAGAGGCTGTCATGGCTAAAAGCCATTCTAGCGTTGAAAACGTCCGAAGAAAATACAGGCGATCTACACGACGATCTCAGTATCCAACTGAATACAGTATTTGGACTGGCATGCTACAGAGATGCTACAACTCGAACCGCCGTGAATACGCAAACTACGGTGGTCGAGGAATTCGCGTCTGTGATCGTTGGATCGAGTCATTCGATAATTTCCTAGCCGACATAGGGCCTCGCCCGTCGCCCGGCCATAGTATTGATCGCTACCCCGATAACGACGGCAACTACTGTCCAGAAAACTGCCGCTGGGCCACATGGCTGGAACAGCAGGGCAACCGTCGTAAGGCCATGTACACTTACGACGGAATTACCTTATCGGCTCCTGGCTGGGCACGTCGTCTTGGCATTACAAAGGAAGCTGTGAATATCCGCCTGCACGTTGACCCACATCGTGCCTTTCGCACTGAAATTCGGAAAGCCCCGCTAACTTACAATGGTCAAACAGCCAGTCTAACGGAATGGGCACGACGCATAGGAATTTCCTGGGGAACGCTTCGTGAACGTATTCAAAAACACGGAGTCGAAATTGCCCTATCCATGCCCAAAATGAGTTCAGGCCGCAAGCCGCTTCTGATACGCCGTCGAATTCAAAATATTGGCACGTAAGATGCATGATGTAGCCTACGGAAACACAAACTCCAAGGAACTTAACCATGAACTTGAAAAACGGCGAATCAACTACCATGCAAGGATCGGGTAAAAACCCGTACATCCTTAAGAACACGAACGGGGCCTACAGTTGCTCCTGTCCGTCCTGGAGAAACCAACATCTGCATCCAGACCAGAGGACGTGCAAGCACCTGAAGAAATTCCGAGGTGAAGCTTCCGAAAACGAACGTCTTGGTTTGGCTACTGCATCAATCGCAAGTACTACGTTACGGCCTGCTATCGAAAAACCAACGGTCGAAGCCCCGCCCGTACTGTTGGCCGAAAAGTGGGACGGTGTCCAAGATCCGACTGGATGGCACATGAGCGAGAAGCTCGACGGGGTTCGGGCTTGGTGGGACGGCAAGAAGTTCATAAGCCGCCTGGGCAACGAATTCCACGCCCCGCAGTGGTTCAAAGACGCGATGCCCAAGAACGTCTGTCTGGACGGCGAACTTTGGCTCGGACGCAAGCGGTTTCAGGAAACCATGAGCATCGTCCGTCGCCTGAACCCCGGCGAGGAATGGCATCAGATCAAGTACATGGTCTTCGACGCCCCCAAGCACGGCGGCGAGTTTGAGGAACGGTACGAATACCTCCGCGAGGTCGTCCAAGGCGAAGGACCGGCCCAGGTGGTTCGACAGGTTCGCTGCAAGGGCGAAGAACACCTGCGGCAGCACCTCGCCTCGGTCGAAGCTCAGGGTGCGGAAGGTTTGATGCTTCGCAAGCCCAAGTCGAAGTACGAAGCCCGCCGCAGCACGACCCTCCTGAAGGTGAAGACCCGACATGATATGGAAGCCAGAGTCGTCGGTATCACCCAGGGCAAGGGCAGGCACCGAGGCGTGATGGGTGCAGTGATTTGCGAGATGCCAGACGGCCAGACGTTTTCGGTCGGGTCTGGTTTTTCAGACGAACAGCGGTCGAACCCACCGACTATCGGCAGCCGCATCACTTACAGCTATCAAGAGTTGACCGACCGAGGAGTTCCACGCTTTCCTACGTTCTTACGAATGGCGGAAAACCAAGCTTGACGCTTTCCGCAAGTTGGGCTAGAATACAAACAGCCTGGAGGGGCCAACCTCCAGGCTGTTCTATCCACAACATGCAGTAGAAGTGCAGTCATGGCTAAACGTAAATCTAGCGAACGTCAGACACTGGGTCAAGCGAACCGAACGTGCATCTAGCTCGCGGTTGGTGCCGAAAGCACTACCTGCGATGGAAAACACACGGTGACCCGCTAGCGATTTTGATCGGAGATCGGGAGGCTAGTCTCGCAGACCGTCTATGGTCTCGCGTTGCAAAAGTAGACGATGCCACTAGCTGCTGGGAATGGCTCGGTGGTCACGGAAGCACGGGCTATGGAGAGTTGCAAGTTCGCGGGGTACGGACCGCATGTGGCGGCATGGATCATAACCCACGGTCCTATACCGGAAGGCCAGAGTGTCTGTCATCATTGTGATAACCGTGGGTGCTGCCGTCCCGACCACCTGTTTTTAGGATCACAAGAAGACAATATTCGAGATGCTGTTTCCAAAGGTCGAATGCCCAGGGGCGAGCAGCACTGCCGGTCAAAACTGACAGAAGACGATATTCATGAAGTATGGAGACTACGCGGAATCGGGTGGTTGATTCGAGAAATCGCAACAGAACTTGACGTGAGCAAGGGTGCGGTGCAGCACGTCCTACACGGTAGAACATGGCTAACCCACGACGCCGAGGCTACGGTAATCGGCTACGTCGCGGGCAAGGGCCGCCATCGCGGACGCCTCGGTGCCCTGCGATGCCGGGCGACGAACGGTAAAGAGTTCTCGGTCGGCAGCGGGTTCGACGACGTACAACGCGAAGAGTCCCGATTCCCGGTCGGCACCGTGATCACCTTCCGCTACCAAGAACTGACCGACGACGGAGTGCCTCGGTTCCCGACCTACCTGCGAATCCGCGACGAGGTTTGATTCGACGGGCACGGCGATTGCATGATACGGATACCGAAAGGAACCGTATCATGCCCAAGAACAAACAGAAGCCCGAACGCCACGCTGCGGTGAATTGTTCGTGCGACAAGTGCTGGAAGCCCAAGCCCGCCGACGAGAAGGAGGCGGCGGCTTGGTGGCAAGCCCTGTATGCCCGCCACGACTGGCCCAAGGACGATCTCGGATACCTGAAAGGATAAACCATGCCGCGACCCCCGATCACTATTTACAACGGCGGCAACGACGCCGTCACCGAATCCACCCTGAACGCCCTGCGGCGTACATATACCGATATGACGTTCGCTAAGGTCGCACGTAACGGCGGCAACGGTATCGATATCACTGCCGTTCGCAACACTGGCAGGCCGATTAGCCGCGACTGGATTCATACACTGGTGGCGTTTGCTCACGGTGCTGAAGCCGGTGTCCGCCACGGTGCTGAAGCCAGTGTCTGCCACGGTCGTCCCGCAGCATACTCGGGCTGCGAGTTCTGCTGCCCGATGGAAGGCGACCCGTTCGTCAACCGGCCCCTCGGTGCGGACTGGACGTGCCCGTACTGCACTAAGCACTTTACCGGAGAGGAAATCGACTGATATGAGAAGCATTCATGTTCGCGGTCAAGACCGCACATACAAAGGCATCAGCTACGACTTCGATCCCAACTGCGAATGGATCGGCCTGGCTTTGATCATCGGCGACGTGCGGCTGTTCTACTGCGATGGTCCTGAAGCCGCTACCGAACTGCACGAGTATGTCGAGAGCTTTGAGGACGGCGGGCGGCTGATCGGCGTGTATCGCCGTGTTCCGGGCACGCTGGCCCCGTTCTACGATAGCTTCAAGTGGACGCCCACCGTTGCCCCGCAGCCCACAGGCCCCGACGTTGTGCCCACGGACGGAGACGAAGCCGATATTGCCGGCCACGAGACCCTACACCGTGACGGACCATGCCAACTGAAGGTTGTCGGCAGCGGCGACTGGACGTGGGATATCACCTCGGCCACGCCCATCCACGTTCATGATATGACCGAGGCCGAGCAGGATCAGTACTACGGCAAAACCGAGGAGCCCAAAGATGAATAAGCCCTGGCCACCGAAAGAAAGCGTCGAACGCTTTGATCGTGAGATCGGAGCGTGCCTCGACGACACCCCCGTGCAGCGGACGCTTTTCGATATCGCTCCAAGCCATTACGATGAACCAAAACGGAAAGCCCCGCGACGAAAGCTGACCGTCAACCACCGAACTCATTAGGAGACTACCGTGTCCATATTTCCCCAAGGCAGAAGTATGCGTGAACTGGCCCGCGGCAATTTGGCCGAAGTGGCGGTGAATAACGCCGAGGACAGCGCGATACGGCTGCGAATTGCCATCGCCCGCATCGCCCAGTGCCTGTGCGTGCAGACCGATGAACTGCCGGTGATCGGGGCGAACTTCCAGGCTCTGGATGAAATGGCCCGCAGCAACGACTGCGGCTGGCACGCCTTGGCCGCCGTATGCAGCGACCGGGCCTTGGCCATGCAGGAGGCGACCGCCTGGAACGCGGACGGATCCCGCAACACTGAGTATGACCTGCCGCAGGCGAACACCAGCGGCCCCGACCACCTTTGCGGCCCGATGTGCCCGTGCGGAGAATGAACCATGCCCCGATACCTATGCCGCAGCAACGGGCGGGCAGTCGTGATCACCTCCGAAAGCCTGAAGACCGCCGAACGCGAAGCCCTCGCAGCATTTGAGGAACGGTACGGCTTCGCTCCCGACGAGGAGCTTGGTGATGAAATTCAGGTTTTGCGTGTTTCGGCACGCGGTTCGCATGATACTGAACCTAGAAAGGTAGAACGCTGACCCCGCCTGCATCGAGGGAGCTTCCCAAGGATACGCGTGCCTTGGGTAAACTTGGTGCAGGCGAAGTCAGCGTAACGCGGGGACGACCGCTTTCCGCCCGACTGAAGCCAAGTAGACGGTGGACGCATACGTGCTTGGGAGCAGTAGGAAGGGCGGCGCGCGGGCGTCCCTGCGAAAGGAAAGAACCATGAAACCATATCAGCACATCAAGCTCGACCCCTGCCCCGACGTCGCGGACGGCAAGCTGGAAGGCCGCAAGGCTTCGGCTGTGAACCTCCGCGTCCGCGGTGGCAAGGCTCGCAGCAACCAGTCCCCCAAGCACAAAGCGGAGTCTCGCCGCTACCTGAAGCGTGTCGACAAAGCCCTTGCCGCACGCCGACTCAAGAAGGAGATCGAATAGTGTTCACCAGATTTGTAGGCTACACGATTTTCGGTTCCGGTATTTGCGGATGCACGCATTACTACACAACCGAGGTAACCCAGTTCTGGAGTCCCGCCCTGGGATGTGTAGTTTCCATGATCATTGGTGCTGCGATACTGGCGTACACCGATTACAGGACATCGATATGAAGATCAACCCCATCAAACTCTGCCGCGAACCCTGGAGCAAGTGCATTCAACACCTGCCCGCGGTCAAGGTTACGACGAAAAAGGTCGCCCGCAAGTTTCGCCATGAAACCAAGGCGGCCCTCCGCGAAGGACGCGAACCACCCGTGGTCGCCTCGGGCGGTGAAAGGTATTAGAAAGCCCAACATGCGTCTTGTACTCAAATCTGATATGCTTGCGTTCCTGCGGGACAAACTGAACCCCAACGCGTCAGCGGCCTTAGCTGAAGTCATCAACAGCTCAGCATCGGGATCCGTCGAGACATGGGGCCAGACCGTGATCTGGAGCTTGAACCCGGCCAACCCCGACACCAAGTACGTCATCGTGATTTCGCACGGTGCGAATTGCCCCGTGTACCAAAAGAGCTAAGTCATGACCACCGAACAACTCAACGAACTACGACGCCTGTGCGACGCTTGGCTGCGAGGCCGCGAGGCCACGCCCGGCTGCGAACTGGTGAATGAAGAACGCATGGCCTGGCTGGCTTCGGGCATGATGTATGATCTCGCAGCCCTTGTCGTGGACGCTCGCCGCCTGACCGACGAGATCGACAAGCTGAACCCAGCATGTACCAGCATCGGTCCTGGCATGTTGCAAACCATCATCGAACTGTCTCGCCGCGTAGCGGCTCACGTTAAGGAATCCTGATATGCCTACTGCTACCTTCCAGATCGAACGCTATATCCGCAAGAACCAGACATTCCCGTTTGACTGGGGTACGGTTCGTGGGCAGGCTCGGGCCTTGGAGAACTTCCGCCGCCTGCACTTCACCCGGAACGAGGCTGGCTTGATCGACGTTCGACCCGGCACTTATTACGTTGGCAAGGCCGAATACAAAGCCCACCGCAAGCCTCATATCATCGTGCAGTCGCAGGAGGAAGCCGAAGCCCTGTCGGCCTACCACTGCCCGTGGGCCTGCATCAGCATCACCAGCCCGATCTCACGCGACGCCGACTTGAACGATGCCCACCGCGTCGATATCCTGCGGTTGAAGTTTCACGATGCCACGCCGACGTCACCCTGGCTTCGCCCCGGCGATAAGCTGTTCTCGGTGGACCAGGGCCGTCAGGTTCTGGAATTCGCGGCCAAGGTGTGGCCCAAGATCGACGTGCTTGTGGTTCACTGCCAAGCCGGTATCTCGCGATCAGCAGGCACGGCTGCGGCCCTATCGAACATCTACTTCGGCGACGACGGCGAGTTCGTGAACGGCGGCTGCCACGGGCGGTTCCGCCCCAACAAACATGTCTATGATATCATCATGGGCCTGCACCGGCAGCTTGCCCGCGAGGAGGCGTTGCAGAACCAGGCGTCCTGATCACCGCCGGCGTGCAATAACGCGACGGCGGTCGTTGCGAGCACGCGTGACACGATCTAACGGCGGGTTCCGGTTCGGCAACAGTTGACGCACCCTACGCCACATTTCGGATGCCCAAAACGCGTGCCCTCCGCATCCGTGAATTATCGATGGCTTTGAATTCGTCTCGAAGTTCACCACGCGGTCGCCCACCACGTCGACAGCAACTCCTGAATAGTACCACTGAAATACATGGCAGTAATGATCGAGCTTGCATGTATCTGGGTGATGATCGTACCAATGCTCCAGTGCCATCTGGTTATTGCCTGCGGCAGCGGGCCAGAAGTCCGGAGCTGACAGTATGTCGGCGAACGCACCCGCGTAGGCTACAACACCACCTCCGTTAACGTGACCGAAGCTCGTCGGCGACCTGGGATGCGGGAAATTTGGATCCTCGCACCCAGACCAGTACTGACGCTCTGCATGCAACAACACCGGCGTATCTGCGGCCAGAAACTTGTCTAGAATTTCCTGCGGGCCGGCGTTGTAGAACACATCCCATCCGTCGCTAAATAATATGATTTCGTTTCTCGGAACGCTGCGGCATACATCAATCATTCTTGCTATGTGCGTTCGTCCCGACCAGTCAGCGGGCCATAACAAAACCTCCAGCGGTATCTCGTAGTACTGTGTTGATTCCACCATCATCCACGGCTGTCGGTTGCGGCTCAGATTTCTATTATCTTGAAGGGGTAGTGACGAGTATGTAAAAAACCTCATCGTGACTTTCTCCCCGCGGCGGCTAAACGTCGCTCACGGTTCTTGATCATCTCGTCACGCGTATCACCAAGATGCTCCGGGCGTAGAATCGGGAATCCTGGCGATACCTCAGCGAAGTACCGCATCACCTCTTTCTCGTATGGCCACTTTGGATTGCTCACCGGAACACGACCTAGAATTAACTTCGATTCCCTCCGCATGCGGTGAGCTACATACGGATGGTTACGCCAGCAACACAGAATACCGACGCCACGTGTACGCCTAACCCAGTCGGCAGTCAACACGCCCTTATCGGAAATCAGGCTGCGCACCAACCGCGTGCTGCACTCGTCACCGATGCTGCGATACGACTGCCCGTTCTTGCGAGTGCTCCAGTAGATGCGGGAATGGTTATCGAGGAACCGCGTCGCCATCATCTCACGCCAGTACGTGCGCATGTTCACTAGATACTCGCCACCGTTCTGATGATGCCTGACGGGGTTCGGCATCTCGTCGCACGCCTCGCCCGGCCCGTAGTCGGCCCATAAAATATACCGATGATTATCTAGCAAATTGAACAACGGCGTCGGATCACGAACCGGGTAGGCATCCGCGTCCAGCCACATCACACGCTCAGCATCGGCATGCATTACGGCATACGTCTTGGCAGCCCACCCACCGTACTCCTTGGCCGGGTGTGCGGGCTGCATGGCACGCGTATCAATCAGCTCAACATTCTCATAGTTGCTTAGGTCAGTACGCCACGGGCCTTTATGAAATATTTTGATCGGGATACCACATTTCACGTTATCACGCAGCAGCCGTACCATGATTACAATGCCGTCTTCGTACATACCCTCACCAGCGGTGACAATACATCGCGGCAGTTTGAATGTCGCTGGCGGTTGTAGATCGCTGTGAATGATTTCACCTACGGCTCGATGAACTTCGTGAATTGTCGTGATCGGTCCCATATCAATCGTACATACGTGGCACAACGATGACATGGGAGCAAACGCAGTTTCAATCGTCGAGTCCTCGTGCGGGATCAGTTTCCGCGACCATTCATCGCACGTCGACATGCGACGCAACAATCGCACAGTACATCGAGCGTACTTCGAGCGCGAGCAGTTGTAGTTACTCGAATGATTGTCATCAAACTTATCGCACCAGTACTTCATGTCGTCGCGCCGGTGGTGTTCGCAAGTTCGGCAGATCGCCAGACGCTGCACAGCCTCATCGATGGGCGCACGTTCCTGCTGTGGTGGCAAGTAGTCCTGTACTGGTGGCCCGTGCAGAACCGATGATCCTGGACATTGCATCACTAGCGTAGATTCTAGCGTGCATCGCGTGCGAGCACACACGCGGCAAACATGCCAGTAATTTTGTGTGCCGGTTTCAAGCGTTGTCTCGAAATCGCAGTTCATATCCGTTTGATGTCTCCGGGCCAAGCGATACGCCATCCCGGAGGCTTCGGATCAGGCAACAGTATACACCGCTGCTGATGACCTACGACGCCAACCATGCGCGGGATGATTCCGAACGTGGCCGCTTTAACGCGAAAGAAGTTACATTCACAATTCTGCCGATGACTATGAATCGATCTGGTGGCAAACCACGGCATGCCCATTGTAATTAACAGATCGCGAGATACCTTAAAGCAGGCAGCACCAAAGTCGCCGTCGCCGTAATGACCCTTCGACCCGTAGCGATCAGCATAGCCACAGTAGACCAGTTCCTCCGTCGCCGTGAATATGGCACTGGTGCTGGTCACCGGAACCATATCGTGGTCGATCATCATCAAATGCGACTTACCGACATCATCAGCGAGAAAACGCTCACAGTTTTGGTTGCGGGCGTTATCAATTCCGTAGTCCTCACTCCCGTACTTCCATCCGGGGCAGTTATCGGACAGCCATAATGCCAACTCTTTGCACGGTGGCGTGCCGTTCGACATCACGATCACCTGTAATGAAGCCATCGCTGTCATGATTTATCCCGGTGTCCAATCCCAACCATACGTCGTTCCGTTCCACGACCATGATCCCTTCGGTGCGGGCAGGCCCCACGGAGAATGCCATGCTGGTGTAACATCTGGATATCCGTATCTGTGTGAACCGCAATCCCAATAACCCATATAGTGACCAGCGTCGTCAAACACCAGTGCTGAGTATCCCGATGGTCCGCACAGACCTCCGCCGTTCGGACCGGCAACCCATGCCTTACTGCAGTCTGGAATTTGCCGCGATACCTGCGGTGTCAGGTGACAACCGTCGAGACCGATCCAGCAATCGCAGCCGTGAATGCTGGTTTCCGACACACCAGACACTTCTGAGCCCTCGCTATGTTCGCTATGCTCACTGCCCTCACTGCCCTCGGATTGTTCGCTGCCGCTGGTCTCCATGCAGCATAACCCGAATGATATTGGTTCCCACCATGCATCCGAGTTATAGGAACTCGCATCAGGAACGCTTGCAAATGAACTTGTCTCAACGTCGCTACCCATGCTGCTCACGGGCCGTGGGTTGTCGCTGATCGTAACATAAGCACACGTTCCCGCTGGAACGTAGAACAACCCACCCGTAGCCTCTATCGCAAGCAAACTCGCCAGTACAGTATCCAACGGGTCACAGATTCCTATGATATCTGGATTATCAGGATCAGGTTGCACTTGACCGTTAATAGTGCGTAGCACCACGGCGTTGGCTGTACCGCATTCATATAAATCATCGAGCAGCCGCACGCGACGAATCTTCGGCGTATGCGAGATCACCTCCCAGCGACCGCTTCCGCAACCTCCGTCGCCCATCTCCCAGCGAGCCCACACGACACTACCAACTAACGCGTCGCTGTGCTTGCTGACATCATCGTGCAGCGTTTCCTGCCATCCATTGTCGACAGCCTTCTGTGCGGTGTATGATTGACCATCCCAGAACATGGGCGTGCCCTGGCATGTTCCGTTTGGCTCCAGCCTGGTGTGCAGCTCAAACGGCATCGTACACGCGTGGGCGTTTCCTACACGCACGACGCATAATTGTGCCCCCGACTTGGGAACACCGTCATCTTCGACCGGCTGCCAGATGATCTGAGCACTACCAATTGGATACGCCTGCAGATGATTGTTACCGTCCACAACATCCGCGAATCCGTACCATTCATGGCCCTCGTCGATATTGACCCAGGCCACCACAGGACCGCTCATGACGCCCTCGGCGTTATCGTGTTCGTCGGCGTCGGCGACCGTCACCGCGAACTTACCGAACGACGTCGGTCCGTTATTGGGTGGTGAAGTCTCCAGATGCGGCAGTACGCCCATCATATCCAGCGGGCGGGAGAGAAGCTCGTTCATCCCGTCGTGGTCGGGCGTGTCCTCGTCGCCGGTTGGGGACTGCATCGGCCAGGGAACGGCCACGGCTGCGCCACAGCTTATACCGCCGCTGCTGCTGTCGTCGCTGGTGGTATTAGGCAGGTTGTGTACCTTGACCTGCATCCACGGGGCGGGCATAGCCTTTATGCGGCGAGCCGAACCGTTGTCTTCAGTCACGCCCTCCGCTTCGGTGTTGGATCTCTGGAGGTTGCGGACAATCTCGTTCCACTGCGATGCCAGTATGGGATCGCCCGCACTCAGAACGCGTAATCGTTCACCCGCCATCACGGACCTCCTGTGGGCCATGCTGTGGAGAACGTACCGCTACCGCCACCACTCATACCCCAGATCTGGCCGAAGTCAGCGGGTGGATACTGGAAGAACGGCCCCCACCGCGGTGCTGCGTCGGTTCCGGAGTTAACGATCATAGAGTCGAACGCTCCGCACGATAGATACTTGTTCCCCTTGGAATCCTGAATCCAGCTATTGATGTCGGAACGTGGAAAAACGTTCCAGCCCTGCGGCTTGAACTTGAGTTTGTACTCCACCTGCCAGTACGGATCGTCGACGAAATTCCATTTGCGACTGACATTGGGCGTATCGAACAGCAGCGTGCCGGGAGCGAATGACAGGCCCAGCAGTTTGGCTATAACAACGTCGTCGTTGACGCATCCCAGGTAGCACGTAAGCCACCACGGCAAGTCTTTCACCTTGTAAAACGTCAGGCCGTAGTCCAGACCCAGCATACGCCGACCCGGAGCTTCGTTCTCATTGATCGGTGTACCCAGCTTTTGGAATCGTGGCGTCATGCCGCCCAGAAAGTTATTAACTGCCTTCTGGATATCCGCCGCCTTGCCCTGGACATTGACCGGCGTGTTTGCGTTGGGCGGGCCTGCTACGTTAACACCGCGTGCATTGACGATGGGGCTGGTCTTGAGCATGTTCGTGAACTGATCCATGCTCGTCGGAGCGGCCTTCGCCTCCTTCGCGTTCCGCGGTGGCGGTTTGATGGCCAAGTCTCGGGCTGCGCTCACGGCGTTCATCAACGGCTGAACGGCAGCGACCGAGTCCTTGAAGTACGGTCCGTGCCCGGTTCCCGACGCTGCATAGCATCCACCGCTTGTGTTAATCGCAATGGTGCAGGGCTTCGTCTTGCACGCGTTCATGATGATGGTTACGGTATCGTTGAAAACCTCATCAACTGATCGCCCCCAGTTAATCTTTCCGAATCCCTGTGTGAGGGCGGACTTCATTAGCTGATAGCGACCATCGGGAATGACAGCAGAGCTTGTATCCGTGGCCCAGCGGAACCTCCGGTAATCCAACGTCATGATTTCCAGAGTGGGCGTGAGTGTCTCGCTGATCAGATCTTTCGTCTCGGCCTGCACCTTATAGGTGATATCCACCTGGGCGAAGTCGTAGTCGGCACCGCCGTAATCTGTCGGGTTCGTCATGTTCCTGACAGCACCCGGATGCGGTTTGGCTGTGCCACTGACGGCACGAGCCCCGCTTTTCTTTAGACGCGGATACAGGTTCTGGTTGCCGATGATATCGGCAAGAAGATCGTAACGCTTACTCCACGCACACTTGAGATTCACCGTGGCCTGGAACGAACCGCCCTTATCGTTACTGCCAGATTCCTGGGGCGATCCCAGCATCTCCTCACACCATATCGTCGATGAATATGACACTTATTCCTCCTAGCCCACGCGGGCCGTAATACCCTTAGTCAGCAACTGCAAAGCCTGGTCGCTGGTCTTCGAGTACGCAATCTGCTCCTGCTGGGCTTTCTGCTGGGCCACCATAACATCGTGAATACGCTGCTGAATACGAAGTGCGGGATCCTGCGTCGAACGCGAGAACGCTGACTTGGCGATGCGGTCGTAAGTCGCCGATGCTCCCTCAAGCTGCACCGAACGCTGCTTCTCGGGGGCGAACATGTCCATCTTCGACTTAACCTCGGCCCCGTAGCCGGCTGTTCCGAATTTAGCAATTAGCTCCGCCCGGTTCTCGGTGAGGTTCCGCAAGGCATCAGCCAACTCACCTGGGACTCCACCTCTGCTTGCCTTCATACCCTCGCCGCTGAGACCCATAGCTTGCGACCACTTCTCATCGGCCTGGTGTTCCAGCTTACGACGCAATGCCGCCACCTGCGGACCGTTGCCAAATATACCGGCGTCAAACGCCTCACGGATATGAGCCGACGTTTCGTTCAGCACCTCGCTAGGCGACCGCACGTCGCTCGCACCGGCCTCCTTGGCGAGCTTGTTCATGATGGCGACCTGCTCCTTGCGGTAGCCCACGGCGGTCATAGCCTCCCTGTGCAGTTCCAGAGAAGCCAGTTCAAACTGCATCACACCAGCTTTGCCGCCGCGGGCCATTTCAGCAGCTTCCTTGTAGCCACCCATCTCCAGCATGGCCGCCTTCTGCTCGCCGGTCATATCACCAACGCCCGTACCCGGCTTGTTACCGAACGCTCCCGCGAACTGAAGCTCATCGATGCGACGCCATTTCTCCGTGTCCTTATCGGTAGCTGTGAGGGATCCTTCGCCGAACGCCTTCTTGCGGGCTTCCTGCATGGCCCGATCCAGCAAACTCGGTGCGCCCGCGAGCATTGTTTCCAGTTCCTTCTTACGCTGTAGGAAGTCCTGGCCTTCTTCCTTGATGCCGAAAGTGCTGGATACGTGGGCTCGGTTCGCCTTGGCCTTCTCGTCCGAGGACATGTTAGATCGGTTGATGGCGTCGCTGGCCTTCTGATATTCCAGCACGGCGTCCTTGACGTGGAAATACTCCTCGCCAATCTTGGCAATGGCCTTCGCCTCGGTGGCCTTGTCGAAGTGTGATTTTTTGATGTCGTCGAGGGCTCGAT